TTATATTGCAACGTTCATTTTTTTTATTTCTTCTGACATATGATCATCTGTGACATGTACATATAAATCCATTGTAACTTGAATAGATGAATGCCCGAGTATCTTTTGTAATGTTTTTGGTTGTACTCCTTTTTCTATACATCTTGTAGCAAAAGTATGCCTTAATGAATGCATATAACAATGTTCAAATATTTCATATTCACCTCCAAGAGCATCTGCCTCTCTATCCTTATTGATATTTTTTACAATACGAATCATTGTAATTCTAAATGTAGATGCACCAACCGGATTGCCATTTATTGTAGAAAACACTAAATCATTCCATTCGTTATGCCATTCAGAACTTTGATGTTTTAATTTATATTGAAGTTTTTGCTGATCTAGTAGTATATTTTTAGCTTCATCTGTTAGTGGAACTTTTCTTTTACTACTTTTTGATTTGGGAATTCCATAATAAAAACCACCTTTTTTACTATCTTGTAATAATGTTCTCTTTACATATAAAAAACCAGAATCCAAATCAATGTCCGACCATTGCAATCCACCAATTTCCCCACATCGCAATCCCGTCTCAAGAACAAGCGAAAAAGCATTATAATATATAGATTTTTTTGCATATTTAATAAAATCTCTTTGCTCGTCTCTTGTAAGGACTCTTCGGTTATTTTCATCATCATCCAAGTTTCGTTTTTTTAGTTTTAAATTGTCAGCAGGATTTCGAATAATGTAACCGTTTTCAACAGCTCCTTTAAATAAAGCATGAAGCGTTATCATCGTTAATTCCATTGTCCCATAAGAATATTTTCCGTCTTCAAACATTTTGTTTAATATTTGCTGACAATTTATATTCTTTACATCTCCCAAAGGTATATTACCTATATATTCTTTAATATTATTCTTGTAACGATTGGAATAATTTTTTTTAGTATTATTTGCAACAATCCCTTCTTTATAATTATTCAACCAGAAATCAAACCACTCATCAACAGTCATGTTACAATTGTTCAACAGACTATCTTTGTATTTGGCTTCTGTTAGCCAATTACGAGCTTCTGTAATTTTATCAAAGTTTTTTTCTTTACGTTTGCCATTTACAGACGTAAATCTTGCTTGATATCTACCATCTTTTCTTTGATTTAAACCCATTCCAAGCTCTTTACCTTTTAAATCTTTACCCATTTGTTACTCCTTTCTATGGGAAAAGACCAAACCTATATGAACAATATATCACAAAGTCTGGTCTTTTACAAATTTTTATATGTACGATTTATTTTCTAAATACTTTTCAAATTGCTCACGTTTAAATAGAATTGTTTTGCCGTTGTGCAACGTATAAATATTTCCTTCTTCTTTTGCAAGTTCATATAATTTATCTCTTCCTATGTTAAAATAAGCACTTGCTTCATTGATAGTTAAATTGAATTTTTCTTCGGGTGAAAGTTTAATCATATTACGCCTTTCCAGTAGAACCAAATGATCCTCTATTAACATCATTTAAATGTTCAATCTCTTCAAACTCAATATCTGGCTGAATTTTATTAATGCGGAACTGACAGATTCTATCATTCTTGTTTATAATAGTATCTTCCATAGCAATTACTGGATAAAGCCACTGATCATTATCTCCACTATATGAGTTGTCAATTACCGCAAAAGAATTTGTCTGTAATACTTTAAAATTCTTATATGTGCTGCTTCTCGGTACAATATTAGCTTCATATCCGTCTGGTAACTTCATTCCAACCCCCAGCGGAATCAAATGAAACTCACCTTTCTTCAGATGAATTGTTTCGGCACTTCTGAGATCAATCCAGTCACCTTTGCTGATTTTCTCAATTCTATCAATTTCGTTATCAAAATATTTAATCTTAATTGTTTCCATTTTCTTTATTCTCCATATCTTTTAATTCTTTTTTCAAATCTTGAATATAATTGATCGTATCACCTAATATTGGATATAAAATTAGTATTACAATAAATGCACCAATCATGATTCCAAGAAAAAATAATAAAAATCTCATAACTTTATTTTTCTTTGATCTAGCCGATATAAGCATCGAACCCATCATCATAATCTCTCGTTGTGACGGTTACCATTCTGCTTTGGACGAATACTGCTTCTACAGTACATTCGACAAGAACTTTATCACCTTTCTTTAATTTGTATAAATCTTCCATTTCCATATTTGTATTATCTCCTTTAATCACAATATAAAATTACTTTGTTCTGAGCAAGAGATTGCTTTACATCAATAACCCTTTGGTTCTTTGAACCTCTGAATTTTAATGATAGATCTTTCTGCTCATCTATATATTCTCCGTCAACGAGTACATCTACATTAGAAATTATTTCTTTTCTCTTTTTATGAATTTCTATAATGCGTTCAAAATCTTTATCTGGAAATGTTGGTTGACAAATTTTTGACATTAATGAATTCCACTCAAATCCTGTATAAAGCCAGATAGTTTTATCAGGATATGAATTACGGATTTGTTTAACTAATTTGAGGACTTCATCAAGGTTCTGATCCGCTAAACATTCTCCACCAAGAAATGATACTCGTTTAATATATGGTCTATCAATTAATTTCATAAATTTATCTTTTATTTCTTCTGTCCATTCTTTTCCACCATTAAAATCCCATGTATCAGAATTAAAACAGTTTTTACAGTGAAATGGACAACCTTGGACGAAGAGGGAGACTCCAACTCCCTCTCCATTAGAAATATCCATAGATCTAATCTGTGCGTATCTCATTATAAATCCTCCGCAATATCTGTCATATGGACATATCTCTCCTTAATTTCCTGAGTACGTCCTTTTCCCCAGTAATTAGTTCCAATATATCCGCAAGTCCTTCTTGCTACATTCATCTTGTCTTTATCTCTATTGTGGCAATTTGGGCATTCCCAAATAAGTTCGCCACCTTCATCAATAATTTTGATTTCACCGTCGTAACCACAAACCTGACAGTAATCAGACTTTGTATTTTCTTCTGCATACATGATATGGTCGTAGATGAATTTATTCATTTCCAAAATAGCATCTACATTATTTACCAATCCATCTGTCTCAACATAAGATATTGCACCCCCAAGTGATAACGCCTGAAATTCTGATTCTTTAGCGAGTTTATCAAATGCATTAATTGGTTCTTTTACAAATGTATGATAACTGTTTGTGATATAATTTCTATCTGTAATACCTTTAATAATTCCAAAGCGTTTCTGTAGACACTTCGCAAATTTATACGTTGTGTTTTCGATTGGAGATCCGTAAATTGAAAATCCAATATAATGCTCTTTATTCCACTGGTCACATTTATCATTCATAAACTGCATTACTTTAATGCCAAAATCATGACCTTCCTGTGAATCAATATGTGATTTACCAGTCATATATTTTACACATTCATATAATCCTGCATATCCAAGAGAAATACTTGCGTATCCATTATGAAGTAACTTATCAATCTTTTCACCTTTTTTAAGTCTTGCAAATGCTCCATACTGCCATAATAAAGGTGCGACATCAGATAATGTTCCTTCTAATCGTTTATGTCTGCAAAGTAATGCTTTATGACATAATTCTGTTCTCTGTTCCATTAAATCCCAAAACTTTTCATAATCGCCTTCAGATGATAATGCTACATCTACAAGGTTTAATGTGACAACGCCTTGGTTTAGTCTTCCATAAAATTTATAATTACCATTTTCGTCTTTATAAGGTGAAAGGAAACTACGGCAGCCCATGCACGGGAAACAGTTGCCTTCTTTATATTTCTTCATAATCTTCTCTGAAATATAATCAGGGTTCATTCTCTTTGCAGTACACTTAGCTGCAAGTTTTGTTAAATACCAATAAGGGGAATTTTCATGAATATTATCTTCTTCTAAGACATAGAGAAGCTTTGGAAATGCCTGTGTGACATATACGCCAACTTCATTTTTAAGACCAAGTAATCTCTGATTAAGAAACTCTTCAATAATCATTGCAAGCTCTTTCTTATACTCTGTAGTCTCTCCAAGATACATAAATACACTCAAAAAAGGAGACTGTCCATTTGAGTTAGACATAGAATTGCACTGATAGTTAAAAGTCTGAACACCATCTGCTACTTCTTTTTTGGTATCAGATTCTGCATATCTCTTACAATCTTCATCAGAAAATCCCCATGACTTATATTTCTCATAGTATTTGTTGTAACTATCTCTTACAAATGGTGCTAAATGTGTAAGAGTAATTGTAGCTCCTCCATACTGAAGTGACGTAACACCAAGAATAATCTGAGTGGCGATTGTACAAGCAGTAATAAATCTATGTGGTTTTTCAATCATTACCTTGTTAATACAAGTACCATTCTGTAACATATCTTCGAGATTAATAAGTGAGCAGTTACTCATCGCATTCATGCCAAAATAATCAATATCATGGAAATGAATAATTCCTTCATCGTGTGCTTGTACAACTTCTGGTGGAAGTAAAAATCTACGAGAAATATCTTTGCTAACAATTCCTGCCATATAATCACGCTGAGTATTTAATACTTTTGAGTTTTTATTGGAGTTCTCAGTATTCCAATATTCGCTTTCACCATCTAACAGTTCATCAATCTCGGAATCTGTTGTATTCTCGTTTTCTCTCTGAAACTCACGAATACTTCTATATCCTTCATAGGCTTTTGCAGTAAGTCTCTGCTTTTTTGTAATCAATTTATCATAAACCATTGATTCAATATCAGAGATACTTACTTCTTCTTTATCCTTACACTCATTTTCGATTTCATCTGCAATGTCTTCAGCAATTTTTGGTTTTACAATGCCTGAACCATTTTTCATAGCTTTAAGAATTGCAGTTGAGATTTTTGATTTGTCAAAATTAACTTCTGAACAGTCTCTCTTAATTACTTTTGTCAATATGTATATCCTCCTATCTAAATTACTGTTATGATTGCATAACCAAGTACACATGTCGCAATCGCTGCTACAGCTTTCCAATCAATCTCAAATTCTATACAATCTATAATATTGAATTTCATTTTATCTCCTTTCTCAATTCCATAAGAAATCAACCTTTATTTGTATTTTTAGCATAAGATAGATCAAGTTATAACCATTATTCTTGATTTATTTTAGTTTTATTTTGATATATTTTTATGTATTCATCGAACCCGCTGTTCTCATTACAAAAATATTCAAAATTTGTCCAACTCTGTAACTTATCAGGTTTGGCTCTGCTTCGATAACAACTACCTCTCATTGGGCAATTTTCGCTACTACACATTGTAATATCTGGCATATGATTTCCTCACATATTTTTAATTTTTACCTTTAATTTTTCAAATTCTTTATAATCATCAGATTCATATTTAGTATAATCTTTTACAATCATGTGTGTTTGTTCATTACAGATTAATCTAATAAGTAATTCTCTTTCACGGTTCGAGAAAAAATGCATTTCAAAATTTAATGTTTTGCAATTATTCATAATTTACCTCACAATATTTCCACCTAATTTATCTTCATTACACACTAAAGTTTTATGCAAAACACCATCATCAATATTGGCGTGTGTTTTGACTGATTTAGTATGACTAATACTATATTCTCTGTCTCCAACGGTTACAGTTAGGAATTCATCTTGTTTTGATAACAATTCTCTTGCTAACTGATGTGTTGTTGTAATTCCACTAAAATTAATTTCATTCACCCTCTTCCTACCTCATGTAAAAATCTTTTATGTATTCACACATATCCATTGCGCACGATTCAACTCTTGTAAAACAACATTTTAACCATGGATGGATTAAGTTATAATCCCATCGTTCATCATAAGCAATCACAGGAATATTATTTTTCCACGCTTCATATACTTCAATCACTGATCCAATACTTGTATTTAATCCATTTGTATTTACAATAACAATGTCACTGCCACGAACTAAGTTTAGATCAAATTTCATAACCTCTTGTTCGTTTTGATGTCTTGGTTCTTCAAAATTGAAATAATCACATGGAGAAATAACATTAGTTTTATAATTTGCCATATCTGAATATTTGTCCAATTCTGCTGTTACAAATTTTCTCCATGTTGTTTGTTCTTCTATACTTAATCCTGCCATTTTACCAGCTAAATAAATTGTTAAGCCATCATTTTTCATTTGTACGCCTTTCTATAATGAAACAATACGCTATTTACCACGTCATCAATATTCTCATCAAAGTTGTTATAAACAATCCTGTTAGCAAGACTTTCTGCATCTTTAAAATCTGATATATCAGTTTTGATACGTCTTTCAGCCTCTTCCTTTTTATCTCCACGAGCATCTAATCTCTTATTGATAGTTGAAATATTTGAATATAAATAAATAACCGTTACATCGTATCCTAATTTTTGAATATCTCTGATACCATCAGGTGTAAGAATAATTACAAAGTTTTCGTCTGCTTTTTCATAATCTTCTTTTGCTGATCCATAATACCAAATACCTTCAGTGGTAATGTATTTCTTCCATTCTGCAAAAAAACCACTTTCAACTTTCTGTAAAAAATCTTCTTCTGAAATATAATGATATGTAACATCAGGAATTTCATCTTTACGCATTGGTCTTGTAGTATAAGTTACGACACTATTAAATCCATGGTTTTTTACAAGCTTATCTCTCACCAATGTTTTCCCAGATGCAGTTTTTCCCATTAAAATAAGCATTACAAGTTCCACCCTTCATCTAAAATCTGTACAATATGTCCATCTTCAATGACAGCCGTTTTACTTTCCGTAAAATCTCCATTTAAGAAATCGCTAATTCTAATACTGTCTAAGTCAATAACCTGCGAATAATTCATGTTTATTCCTCCACAATTTTATATTTGCTGCAAATTTCGTTGAACCTTTTAATATAATCCTCATTATCGGTATTAATTACTACCGTTACAGGATGAATAGAAATCGTGACTAATCCAAGATAAGATTTTGCATCAACAATTTGTCTTCCATATTTTGCATCTACATCACACGGAATATTTGATGATATATCTATGACAAAATTATTTAAGTCTGTAAGACTGTCTAAATTTAATACATATTCTTTATTCATATTTTTTAAAATCCCTCCACTTTATCATAAATTATTATTTCTGTTATCATACTTTCCCAATCTTCACATGTGGTTGAGATATCACCTGTGTATTTAACTGTTTTGCTTAAACTTGGTATATCGACAACAAATTCTGCCAATGATCCATCACTGGTTAAAATATTATTGGTGTCAGTATGAATATCTGCTTTACAATCTGCCAATATACATGGAATTACAGCGCCGTCTTCAAGGACTAAATCAATATACTGACCAATTTGTGTAGTATATGCACTACCAACTGCAACACAAAAACGCCCATTAACTTGTCTAATTCCATACATTCCTGTATATGCAATTTGTTGAAGTCTATATTGGTCACTAGATTTACTTGTAATACACTTATAAGACATATAACTCTTAATTTTGTTATATGGAGTTTTGTGTGTATACGATACACCCTCTATTTCTGAAACCAACTCTTTCCATATAAAATACGTTTGATTATTAATAATTACATAATTCCATTTGTCGTTATAATCTTTAACGATTATTTTTTCATTAAACGATAATGTCATAACTATCTCAGAATTTATATCTGGCTGTGATCTCACATTAGATGATGTCCTTGTCCATCCAAATTTAAAATCTGATATGTCATTTAGTAAAATATCATCAATTTGTTTTGTTGCGCCTGCTGTTAAATTTAATTCACTACTCTCTTGTCCCCAAATGGGGACGACAGGAAAAGATACAGCAAATAAACATGCTAAAATTGCTAACCGTTTCTTCATTGTTTCTCCTTATTCTGTTGTATAATGGATTTTGGTTTGATTTGTTACATAGATATATTCTCTGTTTGAAAACAAAGATTAATGAATCATTTCTAAGAATTGATCTTCTGAGATAATGGGAACGTTCAAAGATTTTGCTTTTTGATTCTTAGATGATGTTGAGTTGATATCGTTATTAATAAGATAAGATGTTTTAGAACTTACAGATCCTACTACTGTACCGCCATGAGCAACTATATCGGCTTTCAATTCGTCACGATTTTTATAATGATTGACAGAACCTGTTACAACAAATGTTTTACCATTTAATGTTTTTGGAATTTCCTCTAATACTACATTAGGTGTTTCAAAAGTAAACTCTTTTGATAATTCATATACCCACAACGAATTCTCATACCACCATTTCGCCATTGAGTTCATCATCGTAATACCAAAACCATTAATGGTTAATAATTTTTCTGGTGAAGATTTCATCAAACCAATAAAATTATTAAAATTCTCTTCACATAATTTACTGATATCTTTACTTACTGATTTTCCGATTGATGGAATTGATAAACTATAGATAAATCTTTCTAAAGATGTATTGCGTGATCTCTCAATAGAGTTAAGAAGTTTTTCAACCGATTTCTTACCAAAACCATCTAAAACTTTCATTTCATTTTCGTAGTCTGATAAATGATAAATATCCTTAATTGAATTTAACCAGCCAAGATTGATGAATTTTTCAATAGTTGATTCTGACAAATTCTCGATGTCCAATGTATTTCGGCTTGCTGCGTGAACCAACTTACCTAAAAGCTTACCCTTACAGTTTGGATTTTCGCACATAAGAACTTCTGAATCATTCTCTTTAACAATTCTTGTAGGTTTACCACAAATCGGGCATTTATCAAGAATTCTACAAGTATTACTTTTTGTTAAGTTTTCTCGAATTTGAGGAATGATTTGATTTGCTTTTATTACAGCAATCTCGTCACCGATTCCAAGTTGCAATTTTTTCAAAATTGATACATTGTGAACGGATGCCCTACTCACAATTGTCCCATCTATTTCTACTGAATCGAATATGGCAGTAGGTGTTAAAATTCCTGTCTTTCCCATTGTCCACTCGATATGTCTTAATGTTGTAATTGTTTCTTCATCATAAAATTTAAAAGCCAGTGAATGTCTTGGATGATGCCCTGTTATACCTAATGATTTGCCGTATTCTACATCATTATAAGAAATAACTAAGCCGTCAATCGGATACGATTTTTCTTCAGCAATAGCTTTTAATCGTTCAATTTTTTCTCCAATATCATCTGACGAGCTATTGTATGTAACATATGGGACTACCTCAAATCCAAGCTTTTCCGCAATTCCGAATCCTTCGGTATATGTTGATACACCAAATGGAATCTTCCATGCAACAAAATGAATGTGCCTATCTCTTGCAATTTTACTATCAAGCTGTCTTACTGAACCAGAAGCATAACTTCTTGGATTTGCGAAAGAATTATTTCTTATGTAATCTGTGTATTCTTTTCCAGTTAAACCTAACTCTTCAGCTTCACGCTTTGCTTTCTCAACAAGAGGATCATTGATTGCTTTAAAGTCTCTGACTGTTACAATGGCTTCGCCTTCAACTTCAAAAGGCGTATCAATGTGTATTTGTGTTGGAAAATTTTCAAACACTCTCGCATTGTGTGTTATAACTTCTCCTATTTCGCCATTTCCTCTTGTTTCACTTTGTTTTAATGAATTGTATTCATACGTGTTTAAAACCGTTAATCCATCCATCTTCAACGAAAGAACGCAATCTCTACCATTAGAGAACTTCACTAAATCATCTGTAGATTTAGTTTTATCGAGTGATAACATCGGATGAGAATGAGTAATTTCTTCTAATTTAGACACTACATTGCATCCGACATTCTGAGTAGGACTATTTGCTAACACAATCCCTGTAATTCGTTCCCATTCTTTCAATTCATCAAATTTACAATCAAATTCATAATCACTCATAATTGGACTGTTTTTATTATAATAAGCGTCAGATGCTTTATTAAGCAGCTTCACTCTTTCTGCAATATCGCTTTTGTCCATTCAATCCCTCCTAATTATCTTTAATAAATACTGTAATTTTGCACTGTCCTCGTCCTATATCTTCCATATACGTAAAGAATCCTTGGTTATTCAGATTCTTTTCTTCATCAAAAGCCTCTTCCATCGGAAGCTCTGTCGAATAACTATAAAGCAGAGGAAAGTCTTGTTTCATTTCTTCTTCTGACAATAAAAACTGCATATTTTAATCCTTTCTCATGTAATAATTTTTAATCTTACATTTACTTTCTTTTTGGTTTTCTACCACACGATTTACTTTCTGTACAATATCCAACTTCATCACATTTTGCATGGAAAAGATTATCTACAATCCACTTCCATTCATCTGAATATTCTCTTAATGCATTGCAAATGTCTTTGAATAACTCTCTGTATTCCCAGTAAGCACGACTGCACATTCTAACTCTACTCATTTCAATAAGACTTCTTAAACTGCGTTTGTCTACCATTTTTGTACAATAAGCTAATGGGAGTAACATTGTTGCATCTTCGACTGGTACTCCGTTATTTATGAGATGCTGAATATAGGTATTAATATATCTCATAATGCCATGCCATGTTGCAGCAACATCTTCATCGTTATTAATTGATTGTGGTGTTATATAACCAAAACCTTCTCCTTTAGAATAATCAATATATCTTGTACTTGCTTGTAATCTGCTTGCACCAATAATATGGGTATAATATTCACGGATTGTTTTTGCCGAATATCCGTCAATAATCATTTCAACATTTGGATATTCCATCACACGTCCATGTCCTGATTTTATACAATCAAGTCCACGTTTGTAATTCTTACCATCGTCTGTGATATTTGCATTCCAACAACATCCTGCTCTTGCCCCCATTAATGTAATAGGGTTCTTTGTTGTTTCTGGTAAAATTGTGATTGTTCCCATTTTGTCCTCCTATATTTTTATTCAAATTATTTTCTATAATATTTTGTGATTTCTTTAATAATTTTTACATTATTTAATAAAGGTTCTCTGTCGGCACCTTCAATGAACAATTCATCTCCCGTTACTAAATAAACGTTTTTATCACTTTCCAATAATAAAACAAAATAATCCGCTATTGCATTTTTATTGGGGTTTTCTGGGAGTATAGGATAATACAATCCATTAGACTCAACTGCTCTCCATACAGACACTCCTCCTTCCTCTCTGATTACTGAATCTCCTCTATGCACTTCACTTATTTCGTCAGTTGGTATTTCACCAAACCTTATATATAATGGAATACTCGCCTGTTTCATTTTAGTCCTCCTAATGTGTTTTCATATGAAAACTCATTTATTATGTTATATTGTTCCAATATATTGTTTCCCTGTTCCATTACAAGAAACACAAGTTCCGTTTTCTTCTTTAATTCCACAATCAAAAATTCCACTGCCATTACATTCAAAACATTTTATTTGAAATATAAAATCATTTTTTATTATAGGTCGCTGTTTAATAATTGTACTTCTGTGCCAACCACAATAAATATTAATTTTTTTTATTTCTCATGTTACCCAAATTTTATAATGCCACCTCGATTATTCCTAAAAAACTCTGAGACTCTTTCTAATTGATATTTGGATAAATTGAAATATTTCTTTCCCATCCAACGTCTTAATTCTCTACGACTATGAATAATTTTTGTTGGGTAATTATTCACTCGAAATGTATCACCGTATTCTTCTACTTCAATATATAAGCCCTTTAATTTGGATATATAGCATGTAGCGTGACAATTATTTAACTCTGGATTACAATCTCCCCATCCAAGCTGCCACCAATAACATCCATAAACACAAGGTAAGTTCTCGTTATAAGATTTCATTAACAAATCATATAAAGTTTTATCATATCCACCAATTTTAATATAATCTTCATTTATTAAATCACTAATTTCAATTGGCGCATAATCTTTCATCAACTCAAATTCTTTTTCTGTTATTGGTCTATAAAACCATGTATGACATCCCATATTATCACCTCTATATTTAGTTATTCTCTTTTAAATTGAGGAATAGTGAGCAGAACACTTTAAGATTTTTTATTCATTTAATTTTTTATAAATATCTTTTTTTAGCTCTTGTATTTCTTTTTTTAAATGTGCTGCTTTTAATGAAATTTCATCCAATTCTTCATTTTTGCTTTCAAAATCATTTGCAATAATGTCCAGTATAATTATACTTCTTGATAATCTGTTCAATATGGGTTTATTTTTATAAAGCATTTTTAATTCGTCAATGGTTTTATATTTCATTATTATTTCGCCTCGAATCAATATCTAAATCTTCAATTAATATTCTTCTGTTTACGATCATTTTCCCATTGCAATAATTACATACTTCTTCCAAATCTTCATCTTCATCAATAGATATTCTATTTGTATGAATCAATTTACCAAGTCCATTACAGTTAGGACAAATAATTCTTTTATATGTTTCTGATACCTTCATACTTATTATCTCCTATAAAATTTCACGAACAACATTACATGAACGATATATAACTTTATGTGTTTCTTTATTATAAATGACACACATTTTTGTATTTCCTTCTATATATTTATCAACCATTAATCCCTTTCCAATTTCAAATCCAGGCATACAAGAATTAATATCGTATGCACACATAGATCCAACTTTGATTTCATCATATTTCATTTTATTAAATCCTTTCGTTGTTTTCTAAAAATCTAATTAAATATCTTTTTGTCATTTTCTTATAATTTCTGCATTTTCAAACATTGGAATGTAGACACTCTCACCGTTATCCCAATCAGGAATATCAAGATAATCTACAAATTCTAATGTTGGTTCAAAATATTTTTCAATCGTTTCTTTAAATTCAACCGAGCTCTTATTCCAACTCATGATAGAATCTAAATTATGCAATGAAAACCACAATGGTTGTATATATTTCTTCAGTAACGGAAGTTCATCTTCTTCTGGGAATCGACCTTCTCCAATAAATATTTCATATAACATATCTGCAAGTAATGATAATGAGTACCAAAAATCATTATCGTGTATTTTCACTCGCAAATATTTTGTTGCGCATTCTTTCAATTTTTACCTCCAATTCAAAAAGAAAGTTTAGATTCCTGTGAATTTTTATTTATTATTTTCTACTAATTCTTTAACGTATTTACAACTATCATCGTATGTAATATTAATTCCTTTCTTCATAAAAACTTTCAAGTCATTTACTCTATAATCAGCTATACGATACCAACCACTATCAGGGTTGAATCCATCACTAAAAATATGTTTTGTATTGAATCTACCTTCACAGTTATATAGTCCTTCCATACATCCATGACCATATACATTGATGTCAATTAAATTATCTTCTCTTTCTTTACACATATATCTTATTCCCATATATCTATCTCTTCCTTTCACATGAAATAATGGTTTCTTGTTACTATATTATTCTCCTTTTAAAATCTCTTTTGGGCAGTAAATAATCTTCTTACCTGCTTTCTGTGCTTTACGAATTGTTGACCATACACCACCTGATTTATTACCATCCCAAATTGCAAGAAGTACATCGCAATGGTCAACCATATATTGATCTCTCACATTATCACAACCTTTATAGAATTCATCTGATAATTCAACCCATTCATCAGCTTCAGTTCTTAACTTATTGTAATATTTGTTAGATGAGTTGTAGTTTTTACATGGTAATATGCAATGCAATTTTAAATTTCTATTTTTCTCTAATTCTGGCGAAGCTGCTCTGTATCTCTCCTTAATAATACAAGTATTTAACCCAATTAAAATATCAGAGCCATTTGCCATACCACAATAAACATCAGACACATCAAGTATTTGATTAAAAATCCAATGACCAATTCTTGTCCATTTAATATCTAACTCATCATCTGGCAATCCTAATCTCTGAGGTCTATGACCTGTTAATGCTACTCTCATTTATTACCTCCTTAATTTTCACAAGAAACTGTCGATTCTTGTTTAGTATTTTTCATATAATCCAAATATTCTTTGTGATATACATCTAAGTTTTTTAGTAATTCTTTACAATTTTCTGCATACTGAATATATGTATCAGCCAAATGTCGTCTGCTTTCTTCTGAATCATCGACTAGCTTATATTTCCATTTATTAGCTCTTAACAAGTCTGCATTATGGTTATAAGTTTCAATACTTTCAGTATATTCTCTCTTTTTCTTTTCATATGTTTCATCATCAATAATCAGATGTCCAAGCAATTTAGGAAAATCAAAACCTAGCTGTGTTCTTAATATTCCATTATCTTCTGCATATTTGATATGCCAAGCAATATCGTCCCAAGCCATACCTCCCAGAAGTGATTTATTATCCTCTTGCTGCACATATGAAAAATACTCATATAATTCCTTTTTTATTTCTTTCTTTGATTTACTCATGATTCACCTCCCACGAGAAATCAGCTTGCTACTGTATTATTCTCTGTTCTTTACAAAACTTCATCAACAATTCCATACTTGACTGCTTTGTCAGAATGAATATAGAAATCTTTCTTCTTTTCACGAATCTCATTAATATCATCTTTTGTGAGATTTGTTCTGTCGATTACATATTCTTCAATCTTTTTATTCAGCCAGTCCATTTCTTCTCTGTCTTCTACCAAATCCTGATATTTACCACTTCTCCAACAACTCATTTGATGATACATAAATGTCGAATGCTTGTAACAATATCTCTTATGTCCTGCTAAGAAAATCTTAAAAGCTGCACTCATTGCATATCCTGTACAATATGTATAGATTGGAGTTTTGCTATTAAGAATGACATCAATTAATCCCCACATATCACTAACAGATCCACCATATGAGTTGATGTATAGTTTAATTGGTTCACGCTTATAATCTTTCTCTTTTTCATCTTTCTCATCGTCTTCTCGAATCTGTTGTAAAATGCTCCATGTTAATTTACCAATAGATTCGTTGTCTACATCATCAGATAAAAATAATGTCTTTTTGTCTGTATTTGCATATGAATTGTCTTTTGAACTCATAAAGTATTCTCCTTATATTTAATTCTCTGTTTCAAATCCAACTTGTATATATCTATCTAATTCAAATTTAGCATTTTCATTCAATAATTGTTTTTCATCAACCAATATAATTGTTCCTGGCTGCACTCTCCCTCTCAACTGACTTGGTGTAAGTACAATTGGATTGAATTTTAAGTGCATTTTATATGCATAATCTGCCATGCTTCCCATCGGTTCGATAACAGGAATTTTATATTTACCACTGATCTTCATCAGATTATATGTTTTACCGATCCCTCTACTATTAAAACCATATAATCGTTTAATGTGTGTTTGTCGTTTCTTTACATAATATTTCAGCTCATGATATAATGCTTTTGATTTTAATAAATATGACCAGTGTTCTAATCGTTCATAAAATTTCATATATGTAGTATCATCTCCTTTGTTATGTACTATATATGGCAGTTGAGTGTTTATCCAACCACTATATATTGTGTTAAGAACGGCATGAAATCCGTCTTTCATTGGCTTTTACACCTTTACCATCACATGCCATGTCTTCCAATTATCATTATCTTCATTATCATCAACTACAATAAAGCCTTGTTTTTCAAGGGTTTTTACGATTTCAACTACGTCAGTTTGCCCCCAACCGTTGATTTCTCCTATTTTTCTTAATTTTTCCATTTTTACCTCCAAATTTGACCAAATGAAAGAACGATTTACTTGGATTTTAATGACTGACTGCAAATATTTCACAGTCTCCTGAATATAAGTCTTTGCAATCAACAAAATCACTAATATGATCCTTAAAACCTTCTGCAATTCTATCATCTATTTCTTTTTCAATAGTATCATGAACCCATTTATAAGCTTCTAAATCTTCTTTATTTGAAAAGTAAACAACATATGGTATGATATTGAATGGACGTAATAAAAATTCAATTCGTTCAACATCATCAATTTTTTCAAACTCAGATAACACAATATTATAGGCGTAAACAGGCGATTTCTTATCCCACTTATCATAAGTAAGGCGATTCAAGAATGCATTTTTTATTGTATCCTTTTTTGACATTATTTCTTTTTTCAATAATTCATCTCTATTCATTTGCCCTCTCCTTATTTCCAATTAAAATATTGTGTGTCCTTACATGTAGGACATTTAATGTTGTAAGAACCAAGTCCATCGTGTATAACTCCCATTTGCGAAGTGCAATTACATTCATTCTTTTCTACTTCAAAAATCGTGCCACAATTCTCACATGTTATTCTTTTTGTGACAGGTTTTAATTCGCCTTGTTTAATGATTTTCATGTTGTTCTACTCCTTATATATTCTTTCATAATCTTGCAAGCTACTTCACAAGCCTCATTAACCTTTTCGATTGCCTTGTCTTTGTTGAATCCTGCATAGTATTCAATCTCTGCAATAGCATCTGCTGAAGTTTCAGGATCAAGAATACGAATTGCTTCTTCTATTGACATCTCACTCATATAATCTTCTCCATATCATAATTTTCTCTGATATAATCACACAGTTCATTCATAGTGGAAATGATATGCTCATCGTCCTTTAAGCAAGGATGAATATTGCACATACAAGAACCTTTCGCTCCATTTTCTTTGAATAGCTTCCAATTGAATGTAATCCACAACAGAGGAACTTTAGTAAGATTTTTCGTAAATAATCGTGTTAGAATTTTCATAGATTATTACCTCCTACTGTATTATTCTCTACAGTTGAGCCAATAAACTTCTTACTGGTTCTCTACTCATATTTTCTTTTGCCCATGAAATATAACCAGGATCAATTTCTTTGATTTGTGGAAGCGTCTTTCCTGAATATTTTCCGAATGTAATTACATAAGAATCAATATCTGGTAACTCTTCCTTTGGAATATCAACACCACCTAATGCAGAAACTACATCATCAGAATATGTCATATCAAGATTTGACCTACTTGCTAAATAATCACACATATGTACAAAGAACTGCTCGTCATTTTCAGGCTTTGGTAATACCGTCTTACTTCTCTTTGTAGAAGTCCATTCACCCGAATGACTCTCACATAATCTTGCAATATATGCTTTTGTATCAGCGTCTACATCATGTTCAACAGATGTATTTCTCACCCACTCACCTGCAAGCATCGGATGTTCGTGTACCGTATATTGAGAACCATTTAGTCCACATTTAATTGCATCATGAAAAATCGGTGTGCAACGTAAACAATCTCGCTGTCGCTCATTGGTCTTTTCTTTTACATACTCTAATCCAAGAACATAATTCATTACTTCTGCAAACATTAAAATATGAAAAATCTGACCATGCGGCTGACACTGTGTTTTATTATGATACTTAAATGATGTGCTACTTGGAATTGTAAAGATATAATCTGGAATTTCCTTAATCATATCAGTACAATAATTTCTAATCTCATCTGTTTCAAACTTATTTAATAGTCCTTCAAAAACTTTTACCTTGTCCATATTTTCTCCTTTACTTCAATATCTTGGAATCCAAACAATTTTTACATAATTCGTATATCATCCTACCCATATATTCTCTTTCTACAAAATAAATGTGCATGTTATTTCTGCTTTGCCATGTAAGCAATGTTCTAAAAAACGATGTCGGATTCAATTTCGATTTATAGTTCTCTGTAAAAATATCCTCTATACTGTCATTCTCTATAAGAAGATAATTTTTCTCTATATTAATCATTCGATTAAATTCTTTAAAAATTCTGTCATCATCTTTAGTTGCATTTGCTATGTTACCAGCTAACTCACTTACGGAATTCTTTCGTTCAATACAAAGTTCGTCACTAAAATAGGTGTCGATTGAGAAGCCCAATTCAGGGCAACTCTCAACCATAAGACCATAATCACCTGTTTTCAATGCTCTTGACTTCCATTTGATGTTATTCCTATCAAACCAATCAGTAACATTTTTATTACTTTGTTCTCTTGAATCAACCAGCACAACCATGTGTGACAGTAATTCTTTATACTTTTTGTCTGTATAATACTGTTTCATTTACATCTCCTAACAAATTTGGTATTCGGAAACCCACCATTCTTGTTCATCTGTTTCTTGCCATTCACCATCAACCTTTTTCATTTTTTGTTTTTTATATTGATTTGTTACTTTTACAATATCTCCACGTCTGATAAGATTCTGTTTGAATATTTTCTTGCTAATTTTTACTGGAATTATGTTACCATTTGCCAATGCATACAGCTTCAATCGTGGAGAATAGTCAACATTAAGATCCAATGCCACACAATAACCTGCTAGTTTTTTATCAACAATATCTACATACCCAAGATTTTCTATCTGATAAGCAATCTTTGTTCGCATATCAGTTTTCTCATTTGGGACATTCTGCAAGAGTTTATTAAGTAGCTTTGCACTATCTAATTCCATAAACGTCTTCTGAGTTTCCTTGCCAGAACATTCTCTAAGTACATCAAAATCAAGTCCATACTCTAGTGCCTTATCCTTCTTCATCTGTTTCTTGCCATAATATTTTGAAAACAAATCACTACAAGTAAGAAGATAATGAATACCACCAAATTCTTCAAAGAAATCGAGTTTAATCAATATCTCAAGTTTTCTGCTATCAACTTTGAGATCAGAAATTCTTACCAATAAGTCAATAAACGTATTAAATTTCTCATCTTTAATGGAATATAAATTATTTGCAGCGTCTTCGTTTAGGAACTTTACAGAAGCAATACCCTTGTAAATACCATCTTTATCACAAGAATACTTTGCAGTAGAATGTCTGAATTTGATGCTATGAATTGTAATACCAAGTTGTTTTGCTAATTCTGTGCCAAGCATAATGTCGTCTTCGTTATTGGCATTATTTAGATACGCAGTGATAAACTCTTTTGGATAATAATATCTGAGATAAGCACACATATAACCAATCATTGAGTATCCTGTAGAATGGTTAAAACCAAACTGGTAATTAGAACTATCCTCTATAATCTTCAAAAAGGCTTGTGCTTCTTTTTCAGCTATTTCTCTTGGTTTAGAGGACATCTTACAATATCCTTCAAGAATAGATGGTAACGCAGCTTCAAGACGATCTTTTTGCTTACGTCCAATAGCTCTACGAATATTATCAGCATCGCTACCACTCAAACCACAAATATTTGTAAGGAATTTAATTGTGTCCTCTTGGAATATAAGGAATCCATGATTATCTTCCAACAATTTATCAATCAACTCCGATGGATTTTTGTTTGGTTCATGTGCTAATAACCTATCTCTATATGATTCTCCTGAAGGTCTAATTGAAGCGTTTACAAGCGACAAGTCGTTTACGCAATGACATTCAAACTTTTTCATTGAATCATAGGCAAACTTTGATTCAAACTGAAATATGCCTACTGGACTATCTGCAATATGCGCCCAAACTTTCTCGTCATTCCAATTAACTGTATGGGATTTCGGATACGGAATATGTGCTAATTCACATGTATCTTTAATAATTTCTATGTTTTTCAGACCAAGCAAATCGTATTTTACGAGGGAGACTTCATGAATTTCTTCCATATTAATACTCAAAATACGTTTACCATCCTTAGACCAGAATGTTCCATAATTATCAGGTAGTGTTACTGGACTTACAATAATACCTGCTGGATGCATCGACTGAGAAATTGCCGTTCCTACAAGACCGTCAAAATAATAGAATAACTTAGGATATTGTTTTTCTTTTAAGTCCTTCAAAGACTTTTCGTTATACTCAAGTTTACTTCTAAGTTCTTCCAAGTCTTTTAAGCACTTTTCATTATTTTCATATCCATCAACAGATTCAATTTTCTTAATCTTGTCATTGCAATCAGTAATACTATCGGTAAATAATGAATACTGAGCTTTTACTTGCTTGACATCTCCAAGTGGCATATTCAAAGCTCGTCCAATCTCATCAATAGTACCTTTGTCAGAAATCGTGCCGATAGCCAACACATAAGCTGTTTTATCAGCACCAAACTTTTCAATGATATGCTCATATACTAAATGTCTTTGTGATGGTGCAATATCCAAATCAATATCACCAATCTCTTTTCTGTCCTCATTGGCAAATCGAGAGAACACCGTGTTCCATACTACAGGGTTTACATCAATAATATCTGTTAAATATGCAATGGTTGAACCACCAACAGAACCTCTACAAAAACCAATTGGTATACCATTATCCCAACACCAACACACCAATTCTGACATGAAAAGCATGAATCCAACCATACCAATCTTCTTAAATACTCGAAGTTCTTCTTTTATATTCTCCTTATATCGTGGATCTGGTTGAATAATTCCTTTATCAAGCTTTTCATGATACATTCTATAGATACGCTCTACAAATACCTCTTCTTCATTGTCATAGAGAATCGGATATTTAAAAGCTGTATCTAATTCGTAATCTGTAACAGAATCAGCCATGCGGTTAGTGTTCTCAATAGCTTCTAACACAACATCCATAGGTAAAGAGCCTTGCTGTCTGAACATATCAACTAATTCATCATACGATTTATATGTAAGGTCAAATTCATCTTCATTTGAAAACTCAATATGTTTTGCTTTCTGAAGAATGCTCCTACACTCAGCCTTGTAACTATCAATACTATGTGTATCTGTTCCTGCTATTAAAGGCTTGTTATATTTTTTTGATGCCTCATAAAGCATTTTGTTATATCGAATCTGATCCATAGACTTAACATGTGGCTGAATTTCATAATAGTCATATGTTTTCATCAGTTTGTCATATACAATCTTTGCATTTTCCAATTCTGATTTTGCTTCTTCTATCTGTAAATCAAATGCATTATTGGATTTTTCAATACATTGTTCTACATATATTTCATAAGATGTGTTATGAATGATTGTGCTATCTTCAATCCACTGATTTCTTGCAGCTTCTGAATTTAGTTCTATATAAAGTTTGTTAGCTTCTGTTTCTTTATTTTTTTCTAATTCAACTATTTTTTCATCAACCAATTTTCCAATAAAATTAGGATATTTACTCAATGGAGATGCAAGACATGCAGAAATTTTAATAACATTATCAGAGATATTGAAAAATTCATCGAATGTAATTCTTGGCTTATAGTACATATGGTCTGATTGTGTAGACAAGTCAACCAATGTGTTTATTTCTTTTACGCCTTCAAAATTCTTTGCTATAAGAATTGTATGGTAATTATCTCTTTGTTTTGGCTCAAGTGCTGCTGTCAAATAAACCTCAACACCGTGTAGATATTTTAAACCTTTGCCATTTGCATACATTTTCTTCTCAATATTGTTATAAATATTGCCATGCTCTGTAAAACAAATAGCTTTCTGTCCAAGTTCTACTGCCTTGTCTACATATAACTTATAATTTGTACAACTATCTAATAAAGAATCTTCTGTATGTAAATGATATACTGTATAATTGCTGATAATATCACCTCCTACTCATATGAGTCAGTTTCAGGGTTATACTGTCTATTGTCGATTTCATTCTTCTTACTCGTTGGTTGTGGTTTATATTCACATGCATGATTTCTCTGACCGCAAAGATAATGACAATAGTAATAATCTGGGTTTGGTCGCCACTCTTTTTCTTTTTCAATAAGTTCAAGAGTATCTTTTGCCCACTGAATAGCCTCATCGTACTCTTCTTGAATCCAAGGCACTTCTATCCACTTTTGATCCTTAAACATGTTCCATTTAAGTTTTGAAACAGAACCATATTCTTTTATTACAGGGATGGAATATAAATAGAGCTGTCGTTTGAAATCTAAGAAATGCTGTTGGTCAGATTTGCTAATCTTACCATTTTTCAGAATTTTAATACTTGCGGATTTATGGTCAATAATAATAATCTCACCAGTTTCTTTATCCTTTACAAGCAAATCTATATATCCGATAAAATCCTTGTCGTTAATTTTAAATTCTACTTTTTTCTCAACTCCAAGAACTTCATATTTTTCTAAATCAAGGTCAATGTTATCAAGGTAATCAATACCTTTGTCATAATATGATTGCCTAATATTTACGAATTTATTTGGTGGAGCATCATGAGGAACATCCTCATCGAAGTGTTCCTCATAATACTCATTCAATTCAAACAAGGAAAGTTCACCTTTTTCATATTTTTCAAGGATTTTATGAATAAGTGAACCATATTCGCCAAAAAATCCATTTTCAGATTTATTACATTCAACATAATGTAAGAACCATTCGTAAGGGCAATTATAATATGAATTCAGTCTTGAAAACGACCATTGCATCGTTCCAAGTAAAAAATCTAATTCTTCATCCATCATAATAATTTATTCTCCTTATTTATCTGGAAATGTGTTATCTATGCTTCTATCAACATATGGAAGCCTGTCGGTATATACATTGTCATCCCATGCAAATTTTGCGTCATATTCATCGTAATCTGTATAAAATCTACGTGATGTCAAGTCATACCATAATCCCATCTGGAAGTCTGCCTTGCCAAGCAATCTGTCTTTTATTACAGTTAAAACCACATCGTAGTTATGCCATTTAGATTTCGGATCATTTTTCTCTTTTTTGGAAACTCTTCTAAGACCTATGGATCTCATAGCAAGATTGATAATATTAGAAGTACCAGATATGTCATACATTTCAATATCAGAATTTGTATCTTGTGTTTTTCTTGGATGTGCTATCAGAACAACAGCTACATTGAATTTAGCAGCAAACTTAATAAGTGCATTTATCAGATTTGTTTGTGCCGTATTTTTGTCACTTTCAGAACAATTCAAGTCAATCATCATAAGATTATCAAGTACAATCAGCTTGCATCCAAACTTTCTAACACATTCTTCAGCAGATTTTAAAACTGAATCTACATCATTCGGCTCATCATCTCTATAGATGAAAAGCTTCTTATTATAATGTGCTTGCATCTTCTTTTGTATTGCTTGTGGAACTATGTAATATTTACGGTTGTCTCGACTTGTCCTTTCAACCATATTTCTTCTGCCAGCGATAATTGTATTAAACCAGTTTGCACTCATTCTTTCTGGCATTTCCTTGCTAAACAAAAATACAGGACTACCATCATCAATAGTCCTTGCTATTGTCTGATCAATAATACTTGTCTTACCACTACCAGGTCTTCCTGATAATACCGTCAATGTTCCATAGAAGATTTTTAACAACTCATCGTCTAATGGTTTAATGCCAGTTTTTACACCATCCATCTGAGAAATATCAAGTTCCTCAATCTCTGAATAATCAACAACACTTTTTACAGGGACATCCTTTGCTTCTGAAATAAGATTCATAACAAATTCTTTTCCTCCAACTTGTAAACAATCATTGATATCCTTTAGTGGAACTCTCTTACCATTCTCTTTTTCAAAGAATTCAGGTGTTGATATATATTTTGTTCGCCATGTACCAAGACGATAAATACATTCTTTTCTCATTTTAATACCTGGTTCATCGTTATCAGACCAGATAATAATAGATTCAAAATTGTTTAACCAATCCCAATTTTCTTCAATCCAATGAAGATTGCCAGCTCCAAGAGGAACACTTACTGTATTGATATATCCTGCCTCAATAGCACTTGCACAATCTGTCTCGCCTTCTGTTATGAGTAACGGCTTTGACGTATTAACTCTATTCATATTGAACAAAAGTGCTGATGTATCAGCATCTTTTTGACACCACGTTTTAGGCTGACCAGAATGTTTTTCAACAGTTCTTGCAGGTCTATACTTAACCATAGTCAAAACATCATTTGTATCATAAAAGTTAAACACACCGTTACCATGTGAATCCTCTCGAATATCCAAATAGTCAATTACATTTTTTGAAATGCCACGTTTCCCCCAATAGTCAACTACATGCTCTTTTTCATTTATTGGTTCTTCATGTGGATATCTATAATTGTGACGAGTTCTTACATCCTTTTCGCCAAAACTGTATTCGATACCAGCTTTCTCGAATAGATACTTGGCAGCTTCTAAGAATGTGTTTCCTTTTTCCATTAAGACATCAATAATATCTACCGTTTTATTACATCCAAAACAATGAAAAGTCTTATTTTTCTTGTTATATATAAAGCTTGCAGTGTCCTCATTATGATAAGGACAACAGGCTTTCAGATTTTTGTCATCAAAATTTTCTAATTCAAGTAGTTCTGCCATTAAAAAGGCATTATTATCGCCAAGTTTAGCTTTAGCTTTTTCGATGTCAGTTTTTTCGATTAGCAATTACTCACCGCCTATGCTTTAAATTCTTTTTCGTAAAATAGCTTTCTAAGTCCATATAGAATCTGAACAGGTTTTGTTGAATAATATAATTTCGATGATTCAATATTTTTTCTGATAAACTCTATAGGTACTTTGTTTTTAAAAACCATTGTGTTTATTGCTCTACATGCAATAGGGAACTGTGTTTTATCTTCTATACAATCCATATAAGCATCTACACAGTCTTTAATTTCTTGTTTCATACCTGCACAATCCCAATGGTAATGTTTCTTGTTTATTACCACGGACTCAGAGGCTTTAACCTTTTGTCCGTGGTGTAAACAATACTTATATGCGCAGACATATTCTCTTTCTTTTTTATCTGCCATATCTACCTCTTTTAATTAAATGGAAGTTCCTCATCAATGCTATCTGGAATATCCATAAAACTTGTGTCAGTTGGTGCATTTGAATTGGCAGTGTTGTTTGTTGTATTACCATCAGCAGAAGCCTTACTCTCTGCAAACTCAACCTGCTCAACAACAACATCTGTTGTGTATACCTTCTGTCCATCCTTATTTGTATAAGAACCAGTCTGAATACGTCCCTCTACAACAAACTTTGTGCCTTTACGACCATACTTCTCGATAAACTCACCAGTTTTACCAAAAGCTACACAATTGATAAAATCTGCTGTCTGCTCTCCATCTTTCTTAAATCTACGGTCAACGGCAAGAGAAAATCTTGCCACTGCCGATGCATTGTCGCCCTGTGTGTATCTTACCTCTGGATCTCTTGTGAGTCTTCCCATTAAAATTACTTTATTCATGTATTTTTGTCCTCCTTATAATTACGCCTGTACTGGCTGAATTTCTTTAATCTTTGTTAAACAATCCTTTGCTTTCTGCATATCCTTAATTGCATTTGGATTTCCGCTAGGCACAAACTCTTTTAATGTTGTCATAAGAACTTCGTTTTTTGTTCCTCCAAGCTGAGTGCAAAGAGAAATAATCTCTTTCTTGATTGCTGTAATATCTTCCGTTGGCTCTGTCGCTGCTGTAGATGCTGTGAACTTAGGTCTTGTTGGCTCAATATCAGAAGTGTTTGCCCACTTAATAATCTTATGACCATGTGCTTCTGTAAGAAGTGTTGCATTGTCATTCTCAAAGATATGAGTGTTATCTTTCTGTGGCTCTGCCATATGTGTTTTCTGGTCTACTGTAAATGTACAAGTGAACTCATACTCAAAACCATCTCTCTGCTTTGCACCAACGCCAAGCTTCTTAACGCTTGTCTTACCTCTATCATCCTTCTCAATCTCATACTGATCTTTACCTCTCATAGTTGCGATTAAGTGAATAGGACTTGTTGCAAGCTTATTGATAAATGCGTCATGTCTAGGAGTTACCTTACCCCATGCCTGATATGTACCACCAGCCTTCTGCTGTAATTCAAGACATCCACCTTTACCATCCCACTCAGGAGAAGTGCTATCCATAAGAAGAATGTCATATCCTTCATTTACTGCAAAATCAATTGCATCTGAAAACTGCTCTGGATTGAAAGGCTCTACGAGGTCAATAATGTCATAATCAAACTCGTTAGCGTAATATCTACCTCTTGCTCCCTCTGTATTAGCCATTAAGATTCTGCAAGGTTTTCCTGTAATCTTTTCAAGTTCCTCTTTCATTCCTGTAGCAAGTCTTAATGCTGAATAAGTCTTACCACCGCCTGAAGGTGCCATAAGTGCTACCTTTGTGTAAATTTTTTCTCTTACTGCTTTTTGTACTTTAAATGCCATTCTAAAGTATCCTCCTTATAAATAAAATTTAATTGATAACTTATATCTAAACGCCCAAATGGACGGAATACAGAAAATAAATTTATGTAAAATCTATCTTCAACAGTGATTTTTGAGTATAAAAACCCAAGGGTATGCTGTTCTTCCACCCATACAAAATGCTTTCCGCATTTATTTATTCTCTTTTTGTCACGGATTTTATATATTATTCGTGACATTTTATTTTTGGAATTTTTGAACTGAATTGTTCTTAGAATTTATTTCACTCTGTTAATCGTAATCCAATGTAATCTTCGATGACTTAACACGCTTAAAGCATCATCAAGACCTTCACAATAAGCTGATTGACAATCGCAGTTAGAATAATTTTTCATATTACCAATTAGTTTATTAACATATTCCTGCTCATCTTTCTCGTCTATCGAAAGCAACCGAATCTTTTCCATACATTTATTGCAAATATCTAATTTGTTAAATAATCTATTCCAGATTCTATATCCATTCGTAAAACCATGACATCGGATATCTGTTTTAAGAATGTCGCCACAAATATCACAAGTTCTGTAATTTACCTTTGCCACTTTCTCACCTCGCTTATTTATTCTCTGTTACTATCGAAGAATGTGAACCATTCCTTCTCTTGTACTCATTAAAACAGGTTCTTCACCATTGGCTGTCATCTTCCAATAAGCACTTTTACTTTTCTCCATTTCTAATTGATGTTTCAATGTTTCAATTTCTTTCTCATAATAGTCATTATCGAATTTCTGAGTACCAATCTGTTTATAGTCTTTGGAAACGTATTTTACAGAATAATTAGATATGTAATCGCTTGTACCATCTAAATATTGAATTGTTGGCTCAAAGAACCCACGCTTTTTACATTCATCACAATGACATATATCTGAAATATAACCAATTCTTCCATCTCTATTTTCTACGAAATCTCCGATGTTAAATTTTATATTTGTTACATTATTCTCTTTTGGTATATGGACTTCTTCAAAGAAAAGGTTTACATATTCAATATCTTGTCTTGATCCGATAAATCTGTATCCTAAGTCTTCATATTCTTTAATTGTATTATGTGCATCCGATAATCTAACTCTTACTTCCATATTCTCACCTCCTCAAAATCCTAATGAAACAGTGATTTATTTATATGGTAATGTTTCTAGCCATTGGTTAATATCTTCTATATCCATTTCTTCTGTTGTAGTTGCGTTTGGATAATAAAATGTAATGCTATTTCTACTTAACCCTTCATCAAGCAACTGTTTCAATACAGACAATGTATTTTCTACGCCAAGATGATAAGCTTGTTTCTGATCTTCATTATCAAATGATTTGTCTACACTTTCATTTGCTGAATCTATAACCATTTTCACTTCATTCGGAATATTGCATCCCCAAAACTGTATATCATCTTCAAATTCTGCAAACATAAAATCCTCCTTTATATGTTTATTCTCTATTTGATTTTCATTTTTATTGGAAATTGTGATTCGAAGGAATCATAGATAAGTTAGATTTACTTGCTAAATAAATATTCATCACATTTAAAGCCGTTTTTATTTAACCAATCGGATACTAAATGACGATGACAAAAATCTGTAGGCTTTTCATAGCAAATCAAAGCAATGTCATTTTCTCCAACATTATATCCATAGCAAATTCTTGAAAAATCTAAGACAACATCAGTAGCGTTTAATTTATTTAATACCTGCTCATTAAAGCACTTTATATAATAATCATTATCATGATTTTCTTTCCACTTCATAAAGAAGTCATATTTTGGTGCAAGCTTTTTATATTGCAAGCCTGTATACCAATTAGGTGCTTTTCCACAAATTGAAATTGGAATTATATTATCTGGTAACGATTTAAGTTTTGCAAAATAACTTGTATATATCACATTCTTACCTCCAACTATATATTCTCTGTTTTAATCACAATACACATAATTACAGCTATTGGATTCAATATTTTCTAAGTCAATAATCATTTCGCCATCTTCATGATATCTATCAATTTCAATATTAGAAATTTTAATAGAAGTGTCTGTCATTTCTACAATATTTCCTATGTAGTGATCATGATGATTTGTCACTTTATTGAATAACGTAAATGCAATATCTTCACCAACTCTAAAGTTTTTCTTGTTATCTGTTACTAATGTTCTTACTGTTTTAATGTTGTATTTCACAATCTCACCTCCACAACCAAGAAATGTCAGATTCATTGGTTTTAAAAAATACCATTTATTATCAAAATATTTGATAAACGGCTAAAAACCATAGCCTCTATCCAATTGTTTTGTGAACCTTTGGGATTACCTTTCACTTGGATGTTTAATGGAATATTCAAGTTAATTACTCTCGAATATTCCTGTAACATATAAATCACACTCTTGGAAGAGTGGAGTGCTTAAACACTCCATAAAACACCCAAGGTTTTATATAAAATTATTCACCATTTACCAGCCTTGCAGATGCTTACAGCCAAATACAACTATGCTAAACTGTATATCAAGGTTTTGATAAATCTTTACAACTTTACTATTTACTCTTTTAACTTTGACTCATAATTTAAACTTTGAACTTCTGAGCGTTGTTATTTGAGTCTTACAACTTTAAACTTTACAGCACACACCTATCATTATCGTAGGCAATCTGATAATTAAAGTATAATTTCATATTTGATGTTATACATATCAGCCAATGGTTTCACCATTATCTTGCCGAATTATGTACTGTAGTAAGTTGAAATTATACAAATCATATAAATTAATCATCTTTTATCAATTCAATAATTTGCATTTTTTATTATTTTGCAGATTTCTTTTTCAGCTTTACATAAGTCTATATCTGCAAAAGACTGATGAGTTGTAGTTTAAAGTTTTCGGTAAACAGTGAATAACTTCTAATTAACTATTCTCTCTTTAATAGTTAATTTCAATCTCTGTTACAGCATTTGATGTGCTAAGTGAAGCATCTACTTCTGCTTTGAAAGATGCAATGCTCTCTTCTAATGTATTAATTTTGTCTAAAATCTTAATAGGATCAATTAACTCATATGAATTTGCATTGATAAAATCTTTCTTTGTCTTCTCGAAATCATCTGTATTAGTCTTGCCTTCCTTAGAACCGTAAATGCCAATTACATACTGTTCTGCTCTCTTTTCAAGGTCATCACCGTTCTGTTTGAGGATTTCAGCCTGTGCCTTATCATACTGTTTCTTTAATGCGGCTAACATCTTCTCATCAAACTCTACACCATGATTCTTCATTTCAATAGCTTCTGCCACTGTGTATTCAATACCATTAATAGAAACCTTTGTTGTAGCATTTGATAAAACAACTGCTCTCTTGATTGCATTTCTTCTTTTAATAAGGTCTGTTGCCTTGTCGTAGTAGCCCTGCATAACGCCTTCATATTCCTTAACTGGCACACCCTTAATCTTTTCATTGGAATGCTTGTTTGCTACACAATAAGTACCACCATTGATTGCAGAAATAATTCTGTCATCTACGATTTTTAACTCTGCAAGTGCCTTGTGAATTGTCATCTTTTCTGTTGTCATAATGTTCTCTCCTTTTTAACTTTGAATTTTAAACTTTATATTTTAGGCTATCGCCTTGTTACACTTATATATTCTCTATTTCGATTTAAAAGAATTTCGAATTTACGTTTTTACAGTTCAATGCCTTCCATAGCTGCCCTATCAGCTAATACAGTCATATAATTAACCATATATTCAAACTGATTATTGTATGTATTTCTTGGACAAGTAGGAGTAAAATCTAATTCTCCATTATCCCATTTATCAAGTATCTTCTTCAATCCATTTACTCGAATCTCTAACTGATAATACTCAGCTTTAAACCTTTCCTTATAGTCGTTGCTATTCATCATTTCTACTGTATCTTTTAATGTCATTTTAATTACCTCCACTTTAATATTCTCCAAATATAATTACCATCTGCTTGTATATCTACTATCTATAAATAACTCTTCCTTTGGTCTTGGATTCATTAAGTCACTGCTACTTAATTTAAGATGATCACCATAATATCCACTCCACGAACCACAACCTCTTACATTTACCTCTCCATCAAAACAGATACGAGTAATTCTATAAGCAGGGTGCTGACAACATTGCCAGTAGCTGATTTTGAAACAGTTGTCCGTATTTACATTCTCTAAATGTTTTGGTATAGAATCCCAAATCTCACACTCGTCATTGATTTGTTTTAATGTATATCCATGCCTAAGCATCACATTAGCTCTCTCAATTCTTTTGTGTCTTGTTTCACAAGCTAAAGCATCTTCAGGTGCATCAAATAATTCTCCACATTCAGAACATCTATATTTAATTACTTTCTCCAATATTTCACCTCCTCACAAGAAATCGAAAATTCTTGTGCTATTCTTCGTTATAATACTGAGCTAGTGATTCTCCATACCACTCCCAGTTATCAACTCCACCTGCTTCTAATGCACTTAATTTTCTATCTCTATCAAGTAAATCCTCATACTCTTCTTTGCTAATAGTCTTATTAGAGTCTTTAACCTTGACAGAATTGTTACCAATTAAATTACATAACTGTGTTGTTGCATCCTTAACCTGTCCAATTACTTCATTTCTTATAGAACTATACAAATTTTCATATAGATTCTCGCTCACTTCGCATTTAATAATATTCTGTAATGAACTGAGACGTTCTGGATTTTTAGATAACTGATTTTCTACATAATCATTAAATTTATCAGCGTATTTATCACCGACTTCTTTGATAATCGAATCATAAACTCTTTCCTTGATTTCATTTTTTATCTCGTCTTTTAATTCTCTTTCGTCACTGTATGTAAGTTCTATCTTTGATTTAATTTCACTCTTTATCTGATTGATAGCATTATCTTTTGCAGCATCAAAATTCATTTCTTCCAATTCTCTAATAACACCTTGTTTAATTCCTTCAAACACCTCTTCAAAATCGAATTCAAATTTTAGTGGTGTACTCATCAATATCCTCCTTATTCGTAAGTATTACTTTACTTGCATATTTCACAACATTTTCACTTGTTTCGTTATCATCTAAATATTCTCTGTAAGCATCTTCACAATGCGCACCTTCGCACCAATAATATCCATTTGGTGTAATGCACGATTTATGTTCCCCATAATCGGTTGCTGAACAATATTTACACAAACTTTCCTCGTCAGATAACTCATCAAAAGTCTTTAACATATACACCTCCTAGATTCACAATTTACATTTTGTTTACAGTTATATATTCTCTACTTTTCAGAAGATTTCTTTAGCTCTACTAATGCATCATCCAAATCCTTAACTGTATGAATAGCTTCCTTCATACTATTCATACCAGCAACAGCACTTGAAAAAGCCTTAATACTTTCAAATTCCATCTCTGAAATAGTTTTTAAAACATCAACTAATTTCATATTACCAATTCCAGATACCTTTGCTGCATTTTCAATTGTTTCTTCTTCATTGACAAGTAAATCAATAAACTGTCTTACTTTATTATTCTCCATCGTTTCAATCTCCTTTATATGTTCTTTTATTTTTTGTTTTCCTACATGACTTGGATACCCAGAATATGAAAGTGCCTTATTTATCCACCACAATGTCTGTTCATCTACATCATCATATTTTTTCATCTCTTCTACTAAATTTCCGATATGTAACACCTCATTTCGTTTCTCTCCAACTAATACTGTAATATGGTTCATTGTACTGAGTACCAGTTTCAACTTTATAACCAAGTTCCTCTAATTTCTTTCGTGTTTCAGGTTTTAAACAGCCATCTTCACTGATTGAAAATTTGCCATCTGCAATTGCATCTCTAATCAATTTTGATAACTCTGCTAATTGCTGTGTAGTGTAACTATCAATTGCATTGTTTGTCATTTTATTTGCTTCTGATGCAGACGGAATAACATTCTTTGGTGGCTGAACTTCTGGCATAGGTATATTAGAAGTAACTGCATCTTCACAACAATCTATATCGCTACAGCCTAAACAAAATTTATAACTTCTGCTAGTTATTGGATACTTACAAGTCATTTATTTCACCTCCCAAGGAAACCGATAATTCTTACTTGTTTATTCTCTGTTCTTAGAATCCCATTTAACAAAATCTTCTAAATCATATTCACCAGATTCTTCTTCCGTAATCTCAGGAACAAATACATTATAGTTACCTTCGTTGTAATCATGTTCAATAATTTGTTTCAACATTTCATACATATTTGTAATTCCTAACTGATATGCTCTCTTTTCGCCTTCAGTCATTCCATCACAAATTTCATCATTTTTGCTTTCTAATAGATCCTTATATTTTTCTAAGCTTTCTACGATTAATAAAAATTCTTCGTTCATTTATATATTCTCCTATTCATTAAGTTTTTCATAAACTGTACTTTACATAATTCTTTACCAGACATATATTTATTCTCCTCTTACAGTTACATCAGTTCGTCTATCATAAGCCCAATCAACATCAAATGAAGTCATGTTATCTGTACTGACTACTTCGCCATTTTTAATTACAACTGGTTTACCTCTATATGGAACGAACACCATACATTCCATATCTTTATTGCTTGTCTGTGATTTCAATAACGACTGTATGATTCTATCCTGTTCCTGAATAATATCTCTGTAGCTGTTATATGTTCTAACCACATCATCATGTTCCCTCTTATAACAATCAATTAAATGTACGATGTTGTTATTAAGGCTGCTAATTGCATCAAAGATTTTATCAAATGCTTTCATATATTTATTCTCTCCTTTTTACTCAATATTTAACTTGACTCTTTCTTTATCATATAAAATTCCACCGTTTTTCAACATTTCATCTATGTTGATATTGAGACTTGCAGACTGAGACTTTTTAAATCTATGTATGATATTTCCATCTGCATCTTTAACATCCGTATATTCTGGTTCGTCTAACTTAAATTCACAAGATGACATCATATTTTCAAACTTATTTGACTGTTCTTTCATAGTTAAATAATCCGATTCAGACATCCTACTCGTTCAATAAAATTATGTACTTTTCTTGCAATCGTTTTTAATTTTCTTCTCATTTAACACACATCTTTCTTAGTCTTATTTTTAAAGGAAACGATATTTACCCATTCTTCGATTCAAATTCTTCAAGTGCTTTATAAAATTCGCTACCTTTAATTTCTGTAAAACCTGTATCATCATCTGGTGTAATAGTTTCATATTTTGTTGTAGAAATATTTAAATATAACTTATTCTCATACTCAAACCTTGAAACTGAATACCTACCTAAATGTAATTCTTTGAAATAGTCTCCTTCTTGAATGGGATGATTGTTAATAACAATATTCTTTTCAATACACAAATTCTGGAACTCTTTTAATGTTTTGCTATTGGCTCTAAATTTTCTCATTAATACATTAGAATCGCAGAATAACTTCGTTGGTTTCAGTAACTCTTTACCAAATTTCTGATTATTTTCATCACAATCGGTAATATATAATCTAATATCATGCTTATCATATTCTTTAAATGGACGATTTACAAATCCATCTCCACCAATATGATATTCTTTTCCAGCAATACCTTTATTCTCGAAAAAATTATTTGCTAATGTTCTTCTTTCTTCCTCATGTTTTCTATAATCATCAATTTCTTTGAGGAATTTTTCATTTGTTACAATATAAAATTTCTCCATTTTTACCTCCAAATTTCCAAAGGAAACGAATCTTTCTTCCTATCTATTCTTTTTATAATCCTGAACCAAGTTACCACAGCATAATGGTAATTCTGCTTTAGCAGCTACATCTACAACTACCTTTAGACCACAACTCTCAACCTTTTCTTTAATCTTATTCATATTCTCCCAATTCCACTGAATTGCATCTTCAAGACCATGCTCCTTAGTAGCTGTCGTTGTATTAAGAGGTGTAATTTTAACACAAAACACATTCGGATCAAGACCATATAACTTGTTTGGATCAAGTTCCCATCCTGCTCCACAAATAAAATTCAGAGTGATAAGTCTATTGTTATTCGGCATATTATTAAATTCTTTCTTCATCTCTTCGATAGTTACAACATCAGCACCACCAAACAGATACTTTCTCTCATCTTCATTTGTGCTATTTGTTGAAATTTGAATGTGCATAAATCCGTCAAGATACTCTTTTACAGACATAACTTCGTCCTTCAGAACATCAACTGGACTCTTACCAAATACTTTCACTTTAGGAAGAATTGTGTTGTAGCAAGGCAAGAAAGTAAATCCTTCTCTATAAGTTTTCATATCTCTCATTACCTGTAAAATATTTTTCCAGTTATATTGTGGTTCTCCCATACGTGCAAAGCCCACTTTAATCTTGTCGCTCTTTGTGACCTGTGGATGCTGATTAAATACAAATTCAAGCTGTTCCCACATTTCTTCTGTAGAAAGATTTCCGTGAAATCCTAACTCTGGTACTAAACAGAACTGACAATGCTGTGGACATCCGTACTGTGTACTAATCGCTGTAAGCCACTTTTCCTCAAACGGAACGAGATTCTTTTTAATCAAATCTGCATCATCTGTCATAATGATTTCCTGAGATTTTCCTTTTGTATTTACATCCTGCATAGAAGTAGTTTCAATGTAGAAATTCTTTTCTTTATTATACAGAACATAAACACTACCACTTGGATATGCGTACTCTTTTACTAATTCAAAATGTTTCATTTTTAATTCTCTCCTTTGTCTCATACAAAATTTTATAAGCTGCACTCAAACCAGCTCTATCGTCTAACATAATGTTGTAATAGATTTTATTGCCAGTGAAAGGGATATAAGGTGGTGAGTCATTTATGTAATCAATATGAATTCCAACCTCTATACATTTATTCTCCATAAATTCAAATTTTGATTCGTCACAACATGTACTGAGAATCAATGTACATCCCATATCTTTACATTCTCTTAATAGAGTAATAACTTTGTCATACCTATATCCTTTGTCATAGTAATCAAAAATTGTATTATCAAAATCAAATGCAATTATTATTCCATTGTGTAGTTTCCAATTTTCAACCAAGCGATCTATACACATATCATCATTAAGATATGGATCAACCACAATATTGTTCAATTTCTTCATATTTCTTCATCCACACCTTTCTATCATTCTCTGTATAACCAAAGAAATATGGATAAAGCTTGTTATTGGTTGTGAAATAGTAATGATGATATTCACCATCTGGTAGGAACATAACACCTGGAATATTGATGGTGTTTTTGATATTTAAGAAGTTCTGATATGCATTTTTATTACCAAACATCTGTCTAAACGTAATCTGCTTAACACCAATATTGTGCATCTTGTTTATATAATCAAGACAATCTTCTGTAGTCATTCTTTCATTTAGTACATTAATAACTCTCAACTTAGTAGTTTTCTCAATCTCAGGTAATATGACTTGCAATCGTTCCATTGCTCTTGTATCGTAAGGCTCAATGCTTAAGGCAATCTTTCTAAACTTTTTAATCAAATCCATATCTGTAGGAAGAATACGAGTATGTATATCTAGCTTCTTTCCATATTTTGTAGCCAGTTCATACATATGATTGTAAAAATCAATATTATTCTGCCAATCATAAAATGGATCTCCACCACCTGATAAATTAACAGTAGGTGCATTTGATTCAGAAATACACTTCTCTAAATGCTCCCAATCTATTTTATTTTTATCAGTTACCGCATTTTGCAAAATTGGATGATGCTTTGTAATACAATATTTACAATGGCAATCACATCCAAAATTTGTTATCACAGTAAACCCTCTGTTCTGCTCTGTATACATACTCTATATCCTTTCTATTTTATTTACATTTATTCTCTCAATCTATCTAATACTCTCATCAAAACATGTCTTGTAAGATTTTTAACATCACCACTATAAAGTCCACATTCAATGTCACAAGCCTTTAGAACTTCATCAAGAGTTTTATTCTTCTCTTCTTTTATATTGTAAGCACATTTCTGACTACCAAGAATCTGCATCACATCAGACTTCCTTACAAATCCCATTTCAGATGGCAGCTTAGATAATTCTTTTCGTAATACTGTTTTATCAATTAACTGTCCCATATGTTATTCTCCTATCTTATCAGCGACTTTTGCTTCACATATTCCACAGATACAGCCATTTTTCTCATCGTATTTTTCAAGTTTACTAATGAGATTACTACAACACCAGCTTGATTCATTAAGATGAAATTCAATCATGTCATCATCCCAATCCGAAGGAAAGTCCATTGGAAGATTTATTGTCCACTGTATAGTTTTGGTTTGTCTGTCTGCCATATAGTTATTCTCCCATTTCTATCTTCTGACCAACGAATTTCTGAAGCTGTTCATTTACATCATCAGGATAAGTTTTTACAACATAATCAGTACAAACATGAATTTTAGTAATAACACTATTCTCGTCATATTCAATACTTCCAAGTGTTCCACCTGGAATTCTGATAGGAAAACAACCATCCTCATAATCACAAAGCACATAATGTTTCCAGTGTCCATTAGGATCAAGTCCAGCAAGCTTGTCCAATTCTGTTGTGATTCCACAATAATATTCATTCATTTTTGAATATCTTGAATTTGCATATTTGTTAATCAGCTTCATAATACAGTTCTCCTATTTCTTTTATGCTCCTTATATAAAGCATTTAATTCCTGCTCTAATTTCTTTTTCTCCATAGGATTCTTACAATACTTTATTCTCTTCTTAAGAGTAGATATATCTTGTTTTGGAGGTTCAAGGCATTCAATAGGAAAATTATCACCAAAATGCATTTCATTAATTGTTTCAAGAAGCTTTGTAACTGGATCTTCTTGTACCTGTATGCCTAAGTCTTTATATTTTTGTTCAAGTTCATTTTGTATTTGAGCTTCTGCCATTGCACTTATCATTTTTCCTATGGCATCTATCTGTTTACCAACTATTAAGACTTTTGTAGCATCACTTATTTTTTCAAAAGTATCATGTAACTCTGAAATATCAATCACCTCGTTCTACTCTATGTCGCAACCTCTATATTTCCCTTCATATCGTTATTCCTCTAAATTTTTACCACATAACGGACAAAATTTTATTTTTAACATTGCCGATGCATATTCACCACCTGAACTATCAGCAAATAATGTGTTATTATAATAATGTCTGTCAATAGAAAAATTTCCTATTTGACAAATATCTCTATTACTTTCCCAGCTAATCTTTTGTCGCTCTTCACAAAATTTACACATCACTTACACCTCCAATCTGCCCAAAAGAAAGAAAAATTTCTTGCTAATCTAGCCACCTATTATCCAAATAATAGAACCCAAATACCATTCCACCAATTAAAATTATCCAAAAGATCCAGAAAACAATCACACCTACATTAGACTGTAAGTGGTCTACTGTATCATTGATATTCATATCTTTATAAAATTCCGTCTTATTGATTGTATGGTTATCTAACTTTGTAAAAATTGTTCCTGTATACTCTGTTTTGCTACCATAATAGACATATCTAACATGATAATCGCCATCAATCGTGTCAATATAATTCTCATATGGTTTATAAATTTGACCATAATCGAATTCAATTCCAAGAAAAGTTACTTTATCACAATGTTTGTTATCACTGTCGTATAAATCCCAAGTCCAATATTCCTCTTCGTGACTACCAGTTACATTACCATCATCGTCATACTCATATACCGTTTTTGTATGCTTTGTGTAGTGTTCCTCATCTTTTTCTACACTCATATATTCTCCACCAATTTCAGGATATGTAACTGTATCTACTGCTTTCAAATCACCATATATAAACGCATTACCAACATTTGTATCCATTCCGTATTGGAACATTTCTTGACTTTCTATCTTAACAGCTTTGTTATAAATTTCATTTTTATCCATTTGGTGTTCTGAAATCTTGGAAGAAATCAGAATACCAAACAGAATCATAACTGCAATGATAGAAATACTAGCCAAGATTTCACGTTTTGTTATTTCAAAATCGCCAAAATCAAAACCTTTTCTACCATGTCTCATATACTAATCCTCTTTGAACAACGACTGTGGAGCATCAACTGGCGCATTGTAATCCAGATACTCATATTCCTGTACTTCATATCCAAGCAATCCAAGAAACTGTCTTGTAGGGAACTTTCTCACATATCGCTTGTATTCCTTAATCTGTTTATTGTAATTGCTGCGATACTCTGCAATCATATTCTCTGTCATAGATAACTCATTCATAAGAGTCTTATAGTTCTCATTGGACTTCAGCTCAGGATATGCTTCTGCAACTGCTGTAATAGCTGTTGTTACATTCTCAATATCTCCTGTTGATCCACGACCATCTGCAACTGCTGTCAATGTATCAGCTTCATGTTTATCATACTGTTTTACGCAATCAGCAAGGTTATATACAAGGTCAACTCTTCGCTTTTCCTGTACCTTAATATCTGATGACGCTGTATTTACCTGCTCCTCAAGTACAATAGCTTTATTCTGCGAACTCTGTACACCAAATACAATCATCAAAATAACTGCTAATACTCCTATGCCAATAATTACTGGCACTTTCCAATTTGTGTTCTTCATTTAAAATCTCCTTTATATATAATATTTTTATTAGTTACACTGTAATATTCTCTTATTTACTGGGATTCCCATAGCCGAATGGCTTAGATATGATTAAAAATTTTCAAAAGAAAGATTGGATTCTTGTGTTTTTAACCTTTAATGTTTAAACAAAATGATTAATATCCAATTTTTTTACTTTGTAAATTGCTTTTAAACGAAATAAATATGATGGATTCCTGCTCAGAAAATCTTTCACTTCATCTTCTGTATTAAAATCATATTTTACATTGTCCCAACTATCAGGATCAGCAGATTCTCCTAACCCGTTATATTTATGTCCAATTACAATATAATTCTTATAATCATTCATGTTTTCACCTCCAATGTATTATTCTCCAAACTCACAAGTGTCACACGTTGAAAAATACTTATCATGGTCTATGCAGCATTGTGGTCTGTTGTCATCTTTATTGATTTCAGCAACATCTTTAACAGTCCCTTTATCGAGAACTTCATTAAAGAAATCTATAACTTCTTCTTCGCCATTAAATGTGTATTTTTCATTCCAGTGTCTGATATGTTTTTCTAAGAACTTAATCAAATTTTTACTGAAAATATCTGTTGGATATTCATATGTAATTTCATATACCTTGCCGTTTAATGTCTGTTTTACATTCATCTGTGAAGTAACTATACCGAAATATTCAAACTCAATTTCTAATACTCCCATCTCTTCTGTCTTAAAACGAGTAGACAGATTATAATTCATCCAATCATAATCGTTCAATGTGAGGTATGTATTGGTTCTATCATCTTCAATTTCATTACTGAAAACCAAATCTTCACTTCTAATCTTTTTCAAATTCATTTATACTCATCCTTTCGTATATGTTATCCGACACCTGCAAATTCTCCATAATATTTCTGTCTCATTTCTTCTGCAAACTTTCCAGCTTCTTCAAGTTGCTCTTTAGGGAAAGTTCCTAAAACGACACATTTTTTATTTATTTGTATTTGCACTGTCCATTTTTGCATCTCTTTGTTCCAAGATACATTTCTATAACCAGAAGTATTATTTATGTTCTTTCCTTTTCTGTTCGTTAAGTTGTTTTTATTGGAAATTATTCTAAGTTTAGACTTTCTATTATCAAGAGTATTATGTTCGATATGATCTACATATTTTGTAGTATTCATTATGAATTGATGTAATGATACTATTTTATTTCTTGGTTGTCCGTTTTTACCACCTAAATAAACGGTTGCAAATACATAATAGCTTTTAGTATTTTTTAAATATCTTGAATACCATGTATATGGAAAATTAATTACTCTTTCCAAATCTTCTAAATCTATAATTGTCCAAAGACTTTCTTTGCCATTTCTTCTTTGTAATTCGATTTTTGCTATTTGGTGTTCTTCATCTACTATATAATTATTTTCTTTCTTTTTACCGCCTGCTATAATTATCACCTCTTTTCATAAAAATCAGATGAGTTGTTGCTTTCCTGTGAAGTTACTCAGATAAAATCTTCTGGAACATATCATCTACTGAGTCCAATAAGTCATATCTCTTATCAAATGCTGCTGTTGAGCTTCTTGCAAATTTACGCTCAACCATGTCGATGTAGTAAGTCACTGTTCCATCATCGCCCATATAGAACTCATTCCATTCATCATCAGACATCAATCTTCTAACATTCAATTGGTCGATGGCAAGATTATCAAAGCTAACTACTTTAAATTTCTCAATAATATCTGCAAGATTTTCATATAGCCAATTCTGCTTTACAACAATGTTTTCATGATCTTCTGAATAAAAATCATCACCACGTCTTAAATGCTTATAACCAAGAATTAGCATCTTCAGATTATTATTCTCTAAAGCTTCTACGTCCGATGGCTTTAATACCCCGTTGATTACATGAATGACCGCATTTGGATAGTTCTTAATAAGTTCGATAAATTTTTCTGTAGGATTTACAAGTGATACACCAAGACCATAGATAAGTTTTTCATTAACAAGCTTTCTAATAAGTTCTTGTTTTTTCTCAAAATGAATCTGATTTACCGTCATGTTTACAATAACTTTTCTATCTTTGAGTTTCTGTAAGAATGGAATTAAGTCAGGATGACTTGTAGCATCTCCACCACCAAGAGCAACTTCCTGATACGGATGAAGTGTGTTAATAAATTTCTCATTCAAAATATCTCCAAATTTTCCATTTGTTGTGCTACCTTCATGGCAGAATGGACATCCCATATCGCAAAAATTACAAATTTTTATATCCATATTCTCTGCAAAAGCTGGTACAAACTCATCATCTTCTGTTTCTCTAATCTTTGTTCCATCGCTCAAAATTGTAGTTTTAAAGTTACCATTTATGTATCTTCCTAATAATTCCATTCTTTGAATCCTCCTAAATTAAATCAATCATCGTATCCATATTTACCAAATGCAACAATTTTATCTCCACTTTTACTTGTATATCTATCTACAAATGTTTCAAGATTACTGTGCCGCCACTCCTCATAGGTTTTGACATCCTCGTCTACAATATTGTTCTCTTTTGCGTATTTGGTATAATACTTTTCTTTCGCAGATTCTGACAAGTCTGACCAATCTTTAGAAAATTCATCTTTGTGATTTTCATAGTCTTGTGCTGCATATTTCTTATCATCATCTGATAAACTATTTGCTTTTACAAATGACTCAGAACCCCATTCATCAAAAAGAAGTTCGCCATTTTTCCACTGTTCAAATTCTTCCTCGCTACACATTGTAAGTGAATGTGTGCTTGATGAGTTAGTTTCAAATACTCCTCGTCTAATCTGTCTTTTCATATCATTAGTTTCCTTTCATGTAAACTTCATAATTATCGAATTCTGGTTTTAAACCACCGTAATTTGTATAAGTACCCCAACTTGTTTTTTCTTCGCCTTCGTTGACATACATTCTGTCACTAAACCCATCTGAATTATCATTACCTGTAATAATGACCGAATTACCAAATAAGTATCTAAATAGTTTATCTGAATCCGATAATACATCATTGACAAAATCTTTTGTTTCACCTGAATGATCAATGTAACCATCAATATCATAATAATATCTAGTTTTACCACCATATTCCCATGAATCTACTTTTAGTTCTGGAAGAGTGTATTCAATATTATTGCTATCTAAAATATCCTTTAACTTCTGTAAATTTTCATCTGCCTCATCTTTGTCAAAACTTAAAATCGCAGTAATTAAATATGAAGCCTTATTATATAAACTATCATATTCATCATTTTCCCAACCAAATTCACCAATTTCAAAATCAATATGACTAAATGAATTATGCCTATACTCACTTTTTGTAATACAAATTGCATGTGTACTACTTGAATTAGTTTCAAAAGTACCTCTTCTAACCTGTCTCTTCAATTTTTTCTTACCTCCTTGATTTAATATTCTCTCTTTATAACCAATGAAACCTGAATTTACTGTCACTTGCTAATTAACATATTTTTTAATTCTTGCTCTCTATCGAAAACTAACTGACTATATCCTTTAAACCCAAGATCTTTTTCCAATTGTTCTATAATTGGATTTTCTACTACTTCGTAAATATGTTCTATTTCGAATGCTTCTAGTTCATCTTTGTAAACAATTCCATTTGCTAATGGAAATAAATCTACATAAAACCTTTTTCTCCAAAATGTTTTATGTCCTGTAAAGTCTTCTTCAATGTATCCACTTTGTTTAATCAATTCAGAAAATACAGTATCTTTATTTTTAAATTCTTCTACTCTATTTTCAGGAACTTCCCCATATAAATAGACATATCTACCACCAATACTATCTGCATATTTCCACATTCCGTTTATTTTTAAGTGTAAATATATTTTATGTATATAAACTGCTTTCATATTAATTAATCTACTTCCTATTTACCCATTCCTTAAACTCTTTGAAATCATCCTTTGTCATCACGACATCAGAATAATAAAAATCTTTATTCCTGATAATCGCCCAAATTTTCTTCAACTTCTCAAAGAACGGTCTTTGCTGAGTATAAAAATTACCGTTTGTATATGTTAAGAAGGCATAATCGCCATCTTCATAATCATGAATCTTAATGTGAATACCTTCATCACAACCACACTTGCAACTTACGATCAACTCATCATCTTTGAAATTCTTAAATACTGCCATTTTAATATTCTCCATTCTTACATATATAAATGATATTTTCTTCCAATCTGATCAATAATCTCACTATCCATTGGTCTAAAACCAATTACAGTAAGTGTTCTACCATCTTCTTCGGGTTCTAATTCTGTATGACAATTATCGTATATTCTCCAAAAGTCTTTACCTTCCAGCATTCCTAATTCTTCTGCCATAGTCTTAGCTTTTAGCAACTGATTCTTATTCTTGGCTTGAAGAACACATTTTGTAAATTCGCCCTCAATCCAATTGTGAAGAATATCTTCGTCAATATACCCATCGACATGACCATCTAAATCGGTATTATTTCTAATAAACCAACTGAGAAATGCCATAGAGCCGTGGCTGACTTGAGCTGCGAGTTTCCCAGTTGACATATCTAAGTCTTTCCTAACAATTATAATTTGTTTATACGTTGTGATCCTCCTAATATAATTCATACCAAAAAATCTTATGTATGTGTTGATAACCATTATGCAATTCACCTTTATATCTGCGAATTGCTTTATTAGACTGTCGTTTTAAATAACTACTTCTTTTACCTTTATACCATCTTTTATAATATGGTTTAGAATTTTTAATATAGCCAACACCTTTAATCCATACTTCATCTTCGTATGTTACGGCTTGAGGATATCCACACGATACTCTTTCTAAATATTTGAGATGATTCTGATGTTTCAAATATCTCTCACGTTTATTTATTATCTTTTTCTTAGAACGATTCTTATAATTTTCTTCGTCTTGTTCATACCAATCACTGCAATGACCAAAAGAATAAACTTTGCCACCAACTTTATCACACCAAACAAACTGTTCTGATTTATTGGTTCTATCTTCATCTGGATATTCACCATATACCGATTTATACATTTCTGTTCTTAATGTAAAATCTTCAATCCCATAGGGACAATCTCTACATCTCATCGAATTACCTCTTGTATTTTATTCTCTTAACTTCCTGCCGCACCAAGGACAATACACAATATACTCTCTCTGACGAACAAATCCATCATCGTATTCGTCCCATTCAGAAGTTTCAATATCCAAATAGTATTCATTCGTCAATGGATCTACATATATCTGATTATCAGGTGAGTCATAATCACAACGGTTACACATAATTATTCCCTCCTATAATCCTCCTTTGGTCTATAACCACTTTCGTCATTCCAAGATTCATAGTAATTTACTTTCATTTTTTCAAATAAATCTTCCATAAATTTTTCAACTTGTTCTAAAGTCCAATCTGAAAAGAACTCAAAATTCAACGCCTTACAATCTTTAAACATCGTAATCTGTGTCTCATATGTATATGAATAAGGTTTCCACCATTTATCTCGTCTATCAGCAGGTACATAACTGTTGTCCCATTTTAATATATCTATGAAATACTTCTTACCAAAATCATCATCATAGCGTTTCTGAAATCTTAAAATTACTGAATCATTATCAAATCGAGTAGGATTATATTCTTTAAGACCATGTTCTTTTATGTATTCATCTGTAATAATAATCACCTCTTTCTATGTATATATTCTCTTTTCATCGGTGAAAGATCCAAAAAAATGCTTCTTTAATTGGATTATTTATTCTCCCATCTGATCTACAATACTCTGCAACTTGTTAATATATATCTGAGCGTTCTTTTTATATTTAAGTTGCTTAATATCAGCAGGTACAAAAGCCAACTTCGATTCACCGAAAACATCATTATTCGAATAAACTTTCATAAACTGGTACATAGTTTCAACATCAATCCAATCTAAATCTGGTTGAAAACAAATCACATCACCTTTCTGTGGATGCAGTTTTCTAACCTTAATAAGTGTCTGCTTAAATAATTTCTTTTTCTGTCTATTGTTCATAATTTAATTTGTCTCCTTTACATTACTTCTAAATGATATTCTTCAACATATTTTCTTTTCTTCCAAAACTTTCACCACGGAAATTTCACATATTCTATTTCTATAACTCGAAGCATCTTGTCCTCATTTTTATCTCTATCTAACCTTAAAGCAGGTGAACCAAACATTGCTTCGGCTAATTCGTTAATAGAAATATGTTCTCCAAGTTTGTATTCCTGTTTGTGTGGTTATGGAGGATAATAAGAAATCACGTCATGTTGTCGTAATTCATATGTTCTCATACTGTTATTCTCCTTCGAATATTACTCTTATGGGCTTTATGGCTTCGTCATTTGTTGGTATAAGAAGCACTTTGTCATTTCCAACCTGATCTTTAAATATTTTTGGGGCTTCAACAAATGTAACTCTTTTTGAGCTATCACTATCCAGCCACTCTTTAAACTTTTTAAGATTTTCTTTTTCAGAAATTGCAGCACATGGACTTACTTTATCTATTAACTCTAAAAATTTTTGTCTTTCATCTTGTGATAACTCCATACTGTTATTCTCCTATTTCTACATGGTCATTATCCAACAAACCAAATTTTCGTAAATAGTACTGTTTGGTTTTATCATCGACTCTACAATAAAAATTATGTCTTCCTGACTTCTGCAAAGATAATGTATTAATATTAAGCTCTGCGTTCATAATAATCAGTAATTCGTTTAATGTAATATCATAGCAATGAAACGTTTCGCCTATTAGAAGCTTATAATATTTCTTCTCTAATTCTGTTGTTTCTTCCATATTGACACCATCCTACGCTTCTATATATTCCAATATCCAACTGTCGTATTTATTTTCTTTAATTAATTGCTGATATAAATTTATCCATTCTTGTGCTGAAAGACCTTTGTACCTCCAAACGCATTCTTTCCAATGTCTGTGTATAAAATGACCTCTTGTTTTTAACTCAATACATTTCACACATTTATCGTATAATTTCTTGGAATACCAATTCGATCTCCTTCTATTCCAGCCATTAATCCCGTTATCTATAAATGCTTCAGTCGGATCATATCTGCTTCTCATATCAGTAAGAGTTCTGTCGTATAACTCAGTTTTTGCATTGTATAAACAATGAAGCAGAAAATAGATGTCTTCATAATCATTTTTAAAATTCCATTCTTCAATATTTAAATCAAAATACATTATTCTTCATTCCTTACTACATTAAACTTAATTGGTAACATAGCCGTAAATCTACTCTTCATCCAAGGTTTTTCTTTTGTTGCAAATTGATCACCAAATTCTTCTGCTAATACAAAATCTCCGACAGTGTAGACAATAGAATATCCAGTTAAATCTTTTGGAATCTCCTTATTTACATTACAGGTTTTAAGATGAATCATTTTATCTATGCACTCACCCATTAAATCTTGAAAGAATACAAACGTTCCATCACAATTGCAACGCTGCATTGTGAAATATTCAAAATCTGCATCTGGATCATGCTTAATAATTACATTAAAATAAGGTTTGTCACCTTTAAGATAAGGAACATCTATTAAAATTGTTCCATCTTTGGTGTAAGTAATAACCGTAAATAACTCTCGTATATCCTGTTCAATCATGGATTCATATTTATTATTCTCCATGCCATTACACTGACCTGATGCAATTCGTTCTTTTACAAATTCTAATGATTTACTCATTGTTATTCTCCTATTTACTCACTCTAAATACATTTGCATCACCAACTGCCAAATCTTTTTCTTCAATAAAAGAATTAAAATACTCATTATTCTTAAAATTATCTTCTAATTTTTCGGTAATAATATCATCCAACCGACCAAAGAATTTTACAGAAGGATAAAACGCTGGATATTTCTTTAAACGGTATTTATTAACATTCCCTCTTAATACAGATAATCCATGTCTTCTACGCTTATTGTTGTTCCAATGAATAGGATCAGCATAGAAAGCATTTTTGTTTCTTTCATACTCTTCCTTTTCTTCCTTCGCTAATCTGTCAAGTTCTTTTTCTCGTTCAGTTTTTGAACGAGGCTTCATGATTTCTTTGACATTTTCTCGAATTATATTATTCGCTTTTGCTTTTTCTGAATTACTCATCTTGTTATAGTTCATAGCAGCTTCTAAAAATATATTTTTCAATTTCTCACCTACTTTCATAACCAAAAGAAACGTGGTTTTCCTATTGGTTTATTCTCCTAATGGTCTTTCATATGTAACCAATTTTTCAACAATCAAATCCTTTGGTAATAAATCTTTACAGAAATATGCCGTTGCAAATGGACTACCTTTTACTACAGAATCCATATGTTCTTTATTGTGATAACAAATTCTTGCATCAAAACTAAGAATCTGAATACCATCTTTGAAATATTTATATCTTGTTTTACCTTGCAGGGAATTAAGCGGTAGAAGAACCGCAAACGGTTTGTTGAATGAATAAAGTCTTTCTAAGACTTTATCTTTGATTGAGAAGGGTGGATTGCTAACTATGATATCCAATTTTTCAGGTTCGTAATTAAAGAAATCTTGACCTTCAGCTAATGAACTTCTGATTACATTGTATCCTTCCTCTTTTAGCCTGTTGTAGAAAGCAGACCAGTTTTCATCAAATGGACACCATATAATTTTATCCTTTGGAAGATATTTAATAATGTGATCTGTTGCATAATAGGGCGTGTATAACTCATTATCTTCCTTATCTGATGTTAAATATCCAATATTTAATGCCAATATTTGTTCACCTAGTAGCTGCGCAGCTTTACTCACATGTGAACGTTTTTCCTTTCCTTGTTTTGTAATTACATTGTTATATTCTCTTATTACTTATAAATCTTTGGTAATTTTTTAAAGGCAACTACATCATCTCTGAAGCAAACATTGTCCTTATAAATCCTTTTATCATTTAAATGAGTTTCATCGTTATATCCATATACTTCATATGTATTGTAAACATCTAATCGTCTATTATCTTTCCATCTTAGTGTCTTTTCGTCCCAAAATAAATCCATAATATATGCTTGTCCTGGTTCTTCGCCATATCTAATTGAGCATATATACCAACCACGCTTTTTAGGAATATGTTTAGGATATGCTTTCCATCTATTGAACATATTTTTACCTCCATAGGAAACCAAAAATTCTTGTTATTTTTTGTCCAAATAAACTATATTATCTACATTATAGTGAAACCCACCTATCTCTCCATTAAACCTACCTTTGACATACCACGCATAAGGACTGATACCTTCATTCATTTTCTCTGCAAGTTCATCAGCTTTTCTTTGATGTTCATCAGCTTCATTTTGCATAGATATTTTTTGAGAATCCCATATAAGATTTGGAATTGTATCTACACACTTTCTATACATCTCAGACTCTTTTATATATTCTCTTATCACTTTTGTCATTTTGGGAATATTGTCTTTTAATATTGGTTCATTGCTAAGTCCATATGGATATAGGATTAAAACACTTCTGTCTATACATTCCATAGATATTAATTCTTGTACACAAGACTTTGGTTCTATCAAATTATCACCTCCCAGATATTTATTCTCTTATTTCAAATAACTTTTCTACTGCTTTAACTCGCTTTGTATTGTCAATCGTTCTTTTGACTTCCTGTTGCCAAATACATTCCCATTCTGAAGGAGCTTCATGCTCACTGACTAAGACAATATTCCTCTCACTCATCTTCTCAGCCCAATTCCAAAATCTGTCATAATCAAAGTTCTTACTTGATCCATATTGTTTCGTACCCTTATATGGAATATCGCAATAAAATAAGCAGTCAACTTTATCAGAATATAACTCTTCATAATCTCCACATTGGAATTGAATATCTTCTAACCTTGGAATTTGTTCAATTAAATTTTCTTTTGCCTCTTTATAATAATTTCTTATTATGATATGGTCTGTTGTTTTACTCTTTGAATAATTTGTTTTTGCAAATCCACCATCATAAAATCTGCCATTATAACTTCCAAGAAAGCCGATAGCACCGATATACCAATCAGGATATGTATTTAATCCTTTATTAAAACATTCCCTTACTTCTGAATAATGTTCCCTTGTTAATTCATCTGGAAATTCAGTAATTTCTTGTACATTCTTCAGCAATGCAATCAAATATTTTTGATTATCTGATGCGATTTTTGTATCACACTGAACTTTGTCGATTACATTACAACCACCGCAAAATGGCTCTATGTATGTTTTGACATTATAATCTCGCAATCTTTCTTGAATAATCGGTAAAATGTTATCAACTATTCGAGACTTTGAACCCATATATTTCATAAATTACTTGGAGTAAGGAATTCCTTCTTGTGTACACGAACCTCGTCTCCTTTCATTATTTATTTAAACTCTATCTTGTTTCTTTTTAATACCTTAACTGCCTTATCATAATCAGCTTCAGCTACCTTGATATTTTTCATCTTAGTTGGTTTTGGCTTAATCCAATGACGACATTCTGTAATATCTTCGTCATGCCACATCAAACCGCTTTCACAATATTTGTGCCATTGACAGTCATTATTGCCACAGTTACTCATTTATGTATTCTCCCAATCTAATGCCTGACCGCATTGATCACAATATTTAATGTCGGTATCTTTGTAGCCATCGTCACACAATAATTCTCCGCAAGTAGGGCAATACCATTCAAACGGAATTCTCTCTCCGCTATTTTTTACTTTCTTTGGTATCTGTTTTTCAAGCGCTTGTATTGCCATTCCATAAGCATTTTCAAAAGAACATCCCCATGAAGTATCACATGGAATTGCTTTGCCAAGTTCATTATAATCATATTTTAGTTCTTCAATAGCTTCATTCTCTGTCATTTACTTCTCCTTTATAATCAGCAATTCTCTTACTTCCAACTTCAAAAATATCCTTGTCCTTCTCAAAACATATGTAATTTCTACCTGTATTCAAAGCTGCAACTGCAGTTGTGCAACTTCCTGCACATGAATCAAGAACTAAATCTCCTTGATTGGTGTAAGTTTTAATGAAATATTCACAAGCTTCAACAGGCTTTTGGCACTGATGCAAACTACTTTTCTGAGTATCCCACTTGAACTGCAGAATATCTCTTGGATATCTTTGTGTACTACCACCGCCTGAAATGCCAGTCTTTGTAGCACCATAACAGTTACCATCTGTCGTATGCTTTGTATAAGAATGAACAGGCGTATGTCCTTCTGTCATTTGTGGATTGTATGTAGGGAGTTTCTTATAGAAAATCAAGACATTTTCGTGTGCCTTCATAGGCATTTTCTTAGCGTTTAGATGACCAGTTGCTTTGGTCTTTTCGATAATCCATTCGTAGCGATATAGCTTTTCATTACTACAAGCGAGCCTCTTATCAAATGGTGATTGCGCCCATAATGCAATGCAACCATTATCTTTGATAATTCGATTGTAATGAGTCCATAAACCATCTTTTTTGTTCTCATAAAACCAATCTCTTGTATACTCAAGACTACTATTTGTTACTTGAGCCAAATTAAATAGATCTGTTTCATAGAAATATTGTCCTGATAACTCGACATAATCATTTAACGGCATTTCACATTCCCAAGAATTATTAGTCGTATTATAAGGTGGATCTGTGAAGATGAAATCGACCGATTTATCATCAATCTTTTTCATACCTTCAAGGCAATCTTCATTGTATATTTTATTAATTTCTAACATTTCTTACTCAGAGCAAATCCAGATTTAATGCTGCAGCAAATCTCTTGCTCCTTTCAATGTATTATTCTCTTCTTATATGTTATTTAACAAATCAGTAGCATCAATCTGAATAAACAAGCTATTTGCTCTAAAACCATTTTTATCAGAATTTTTCAATTCATCTATTTCTTTTTTTAATAAAAGCTTTGGAGAAAGCTTTTTTAATTTTTCAAAAATCACTTTGCCATCTTCATCATCTTTTAATACCTTTGTGATTTTTAAATGTCCATTAATAACATATACTTTATTATATTTCTCAACGTCTTTTACAAATAACGAATTGGTTACACCACATGAATATCCACAGCTTCCATCTTTATAATACTCATAATCTATATATCTAATTGGATATACTTTTCTCATATCAACCATTGGAACTTTTTCAAAATTCAAATTGCTTGGAGATATTGATTTAAAATCATTCATATCTTTCTTATTTCTAAAAACACCAACTGGTTGCATATAATCAATCCCATCATACGTTTCAATTCTGTAAGCTATATACATTTTCTACCTCCTAACTTCCTATGAAACTTCGGTTTCCTATACTCTATTCTCCGTCATATAATTTAACTGTTCCGTCTGAATTATAGATTGGTGTCATACTATCACCCTGAATCCAGTAATATAAAACATTGGTGTTTTTATCTACTAAAATTGCCCCATAAAAATTTGTTTCAATAACCTCGAAATCACATAATTTTGAATTTGGACTCTTAATTGTCTTATCAATATTGACAACATTGGTACATCCAGTCATTCCAAAGCACAATGTCAGCACTAATGCAACTACTAAAATTTTCTTCTTCATATGATTTATTCTCCTTTGTTATATCCAGTCTCTTCAAGAAACTCGTCAAATTCCTCTTTTGTCATATTGTTTGGATAATACATATCCATCACCATATCAAACGGCTTCAAATAATTATCCAACACATCCTCAGCATCTTCTTTTGCTTCCTGCATTTTCATATTGATATAATCTTCTCTCGTCATATTCCATGCTGTAGGACAATCCGTGACACTCGAAAATCTACAATATAATCCATTTGGTTGCTTTGATACAAATCCTGCCATATTATTCTCCTAACTCTTTCAGTGCATTAACAAGTTCAGTAAGTCTTGGATTCTCAGGATGCTCCTTTGCCATCTTTTCATATAAAGCAATATTATTCATTTTATCAATCTCAGACTTTAACTCTTTTTCAATAGAAGCTTTCTGCTTTGCGATTTCTTTCTGACGATTTTCCTCATCAATTCTTGCATTATATGCGTTCATATTAACTACACCGATAACCTGAGCTGTAACACCTTTACCATACTCCTCAACTGTTTTAATTTCTTTTAAAATTCCAAGAACTCTATTATCCTTTCCTCTCGCATTTACAATCAGATATAATGGATGATTGGTATCATACTTAACAATTTCATTAATATCTTCATCATATAAAGCAAATCCATAATCCTTCTGATTATAACCATCTACTAAATTTACAATTGCAACTTTACTAAATCCTGTCATTTTATTGTCCTCACTTTCAACTTTTTCTACTGATAAAACGTTATATCCTTGTTTTCTATTTTTTAATTGAACCATAACATATTTCTGTGTACCCATATTATATGTATCTATAACAAATCCAGTTTGTCCCTTACTATTACAGGAACTTTTTATTATCACTTTATCATTTATCTGAATATTCTTCATAAGCTGCACCTCCTGTCATTTTATTCTCCAAAAGAAATCTATGTTTCTTTGTAAAAATATCACTATATATAGTGTCTATATTTTCTATAAGCACTATATATAGTATCTTGTTTACGCCTGGTACACAAAACTTGGCATTGGCTGTAATTTAAACAGATTTTTCTCATGCATTGAATCAATCTTAGTTTTTACTTCCTCGTTTGGCTCAATTCCATCTCTGATATATGCATCTAATTCAGCATAAGTAAATCCAAGGTTATCTTCATCAGTCTTTCCGCAAAGACCATCGGTAGGTGTCTTATCAACTAATTCTGACGGAAGTCCCAACTCACGACCAATAGCTTTAACCTCTGTTACTGTAAGCTGAGATAACGGACTGAAATCACCAGCAGCGTCACCATATTTTGTGGCGTAACCTACCCAATTTTCGGAAAGATTACACGTATTAGCAACACGACCATTTACTGACTGAGAAATAGCATATAATGTAGCCATACGAATACGAGCAGGAAGATTTGTTGTTGTCTGAGGTGTCGGTGAAACTACACCTTCAAAACTCTCTAACACTTCATTGACAGCACCCTCAATATTGCACGTAATTCTAGTGATGTCTAAAAAGTCAACCAACATTTTTGAATATTCGATATCACTTTGTTCTCCTTGTGGCATAAGGACTCCAATTACTCTATCCTTACTAAGAGCTTCTACACATAATGCTGCCACAACACTTGAATCCTTTCCGCCTGAGATACCCACTACTGCCATACAATCTTTACCATTCTGTTCAAAGAAATCCTTAATCCACTGAACGCAATCATTAGTTGCTTTCTTTACATCAAAATTACTCATGTCTAATCTCCTCTCTAACTCTCATAAGAATTTTTCCTAAATTATTTTCTCCAACACCATTCACTGTGCCCCAAATTTTATCACCCCAAGTATTACCTTCTTCGAGATGCTGATTATCAGTCTCAAGTAACTTTGCTTTGAGCTTTAAATTTTGAGTAAATTTCGCTTTTACAATTTCGTACATAACGTTGTACTTCACATCTTCCCAATCAGATCGAAGCTGAACTCTTCTGCCAAGTTTCTTTGCAGATGATGGATCTAAATTCGTGAAACATTCTCTATCTGAAAAAGTTTTTGCTGATTGAAAAGCGGCTTCATTATTCAAATATGTAAGTCCTTCATATGTAACAGGAGAAGAATAAAAGTTGCTTAAAAAATAATATTTACCTCTAAATTCATTTATCATCCTTTGTCAAGCCTCCATAATTCAACATTGCAATCATAAAAAATATCCTCTATCATTTGATGTACTTCCTCCCAATTTGCACCGCCACGAACACAGCCAATTTTATATGGCATTGCAATACTCATATTTTCCAAAACCGCATATGATCTCAAATTTTCAAAACATTTTCTTAAAGAATTAATATCTGTATACTGTTTTCCGTCATAGCCATATGATTTTTGTGCAAATAAATTTGCATATATTCTTGCGTCAATATTAGACTGAAAATATCTAACAGAACCCAATAATTGTTCAGGTGTATTAATCGAACAAAAACTATGATAATCTTTATATACTTGCGCATCATAATCACGGATCGCTTTTGCAACACCAGAATTAAAAGCACCTTTGCAATTAACCTGGTGCGCAATAATATCAGTGTTCGAAGTGAGCAAGTCTCCATCAATAATTTTAATCATTACTTACCTCCGTACATTCTGTTTCTGATATCCGCAAATGTATCTTCTCTTACTAACTCTCCATCTTTAAATACGGTAGTAAGTAAACTGTTATCACTCATTTCAAGTAACTGATCTTGACACTTTAATTCACCGTTATCATCGTATACTCTACAACATCCTTTATGAGATTTCTTTAAGTGACTCGTATCTGTCTTAGGATCTTTGAAAATCATTAACTTCTTACCATCAATTACTCCATATGTAGCTTTCATTGCAATACCAAAAGTATCTCTTGTAACAACAATCATCTTGCCATTTTCAACGATTGCAGTGAAGCAAAAAGCTCCTACACCATAAGCAATATTATTAGCTGCGAAACCACGCTTTTCTAATTCTTTCCAAATAGTTTCTACATTAGAAAGTGTGCAGCCATCACCATAAATAATACCGATATGCGGATTTAATACCTTATAACCTTTACCATTTACAGAACCACCAAAAATCTCCCATAACCTTTCAACTGTCTTAACTGAAATCTCTACAATATCACCACTATCAGGACGAACCAAGAGCTTTCCATTATGATTCATAATCTCTTCTTTACACTGTGGAAGAATATTATTTACCATATTCCAATAATCATAAGTATCTGAAACCATACTAAATGATGTATTTGGATATAACTCTGTTAAAAGTCTCTTAACGAACGTAATCTCATCTCCATCAATTGAGAAATTAGCCCCCATTACAGAATGCTCAGTTGAGACAGCACCGATTCCAATACCATTATTCTTACAATCGGCATTGTAATATCTATCAATATAATTAATTGCTGGAATTGTAGATGTCTTATTAAATGAAAGCAACCATGATGCCGAACATCTTATAGCTTCATCCATACAAGACATTCCTCTCATGCCAAAATCTGCACAAGCCATATTTCCAGGCAACCCGTCTGTTGTCTTGTTATACCAATAATCTGCAATCTCACGATACATATGACCGATAGTTGCATGACAACAAGGCTTCCATAATTCTACCTGAAGAATACATTCGATCCACTGAACAAGCCAAGCAAATTTATCATCCGTATTTGTAATCTCAATACAAGGAACACCCATAGGAACAAGTGTACCTTCTGGTAATGCTCTAATCTCAAGTGGTAAATATCTTAATCTGTGAAGCTCTACAATTTTATCTAAATCATAGTTGTCTCTACCAATCTGTACGTCCATCGAATCTGTATAAAGAGTTAGCATCTCATCTTCCGATAAATCGAAGAAATTTTTCTGAAAATATCCCATTAAATATTCTTTGATAAATGCCTGTAATCCAAAGAAAACCATTTCATTCTGATTCTCTAACATTGATTTTCTAGGCACCCAATACGACACCAATTTAGTCAAACCATTTGGGTACATGCGATCATGACACTGTTTATAAGTATCTGATAATAATAAAGCCATTGTGTTATCCATAATTTTAAACCTCCATAACTGTAATTTTTTCATGACTACCATTAAATAAACTGTTTGTCGTAAATAATCTGTTCACTGTATTATTCTCCAAAGACTTGATCAACGTTCCTTTTTCTTTATCAAGAATTGAATTCTCTGTATGTGTTGCATACGCATAAATCTCAGTTACACCATGTTTCTTTAATTCTTCTGCACTATAATAAAGTGAACCGCCATATGCGATAATATCATCAATCATTAACACAGCTTTATCCTTCAAATCAATACCATTTGTTCTAATGTCTAATCCAAGGATTTTACCAGTCTTCCAATCTCTCTTCTTTTCACCATAACAATACGGTAACTCAGGGAATAAATCTGAATATCTCTTAGCTGCACCTGCATCTGGAAAATAAAGTACAAGATTTCTCATACCAATCTTTGAAATAGCTTTATCAACATACTCTTTTGGATTTTCTTTTACACAATTATTGAGTAATGCAGTAGAAACATCGCTATGAGCATCTAAAACATAAACTGATGAAAATCCTAACCAATTGATAAAATCGCAAAAATACTTCAATGTGAATACTTCATCATCATTTTTTACTCTATCCATTCGTGCATTAGGAATATATGGAAGAGACAAATAATAATCCACATTAGTAAAAAATCTTTCAAGATGTTTCTTTACTAACATCAGATAAAATATCTCATCGTTACTCTCATAAATCCATTCAATCCAAATACAAGGAGAGCCATCATAAGAGTCTTCCTCAATGTTGTTTATATCAATATTTACTCTTGGTGTTCCATCTGGGAACTTATTGATTGTTACAATATCGCCATTAATTTTAATCATATTCTACTCTCCAATCACTTCAATCTGACACATCTTCATAGTTGCTAATGCAGCCTTGTGAGTATCAGGTGTGACACCTGCACAACAGCTTGCATCTACTGTAATATCAATCTCAGGATAGTTTGCTCTAATAATAAGTGCATTTGAAATCACGCAGATATCGGTGCATAATCCGCAAATCTCAACGCTTTCAAATCTAAAATCATCCCAATGAGTCCATCCAAAAGTAATTTTGTCAATCAGAATGTCATTATCAATATCAAAATCTAACTTATCTGAAATCTGCCAACCAGCAGTATTCTTTACACAGTGAGTAACAGGAAGATGTATACCTTCATATGTCTCTAAATAATTCTCGGGATGTGTGTCTCTTGTAAAGATTACCTGTTTACCAGCATCCTTGTACTCCTTAATTTTCTTTGCTACATTTGATACAATCGCCTGTGCTTCCTTTGTACCAAGTGTTCCATCAATAAAATCATTCTGCATATCTACAACAATTAATGTTTCTCTCATTTTGTTACCTCTTTTCTTTGTTCTTTCATTACCAAATGGCTAACGTTTACTGCTTCTCTCATAGCTTCTGCAAACTCATAAGCACAATCAGAAGTAAATCTTTCCTGCACTTTTGCAATATCATTTGTATCAACTTCACTATGAATTCTTGCGTCAATAATATATTTTCCGTCTTTACATTGAATATCTACCATTGTCTCATCCGTTCCTTTCCATATCATAAAAGCAGCATAGACTGAGCAATTCATGATTTCTATCAGTCAAATAATTTACCTTTTCAGTTAATTCTTTATTCTCTTTTTCAAGTGCAGCTATTTTATTTTTCAATATATCTTCTGTTGAAAACTTCTGAGTTCCAATCTGCTTATAATCAGACGAAACAGTTTTAACAGAATAATTGCTAATGTAATCTGTTGTTCCATCGGAATATTTAATAGTTGGTTCAAAGAATCCACGCCTCTTGCACTCATCACAATGACAAATGGATGAAATATATCCAACTTTGCCATCACTATTTTCTACATAATCACCTTCATGAAATTGAATATCTGTTGTATTATTCTCTTCTGGAACAATTGGATCTCTGAAGTTAAGTTTTAAATATCCTTCACCCACATTTTCTTCACTAACAAATCTATACCCAAGGTTTTCGTATTTCTTAATTGTATCTTTTGCTTCACATATTTTTACACCAACTGTCATCTATTTATTCTCCTCATCTTCGCCTAAAATTTCCTTTCTTAATGAGTTCCAACCATCATCATAACCATCGCAATATTCATCCATATATACATCATTGTGTGTCTCATCTGGCAATTCTTTTAATGGACACCAATTTGGTTTTTCTTGACAATATCCATTTTCACTATCAACTATTCTACAAAGAGTATTATCATTTGGCTCATCCATTAATTCACAACATGCTTCAATACCTTCTTGTATTTCTCTACAAAAATTACAATCACAACAAGTTCCAGGCATATCTAACACTAAAATAGCTTTACTCATACATTTAATCCTCTTTTCTTTGTTTTTATATGTATTTATTCTCTGAAAACTCAGAAGAAATTCCGCTTTCTTTCGGTCTTGGTTTTTATACAATATATAGTATTTCTTGCAATTCCTTGATACTATATATTGTATATTATTTTAGTTTTCTACTGTCATAGATGTTTCCCATACCATAACCATGAGTGCAAGCCATTAATGTGAAACAAATACCCTCTATTCCAATAACTCTACCGCCAATAAGACTATTCTCACTTACAGTTCCAACTCTTTGTACATCGTTTTCATAAGTTACATTTTGAATAGAGGGTAAATTAAAATTTTTTGCCACCGTATACAAGTAACTGAACCCACCAGCATTACCTACAGGCTGTGCCAATAAACACATTGCTACATGATCTGAATCATATACTCTATTACCCTGACGAAATTGCTTTCCAAAATTTATTTCACCGACACCACCAACTAACTGTGGTTTATCACCACAAGCAGAACTTAATCCACTTGTGGCTGATGAAAATTTACCATCTTCTCATCTGTACAAATATATGTATTGTCATACTGAGCCTTATATAAATGCTCAATCAACAAAGAGATGCAAGTTGTCACTATACTGTTACCGCTTTGTTTATATCCCTGAGTATCAGACATTCCAACTGCTTTACAGTTCTCATAATCAATATCATCGAATCCCATGAGCCTGTGGCACTCTTTTGGCGTGAGCTTCCTCACAACTCTTAAATTGTCTCTTTCAACTTTTGGTTCTGTATTACCGCCACCACAAGTATGCATAGCTGGTGCAATTCCATCTTCGCTATATACTCTGCGAGACTGTTCATGCATTCTCTGAAACTTTTCGCTGCATAAATCAGCAATATGTATTGGTTCGTTTGAGTCGGCAAGAATCTGTTTTGGCTGTTTATAATCGGTTGCCACTAAAGTACCCATTACTGAATCCTGCTGATAAACTAAATCTCTGTTACCTAATCTGGTACAATTTTGTCCAATTGTTGTTCCTACTACATTCTTTTCAAATTTTGGATCTGTTATCTGAAGTCTTTTCTGTACTTCATCAGATAAGAAATATTTCTCCAGAACACTGCTATCTGTTTCTAATAAATCCTTTAATCTGATTCCTGTATCAAAAGGCTGTGGAAATTCAAAAGACTTGGTATCAATATCCTTACGAATAGAGATACAGAAGATTCTATTTCGATTCTGTGGAATACCTGTATTCTTTGCATTGATTGTCTGATAATATGAGTTATATCCCAAGTTATCAAGCCGAATCAGCCAATCCTTAAAACTGTCAATATACTTCTTTGATACAAGAGCATCTACATTCTCCATAAGCAAATACTTTGGTAATGTATTATTCTCTTTTGCTTTTACAAGAAGTCTCTCAACTTCATACAATAAACCTGAACGAGTTGATTTAATGTTGTGGTTGCCACAATTAGGGCATGTATAACGAGTATCTACGTCTAATTCAGATGGATCATATTCACAACCACAATCATGACATGTCCACTTTAATCCTTCCTGCTTACCGGCGATTGACAAATCTGTACATGGAGTCGAGTATGTAAGTAAATCACTATATGGCAGTGACTCAATCTGCATCATATCGCCAAGATTATGTGAAATATGGTCTGCTAACCAATATTTCTCAATACCTTTTGCCTTGTTCTTCTTTCGTGAAAGCTTCTCCCAATCATACGGAACATCTTTCTTAAAATCATATCCAAGTCTCTTATCTGTAAGCTGTTTTACCATTTCTTCTTTACTTGGATAATCTTCATAATTTTCAATCATCTCATTAGTTAATCCACAATGAATTGCAGCATAACTAACTACTACTTCTTTGTCTAAATCTGCTGTTGCAATCATATTTGCATTGAAGAGATGAGTATTATCAATTCCCTTCATCTGCGCACCAATACCACTGCAAAGCTCAATTACACTTAACTCACAATAATTATTTTTTTCTTTATTCTCTGTCAAAATCCTTTAATCTACAGAGATTGCGCAATCATTTATCCTAGAATTTACTGTTAATTCCTTTCTTCTTAATTATTTTATTGTAAAATCCTATGGAATTTGCACGTCTGCAAAAACCATAAGAAAAAAATATTTCTTGTTACTTTTACTTTTGGGAAATTTGGCTGAGTCGCCAAGATAGAAATTTCTATGTATGATTATTCTTCGTCTTGAAATGATTTAATTCGATTTTCTAAATAATCAATCTCATCATTCCAATGGTCTATTAGCATGTCTTCGATTTGATGCTTTGCATCTTCTATACTGTCTGCAAACAACGTATCATATTCAACATTTAGTTCTTTTGATACATATATAAATATGTTTTCGTCTGTCTCATCTTGTACAAAACCAGCTACTACATTTTCATCATCTTCTTCATAAAATTGACTAAAATGTAACCTGTAACATTCCTTACCAAAGTCATTCTTTTCACCTGTTTCCCAATATTTCTTCACTTTATCACCTCGCTTAATTTGGCTGATCAGCCGTGAATAGAATTACTTCTATATTAGATTATTCTCTATTTGAAACTTTTTTAATTCATCTTGAATCATCTTCTGCATATCTTCTTTGTCAAAAGATATATTTGCAACTGGAATAACTTTTGCATTTAGATTAACATCACCAATAATAGCTTTGTCAAACGCTTCTAAAAACATTTCTGCAATTTCCTTTTCATAATTACCACATATACCTTTGAAATCAATATCTGCAATTACTCTTGAAAAGAAATCCTTGAACTTGCCAGCGCTAAAATCTCGTTCATATTCTCTCGGAATATCAATTGTTATTTTCACTCTCTCACCTCGCCAACTTTGAACCATAATATGTGATGTGTACCTTCACTTTGAAATACTCACCACAATTATGACATTTTACTTTTACTTCTTCACACCAACCTTGTGTTACCAAATTCATCAAACCATATTCCATAAATCCATCTTGATATTCTTTCTTGCAATATGGACATTTTGGATATGTAAATTTACTTTTTCTCATATTTTACCTCGCTTATTCTCTGTATGGTTCAGGCAACGGCATCCAAGCTTTCATGCCACCATTAATTCTTCCCCAAAACCATGTCCCATCATAGCGTTGTCTTTGTACTTTTGTTACCATGCCTCTATTCGTAGTAACAAGTACATTAATTACTTTCTTACCTTCGTATCTTTTATCATCTTCGGGCATTTGTCCTTCGACACATTTAATCCATTCCAATTATTCTCTCACCTCACTGTCCAAAGATTTCCCCAATAATTTTCAACTTAATACTCTGACCAAATTCTGAACCAGCAGCTTTTGGATGACCACCGCCACCAAATAAACTTGCTACATCTTTACCAAGATCAATATCTTCTTTAACGGTTCTATAAGATACCGTACAACCATCAATATCAATCATTGCCACAAAATCAATTTCAGGATGCATTTTACAAAGTCTATTACCTAATTCACTAACAAACCTATCTGCAAATACAAAACCACAAACCTTACCACACATAGGACTGGTAAACATGGTTTCATTCTTCTCCTTGATATATCTATCAATTTCATCCTGCTTAATCTTCAGAACAACCTCATCTTTAGCAGATAACAATGGGAATATTTCACCACGTATCTCCGAAATACACCAATGAATAAAATCATCTCGACCATACAGATAAAGTAAATCGTTCACCTGCTTACAAATAACTCCATCTTCACCAAGTTCTGACCATCTCCAAGTGTCATAATCTCTCACTAATTCAGCAAATCTCTCTAACGCATTATTATTCTCTAACTCTTCACTCAGGCTACCATTCATACCTAACCAATGATAAAACAACATAGTTCCCGATGTTTTAATTCCTTTGGAATCTTCGATAACTACATCACACCAATCATACTTATTTAATCCAAGAGCTGTTGGATGATGATCTAATAACTGAACATTGCCTCTTTTATTTAGCAACTCAGCAGTTTCTTCATTGACACGAATATCGGTAATATAAATTGGGATTGTGTCGTCCTGTTCTGTTTCCAAATATTCCTTTACAGTTGAATCAATATTGTCGTAATCACAGTATGAAATATCTACATCTTTACCAAATGCAAGTTTTGCCAAAACTGCACAACCGATTCCGTCTAAATCACTGTGGCTAAATAATCTTACCATTATAATTCTCTCCTAACTTCATCCATTCTTTTGTTGTCTCAACATATTTAAGTAACTCACTTTTCTCGTTTAGATATACACCTTCAATTACTAACTGTAAAAGACAATTCAGTGTATTCCCTATTTCTTTTCCTGGCTTATATCCAATCTCAATCAAATCATTGCCATTAACAGCCAAATCTTTCAGTGAGAAACATTCGTCTTTCTGTAAAACTTCCTCTAAGATATATTCGATATTGTCAATTTTCTGAAGCCTACTCTCTTGCTCTGTATAAGCCTGCGCTTTAATATCAGCTCTACGAACATTCAGTAATCTTCTAAATTGTTCTTCTCCAATCTTATTGAGCCATCTCTTGATATACTTTTCACCCACTTCAAAAGTTGCATCATGATAATAAACAAGCTGCACTACTTTTTCTCTTGTATCATTATCAAAACGAAGTCTTTTCATAATTGTATCAGTCATATCAGCACTGACTTTTCCATGCCCTTTAAAATGTCTAATGCCATCCTCACCGTCTTGATAACAGTGTGGCTTTCCTATGTCATGAAAGAACACCGCTAATGACGTAATTAAATCTATTGGATTTAAGTCTTCTTCACAATCACAAGAATATGCTTGTACTGCATGTACGGTATGATTCCATACATCATACATGTGATATGGATTATTCTGTTGAAAGCCAAACATATCTTTAATTTCAGGAATGAACAATGAGAATACTTCGTGATATAAGACCATTTGTACACAGAAATCACTCGATGCAGCAATTTTACAGAACTCACTATTGATCCTTTCAATAGATATATTCTCCAAATTCTTATACATTTTAGAGATATTCCAATCTGTATCAGGTTCAAGGACAAATCCCAGTTGTGAAGCAAACCGAATAGCACGTAAAATCCTTAAAGCATCTTCTGAAAATCTATCCTCTGCTCTACCAACACATCTGATTTTATAATGCTCAATATCTTCCATGCCATTAAACGGATCTACAAGTCCAACTTCATCATTGTATGCCATCGCATTGATTGTAAAATCTCTACGCTTTAAATCTTCTTTAAGATTTCGTGTAAATGTTATGCTATCAGGTCTACGACTATCTGAGTAATTACCGTCAATTCTGTAAGTGGTACATTCATATCCTTCACCGTCAATTATAATGGTAATAGTTCCATGTTGTAATCCAGTTTCAATAATTCTTTTATCCTTAAATACTTCCATCATTTCATCTGGTGTGGCAGAAGTTGTAATGTCATAATCGTGAATTATTCTGCCAAGAATACTATCTCTTACGCACCCTCCAACTAAGAAAGCTTCATATCCATTGTTTTGTAGACTATGGATAATTTCATTTGCACCAGATGGAATTTCAATTTTCAATCTTTTCATCCAAATTCACCTCAATTTTTGGTATATCAATAAAATATCACTTATTCGTTATCATATCCAAAAACAACAACTCATCTTTCTTCAATGTGATATCATAATCTTTCCACTTTTCCATCAACTCTCTTGTATCAAATCTATGCGGAACAATGATTGCATAGCCATGTGGAGTCTTATGCAATTCGTGATTATCCAATTCTGAATAAAAATAAATATCGTCAATAAAATCTTCTACTTTTTCTTCATTGTCCACATCAAAGTCAAACAACCATTTACTCTCGTCACGATTTTGTACTTGCTGTGCAACTGAAGCTAATGTACGATTAAGCTGTGTCATACTTGGCTTGTCTCTCAGCAGACGAATAATAAATTCTTCCCTGATTTTCTCTTCGTTCCTAGAATTAACTGATCTATATAATCTTGTCTGTTCACCAGGAACTCCTTTAGTTGCAAAACTTTTAAATTCTTCAATTATTTCGTCTTCATTCTCTTTATATTCAAGAATTGTCTTATCTCGTTGCTTAAAATTTGGAATATCCTTATTATCCTTGTTACGAGAACGAATTAAATATACATATAAATTTGACATTGTATTATTCTCCTTCTAAATAACAGATTGGTACTTCTTTTGTAAGCCATACATCATTTTGAGATAAAAAGAATTTATATCCGTCATTATACATATCTTTTGCTCTAACCTTATAAATAAACGGTTCTCCATGTCTACTGCCAACATTTGTTGCTGTTTCAATATCTTTTGATAGATGGACATATAAACGACTCTTGGATATTAACCCTTGTTTATTGATTGAAGAGCAATATTTAACACCTGTTCCATGATATAAAATATCTGGTGGCATACACTCTTTCAATTCTACATCGACTTTTACAGAATGACCTTGATTTGCTCTGATAAGCGTCTTCTCTCGATTAAATGAATATCTCTGTTTAGAATCTTCTTCTACAATTTTTTCAAGCATTTTCATTGTAATTGTCTGAGTTTTATTGATTCCCTTTAATAAATCTGATACATTAGCCCAGCCATGTTCGTCTAATGTGATGCCAACAACATCAGGTCTATGTCTAAGAATTAATGCTATGTATTTGCTTAAATTATTTTGCTCTTTATTCGTCATAATATTGTCTCCATTCTCCAATAAGCCCAAAACACTCTTTTTTAAATTTTTCTAATACATCTATCAAAGCTTCTATTTCGTAAGAATCTTTGAATATTATCTCAATTGTTTTAGGTTTAGATATATCAATATTATAATCATAAGGCAATGGCTTCATAGAACAATTAAAACTGACATTCAAACCTTTATGTGACAATTCTATTCGATTAACATCTTCTTTGTTTCCAACAACTTTCAAAAGATTTCACCTCCAAAAATCCGCAAGAAATGTGCGTTTCTTTCTAATGTAAAATATATACCATATATAGTATATATTACTTGTTTCTAATACTATATATGGTATATTCATAACAATTACTCACTTAATTCTGCAAGTGCCTTATCAAGATCCTCATCAGACATGTTCTCAAGTGCTGCATCCTGTCTCTTAGCCTTGATTTCAAGCAATCTCTGTCTCATCTCAGCATTTTTCTTAGCGTTTTCTCTCTTCTTTTTCTCATCCAGCTTCACACTAACAATATACTTAACAATTTCAATCTTGTTAGAAATCTCCTCGTCTTCCTTTGACTTAGTATTCAGAAGACTTTCTTCCTCAGACTTCTTTGCTTCTGCATTGAGTGTCTTAAACACTGAGTCCAGATTTGTGAGAGATAAATCCCACAAATCAATTACGTTAATCATTCCTCTGAATGGGAACTGATAGTTTGCTCTTGTTGCATTGATAAATAATTCATTGTTTGTCATAATAATAATCTCCTTTTCTAATTAAAACTTAATCTTCATTACACGCTCTGTTGCACCCTTAACCTTAACAACTAAATCTGCTCTCTTTGTCATGGAGAATCCAATTCCTGAAAGCTGATCATCGGTATCTTCTACATGACACTTAGCACCTAAAGCCTCAAATACTCTCTTGTGCTTTTCAAGGTCACTCTTTAAGAACTCATTGTAATAGCCATTAGGACTTTCGTTGTTAACACAATCCTTCAGGAAGAAGAATAAATGTCTGTGACCAATTCCGTCCTGTTCGTCAAAATAGTTTGGACTATAACTGATTACTGATACAGGAACGAACTGATTTGTATTTACACCCCAAATCTCACGGCTTGAAATAGATGAATTTCCTGCTAATTTCTCCTTAATTGAGAAGTTTCCATTCTCATCGAGTGTTACTTCTGCAACCTGAACCTTTTCATCAGTTCTCATTGACTTATCGTAATCAAACTTGTAAATTTCTCCATTAAATTCAATCTCAGCTCTAAATCCATGCCTTACGCTTCCTGAATACTGATGTACAAAAAACTTATAAACACCTGGTTTCATTCTTGACAGGTCTTCCCAAGTAATATTCTCTACTGCAACCTTTCCATCTGGATGAACAATATCAACGTCTAACTGACCACCCATTCTTGAAACACTTGGCTTTCTACAATTACTAAAGAAAATTTCATTCTTATCTGGCTCAATACAATGTGCATCAAGATCGTGATTATCATGACCATCTTCATTCCACATGATTGAAAATCTGAGTACACCGTCAACATTACCGCCAGCAGCTTTTACATTCTGCTTCATATCAGAGTCAGTAATGTTGCCTGAATAAGCCCAAGATAATCCATTATTCCACTTGAACATTGTCTTAGCGTCTGGATTAACAGGTGCAATCATAGAAACAAAGTTCTTCTCATGCTTATTCTCTACAAAAGCTTCAATCTCCTTTGCAGTTGGAAGTACCTTATTAATGAAATCCTGTGCTGAAATCTCTTCAACCTTAGAAAATTTCTTAGGACTTACAGCGACATCCTTTTCCATCTGACCAAAAATATCATCTGCACCAACCATTCTTCTTGCAGCACTCTTATTTGAGAACAGTACATTATTTACAGTAATATCATTCAGATTAGCAAATCTTCTCTGTAATGAATCCATATATCCAAGTTCTGTAATGGTCTTCTTTGCATCCTCAAGCATCTTCTTTGTAAAAATAGCCTTTGGACGCTTATAATTGCTTGGAGCGACAATCTGCTCATACTTCTTAACTGCTGTGTCAAGATCCATATCCTCACTTACATTAATAAGAAGTGTTCCGATAGAATGATTTCTAATTCTTCCGATAGCCATACCTGCTGTTACCGACTTCTCCCAAGCATATAAATCCTTTTCAGTATCAGAAGTCAGCTTATCATATTCCTTCTTATACTTCTTGAACTCTGTGAGTACGCCTTTCCACTCTTCGCCCTTGTAAAGTGTGTTTGAATTGATAAGTTCAAGAATTGTATCAAGTGCTTCCATAGTAATCTCATCAAGAGAACGCTTAAATACATTTCTTGTATCTCTGAACTGTCCTTTAACTTCCTCATTAGAACGACTACTTCTATTTACAAACTTATTTGGAAGCTCTAAGAAGAAATGATCCCACTGATGAGACTTTCCATTGATTTCCTCAAAGTTAAAATCTGTACCAATCTTAGGGAACTTAGTTGTATAAATATCTGTAACTGTATGAGCTTTTACAAAAGCATCAAGTGCATCACATACTGGTTGATATGTTGTATCACCAAGATTCAGTTCCCAAATCGTATGAATCTGGTTGTCCTTGATCGTGACAGCAGAACCAATATTCTTAATAAACTGTCTACAACAACTACAATCATGTTCTCTACGCTCTCTGAAAATCTCATTTGTACCAGCAGGGAAGCTATCAAGATATGTATTCCATAATTCATCCTTATCTACATTTACCTCAAATAAATGTGTTGCCTCTTTCTGCATTTCATCGAAGTGCTTCTGTAAAGCCTTTTTAAACATCATAAATCCATCCATATTTTGTACCTCTTCTTTCTTATATTTATTTTTGTTAATTGTTTCTATTGTTATATTCTCCGTTTATAATCCCAATGAAACGAAGTTTTACTGTGGAATTTAATTTTCGTCCTCATCAAAATCTTATGCATCATATAATTTTTCTCCGTTACCCCACCAACTAGGTTTGTCAGAACCCCATTCAGTTTCATTATTAGTCCAACATTCAATTTCTTCACCATCTACATCTACAATTGGTGTAGCCCAATTTGAACAACCATAGACATATCCGTTATAATACTTGCCTTTTGCATAAATAAGACCACTCGTATTATTCCAATCTTCCATAAGTCCAGCGTAAATTATTGAATTAGGATGACTTTCTACAACCTCTTTAACTTTATTCCAATCCATAAATTTCATTGCACCAATAGGTTTTGTTGCTACTGCACTTGCTCCCAAAAATCCCATTGCAAAATCTGTATAGCCTTTCATATAAATCTCCTTTCATTTTTCCAAAGAAATCGAACTTTCTTACCAAAACAGTTCTTCAAATTCGCAGAAATATTCTAGTGAATACCACTCTTCTTTATCTATATCATTTTTGATTTTTATACAATCTCCATCAAAACCAGTAACTAAATATTGTTTTCCATCTGTTAAATTAAACTGTTCCCCTCTATTATTCGAAGTAACTGGTTTCCCAATTTCAATATTGACTATATTTTTATGCATAACACAATTCATAATTTTCACCTCACAATCCAAAGAACTTTACTTCAATATTTCTATTCTTATTTCTGTTCCTTCATAATTACCTGTTATATGCCTTTGGACTACAGATATTCCCTCTTGATATTCATTAATAACATTCTCTAAAGATTCCATAATGTCATAAAAGTCTTTAAGTAGCCAAGGATGTGTATAAGATATATGAATTCCATCACATAAAAATCTCCAAAGAAAATCTTTTGCTTCGCTTTTACAACGCCACTCCTCTTCATATTTAAATTCCATAGAACCAACATAATCATAATATTCAAAATCATCAACTACTACGTCTCTATTAGTACAGCCAAAATCTTCGGCATTCCTTAAACTGTAATCACCGTCTGTATATAATGTATAACTAATATTTATTTGCATCTTCTCGCCTCACAATCCGAAGAAATCGACTTTCTTAATAATCGTTTCCTATCAAACATACAAAACAACTGCACTCCATACAAACACCATGCCCAGTTTCAGAACATTCTTCTGCAACTTCACATAATTTTTCAGGAATTTTTGTTACATAATATCCGTTGTCTCTTAAAAATTCTATTGCTTCTTTAATTTTTGTTTCCATATTTACCTCTCTATACTTTCTTATATATTTTGCACAAAAAAGCCTTTATTTTAGCTATCTGTGCAATGGTTAATTAAGTTGCAAACAATGACAAGCTCTTAATAATGGGCGAAAACTGTATCATTTCTGGTTCAACGTACTTCGTTTTCCAGTCAGAAAGGTACACGAAATAAAACGTCATCCTTTTTATGAAGGCGAATCTGTGTCCCATTCTTCCCTATGGCTGCTAACCTCTCATGTCTAACAGGATCATCTTATTTGAAAGAGTCCTAAATTCCTTCGTCCAGCCTACCCATAGTGGGGTGCCGCCTTTGCTCCTATCCAGGGTCATGCCCTATAAAGTATGTCTTAGCGGCTTCGCTCTGCTTTGTCATTGCCTAGAGAGCACTCCTGTAATCCAGCACCAATTGAATCCTTGGCGGACGTTATCTGTTACAGCATGTGCTTTTTTTATGCTGCTTCTGGTCTGATGATGTCCTTCCGGAACTTTTCTTCATCAAAGTCACAGCCTGTTTTCAATACTACATAGAAGATCCGTATCGCTTTACATGCAACTGCTATCTTTGCCTGCATCCCTCCGAGCGGTTTTTTTGTCCTGTTCCTGTAATAAAGGAACACATCCTGAAATGCGGGATTCCAGGTCATCAGTGCACGTGCCGACTCATACATTGTTCTTCGCAGTTTTCGTCTGCCCCTCTTACTGATTCTTGGCTGACCTTTCTTTTTACCGGAACTTTTCTTGACTATTTCCAGCCCTGCAAGCTTCTGTATCTGCTTCGGATCAGTGAAACGTCCGATATCACCAACCTCTGCTATAAAGCCAATCACAGTACTCATCCCTACTCCTTTGATGGCGAGCAGTTTCTCCACATTTGGTACTTCTTTTACTTTTTCTTCCAGATATTCATCTAATCTTTTTAGCTGTTCTGCTTTAAGGATGTAGTCATTTACAAGAACCCATATCTCGAGTCTTGCAGCTTCACCTGCTTCCAATCCCACACTATTCTGTGCAGCTTCTACCAGGGTCTGAGCCCTCTTTATTCCTGCCGCACGCACCTTTGCATCACGCCATATCTGATTGATTCCACCTGCACCGATTTTAAGGATATCTTGTGGAAGTGGAGCTTCTCTAAGAAGCATCAGTCCACTGGTTGAATCCCAATCGGCATAACACTCAAAATACTCTGGAAAGAACTTCTGAAGCCATCCCTGTATCTGATTTGACAGACGTACATGCTGCTTCATGATCTGATCTCTGCAAACAGAGGCCTCTCTGATTTCTGCATATACACCGCTTGGAAGATAAGAAGTTGAAAATCTTCCATCTTTCACAAGCAACGCTATTGTCTTTGGATCCTTTAAGTCACTCTTTTCAGGACTGTTATCATCCAGTTCCATACTTCTGTTTACTGTAAACGGATTAACAGTTACAAGCTGAACATCATGGTCTTGCAAGAACTTCTGAAAAGTAAGCCAGTAGCAGCCGGTAGGCTCACAGCCAACAATAACCTTTTTCATTTCAGTTTTATTCATGAGTTCCTCTGTCCATCGAAGGAAAGTAAGGAATCCCATTCCGGTGTTGCTAAACTTAAATACTCTTCTTGAAAGTTCAAACCCTCTCCAGTCAAACGCTCTGCAGAAGTGAGTTTGTGATCCAACGTCCACTCCAACAATTAAAGTGTCACTTGTTACTTGCTTTAGTCTGTCATTCTGTGTTAAATTCATTTTGAACCTCCAGTGTTTTGATTGTTTTGTTTACATCCGCCAAGATGCAACTCAATCATACCTTGAGGTTCTTTTTTATTCAATTGGTATTATTTCTGAATTACAGGAATGCTCCTATTTTTCCAAAGAAAGAGAATTTTCATCTCAATTCTAATCCCATCTTTTCTTTCAAACATACAGCTTTTTCTTTCGTAAGAGTTCTTGATAAAAGTTCTCCGTCAACATTATAGACTGTAATAATTTTAAAGTCTAAATCTGAATAAAGGAAAATATCAATCATCTCAATATTTTGTGTTGTTACAATATAAGGTTGTTCTTTTCTTGCAATTTCTACCCACTGTGGTAACTCACTATAATGCGTTTTTTCGTCGGGATAATAAACCATATAATTATCTATGTCTGCATTTAGTATCTCTTTTGCATATTTTTCAACCAAATTATTTTTTCCTAATAATAAAATCATCTGTTTCTCACCTCACAAATTACCCACGTTTCAAAAAGCTTTCAAAGCTATTTTTCATATATGTATAGTTAATTCTTTGATCTGTGCTAAAACCAGAACTATTTTTCTGATACTTTTGAATCCACTGTTCAAAATCTATGTCTTTTTCATTTTTACAAGCATAAGCCATAAGCGCAACTAACGCTGTTTTACACTGCTTGTACACTTCCGAATCAACTCTTACGCAATCATCAATCATGTTTTCATAACATTCAATGTCTTCTTCGATTACATTTGAATTTACATTTTTCTGAACAAACGAAAGTGTAGTTTCTTCTTCGACATCTTCTTCTTTAATATTCTCTGTTTCTTTTGTCGTTATTGATTCGTTGGCTAAAAAATCTTTTAAAAGTGTTTCTAAAATATGTAATTTGTCTGTAATCATTCCTTTATCCTTTGTAGAATTGCATGTATCAATTTCCGCAAATGATAAATTGTTTGTTTCTTCAGTTCCTTTTGGTTTTCTAGTATGCTCTACAACAACTTTTACGTTCTTTAACTTCTCAAAGTCGTTTAAGAATTCTCCAAATTTTTCATCGGGGTATCCTGTTTTATCAAACCTGTCAAAAAGCATAAACCATATAAGTGCATTTTTCTCACTAAACAGCTTTCCTGTTGTCGGTGTTACAATGTTATACAATCTATCAAGATATTCATTGAACTTATTAAACATCTCCTTGGTTGCATTCTCATTTAAAAACTTTCCAAGCTGCATTGCATTTCTTTTCCACTGATCAAAGAAGTTAAGACCCATAATTGTTTCATTTACAATCTTATCAATAGTTCCATTTCTATCTTTAACATCGGAAAATTTTGCACAATCGCTAAAGAAATCATGTCCAGATAATTCTTTAACATCTTTTGCAACATTGCACATATAGGTGATTGTTTTTTGGGCAACGTTCATTTTCGCTCCACTGTTATATCTAACAATATGTCGCCCCACTTCTTCATCACTACAATCAAGATGTTTTACTACCTCTACTGGACAATTATTAAAATCTTCCTTTAATCTTTCTGGTAATTGAGCATAACTTTTTCCTTTTAAGTCAAAAGAAACGATTTCATATACTGTATTACCATCTTCATCTTTAACAATTTTTCCATTTTCATCTTTTTTTACTTCTTGATACTCAATCACTGATGGATTTATTTTTTTACCAAGTGCAAATTTACCTGCTTTATAATTTTCTATTGTGGTACATCTCTGTAATCCATCAATCAGCCACAAGATAACACCATTATCTGTAAGCTGTTCACAAATCTTAATTGGATCAAAATCTTCATTCTGAATAACGGTTACTATAAAATTATCTCTAACCTCTTCTTCCCATTGACCAGATTTTCTCTGCTGTGGATGATCATTTCTCAGATCTTCTCTTTCAATCATTCCACATATTTTAGATGCCATGCAGGTATCTTTTTTTACCTTATCTCTTATTAATTTCATAGAATTTTTCCTCCCATCAAACTCTTTAAAGGCTTAGTTTTTTCATCAGAAGTAATCTTTTTTAAAAGATTGTCATAATGAAATGATTCAATATGTAAGATTTCACAAATCTCTTCTTTTGTGTATTTATCAGCAAGCATCATAATTATCTTGTATTGCAAAGGAGACAAACTATTCAAGTAATCATTAACTTCTTGATGCCATTCAGATTTTGTTTCTCTTATAAAAATATTCTCCACACGAAAATCTGAAGCTATCGTATCTCTAATTTCCTTTCCTTCCTCTGTCGTTACATCTAATGTTAATGGTTTAAGAATTACTTTTCTTTTTTTCTTCTCTCCATTCTCTTCGTAGTACTCATAAATAATATCTCCATTTCTATCCCTTGCATAATTAACACGTTTATCTCGCATTCTATCTCTTGTCCAATCTAAATACGAGCGTTTAATATTTGTTGTCAAATATGCTCCGAAATTATCATTCCTTGAGCAATCATAATTTTCAACTGTCTCAAGCAATACCTTCATCGCATCACTTAACAAATCATCAATTTCCATATCTGCAACACCCTTCATGGATATTAGCGGCAGACAAATTTTCTTTAATTCTCGTAAATCATTGCGGCAATATCTATCAACTATTGCCAACTGATCGGGTGATAAATTTGTTTTTTTTACTGTCACTTTCGCATGTCTCCAATCATTTTTGTCTCTAATATCTCTTTAAAATCCAGTTCATCATCTTTGATTTGACTATGTTTTGTCTCTGAATAACACTTTGGGCATCTACAAAACTTTTCATGCTTGTCCTTAGAAAATGACATCACACCAACCATAGATATGTAACACCTTTTACAAATCACCATTTTCGTCCACCTCCACAACTCGGTATGTATATTTACGATCAAATAATCCATCAATAGCCTTTTGTGTACGTTCTCTGCTGATTTTTGTATCATCAATTTCTTCTAAAATACTATGTATGATTAACATTTCATCTTTGAGTTGTCTTCTATTTCTTCTATTCTCTCTTATCTTTTTATATACAAGCCAAGCAGAATAAAGATCCTTCGGTGTTTCAAGTTCAATACTATGTAAAGCATCCATCAGAGCCGCATCAGAAGTGTGTAATTCATCTTCCAATTCAACATATCTTTCTCTTGCTTCTTTAAAAATATCCGAACATGCACCAAATTTTTCAACCCATTGCGTAATATTATCAGAAGGTTGATAATCTGTGTTTTCGATAATTTTCTTCGACTCTTCTTTTACAATTTTCTGAACAGGTGTTTCCATTTTAATATCAGGAATACACTCTATCCGAAAATTCAGATTTTTAAGAGTCTTTGGAAGCGACTTTAGAATATTCTTTGCTTTCTGTTCTGTAAATTTCCCCATATTTTTTTCTTTGCATGTTTCAGCTTTACCATTTTCACTTAGTCGGATATATACATTTTTATTATTCTTTATAACAAAATCCAACTATATCATCTCCTCTCTTTTATTTTTAATGGATCATGTCTGACTTGAACAGACGACTTCTCGGTTATGAGCCGAGCGTTCTAACCAACTGAACTAATGATCCAGACCGACATATGGAAGGTATATATCAAATAACGAAACAAAAGTATATGTCGGTTATGTAACTCGTTAGTGAGTTATTCTCTATAAGAACTTATGCAGCTTATAGACTGCACTTACAGATAATTAATCTGCGTTCTGAGGACTCACTGGGTAGAAAATCCCCATAACAGGGCATACTGGATTCGAACCAGTGAATACATGAGTCAAAGTCATGTGCCTTACCTCTTGGCGAATGCCCTATAATATTATTCTCCATATTCAATTGTGCAAATTAGGAATTTTAATTGCAGAAAACGCTTGAAACTTGACTTTCTTTCGAAATATATGTAAAATAAGTACAAGCGATATTTCGCTTCTGCAATGGCTTAATGCTGTTGTATGTATTTGGTTGATAGAGTCAAGTAGAAAGCTGTTGGCGCAGCGTTTGAATCGCTTGGCTCTATCTTTTTTTTATTACTTACAAAAAACATGATACTCCAAACAAATGTTCTTGTCAATCATTATTTCGAACAGATGTTTGTATATTGTTCGTTTTTTCGATATTTTTTATCATATTTCGAGTCCTATAATCAGGACTCTATTTGGGGAAATTTGATATTGTGCACCATAAATTCTTGCACCCCATCTAAAGAAAGTAACCCAAAGAAATCATTATCTTGATAGTCAACCATAGTCGCTTTGTTGATTATTCTTTTCCCCTCATCAATAGTAATTTGTCTTGGTCTTGTATGGATATAAGTGACTCCATTAAAAGAATCCATCCAAATCATGCCTGGTGCCTCATCTATTCTTTTCTTTGCTTCTTCCTTACTAACGAACATTATGCAAGTACCTCCTCCCAATTAATGTTTTCCCCAAAAAAGAATGTATTGTAACAAATTTTATTAATCATGTTTTTTTCTTTTTGATTTGTTACCATTCCCAATTTCTCTTCTACTTCATCCTTTGATATTGTGATTGGTTGCTCTCCTAATATCATAGAATATAAAGACAATCCATTTATATTATTAGCTTTAATACAACCATGAACAGGCATGTTCTCTTTCTTAATTTTACTCGTCAAAGGCATTACCGTTATAATAGTTCCATGCTTAGTTCCAACAGGATTACTTACAACTACATATGGACGTTCCTTTGTTTGAACTGAACCCGATCCTTCATATTTTATATTCGCTTTAATAATATCGTATTTCCGTATATCCATATGTACGTCCTCCTCTCTTTTGTATTTATGTACTTTGGATTACCTTTGATATTTTGAATTATATACTTTACTATATATATTGTCAAGTACTATTATAAATATTTTTTATATTTATTTTTCTGTTTATATATGCTATTCTATATATATAAAAAAAACAAGTGAGGGTATCATATGAAACTAAATATCAAAAACCAAATGGATAAGGCGGGGATAACACGTTACGAACTTGCTCAACGTATTAATGTAACTTATCCTACTATCGACAAAATATACAAAGGTGAATCCACTTCCATTAAACTTGAGATTCTTGAAGCAATTTGCAAAGAATTAAACTGTACTCCTTCTGAAATTTTAGATTCCGATGACCCACAAATGATCCGTTTATTGTCTTATGCTAATAAATTAAAAGAACTCAAGGACGATAAAAAATAATTATCGTCCTTACATATTTATATTACCCTCAGCTCATTTGCCATATTAATAGCTGCCTGATATTTATCAACATCATCAGTCAACATACGAATTATTTTCCCAAAATCATCAGACTTTAGTGAGATAACTGGCATATTTTTAGCTATCTCATCTCCCCTTCCAGCCAATACATTATGAATGAATTCTCCATGATCATTGATTAACTGTCTGTTTTTCTCTTCTGTTAAGCCAATATAATTCATTGTAGTCTGAAGATCACTATGATTAAACATTTTCTGAAGAGATAACATGCAATCAGGATCAAACGGATGTGTTTTGTGTATCCAGTACCCCCATGATTTTCTTAAGCTATGCGTACTTATAACATATTGAATATCGGCGTCTTCTGCCGCCTTCTTCAGCTTCTTTCTATAATCGTCCGTTTGCCATTTTACTACATCATTATATTCTATAACATAATATAAATAATCTCCAAGACTCTTGTATTCTTTTTGCTTATGAAAGTCATCCAAAATTTTCTGCTTTCTCTTATCAGAAAAATCTTTATTTAAATAACCACACCAAGTTTCAATATTCATATAAAAAGGTGTATTAGGATGTCTTAACAGCCATAATGTTTTAGGCATATAACTGAATATATATTCATTATAATGTTCCATTGGGTCAATTTTGACATGTGATGAATAATTATCAATAGCTTCCCACACCATATTACTCACAGGAAGATTAGTAATCTTTCCTGTTTTCTGTTCCTCAATAGTATCAATCTCGCTTTTACGTTTTCCGTTCTCGTAGTATAAATCTGACCACTTCATCATCACTGTGTCGCCGATTCTCCTGCCGAGAAGTAGTTCTAATAATGTGATAAGATATCCATCCCATTCATTATTCTTTTCAAACCATTCCACAACATTCTTAATATCAGACATATTCCAGAATGGCTGTACTTCCGTTTTTCCCTTTTTCTTTGTTGCATAATCTCTTGTCTGTGCCATATTAACCAACCTCTCTTTCTATATACATATTCTCCGTTTGCCATTTAGGTAACAGTTCATTGTTTTTATCATAATATTTTGACTTAATTTTCTTTGCATATTCCATACGCTCGTCAAAATCATCGCACCACCTAACCTCAAGATTTTTAGTTCTCATTTGCAACTTTGTACATAGACAACACAAATTTTTTACATGGTCTTTTTCTCTCATATTCGGTCTACGCATTTTATCACCAACTTGATTTTTACTAAGACATCTTAAACAGATAAATTCACTTGATCTGTTTGTATTGTCATGTCGTTTACACATATTTATCACCTCATATTCCTGCAATAAAAAAGAAGCAGTTACTTTTCTGCTTCTAATATTTATAATATATCTTTTTTATTTTATGATTTTTTCAAAATTATCGTCTACCATTATACGGTCTGGTTCGTCGTTCCAAACATTTACAATAACGCTTGTATCTTTTTGAAAAGTCAATTCGTACCAATGACAATGATTATCATCAGGATAATTATCTTTGTCTGTTACTATATAAATATCTCCAATATTAATTGTAAATTTGGGGTTACTCATCTCAAGACATTGTGAGTTAACTTCTTGCTTACATTTCAATTTGTCACCAATATTATATAACATATCTACCTCCACTTGAAAGCAATTTTTCTTTGGATTTATAATCCAACCAAACTTCCAAACAAATTCATTGCTTCCTCTCTCGTATATCTTTCCTTATTGTATATTACTGTTGTATCAAACTTATATTCTTTTAATTTATTTCTATCTAATTTGAATACACCATATGCAATCATATCATTTATTTCGCTTACTCTAACAAATGATTCTTGTGATGTGTTTTCTGACATATTAAAATCTGAAGGATATACTCTTTCCATAATTACACCTCCCATTTGAAACAATTCTTTCATCTCTAATGTAAGCAAACATTGCTATCCTCTTTTAATTTAAACAATAAGCCATCTGTAAACTGTTCACATTGAATTTCGTCATCCTCGGTTACAAATTTCAAAATCTCCTGATATAATTCTTTAGTTACAGTAATATTAACATCAGAATGTTTTCCATTATCTCCGCAATATATTGGACATTTTCTATGGAATACTGCACCAATTTTAATTTCAATCGTTTCTCTTTTATGTGTAGATGGATTCTCAACCCACTCAATAACAGATTTTGCATCATTGCTCAAATCGTTCCATTTCATAAAATCAACCTCTCTCTCGTTTTTTTTAATACATGAAATCGTCATTTATTGCCAAATAACTGCTTTCTCATGAGCATACACGCAATCTTTTGCAAATTTGGTCAAGTCCGACTTTTTAATTTTCTCTTCCATCTATAACCTCTCTTGGTATTAAATAAAAATCTCCAATCATTTCTGCAATATGTTCATCTGTCCATACTGGTGTATCTGTTTCTAATATGGAATCTTGATACCAATTTTGCAAGAAATCTTCATCTACAGCATTTTCTTTTATAAATTCTCTTGTTGTCTCATTAGCATTTCTGAATTTCTTCATTATATCACCTCTTCCAATCTTCCAAGTAAATCATTCTTTCTTAGTTGAAAATAAACTGAAAATCTTTATCATTTATTTCCACTGTGATAAGTTCTTTATTGTTATCAAGAATATCTACAACTGCACTTTCATATTTTGCATATGCTGATGTACATTCATATTCCTTGCCCTCTGTAAAGTGGTCGTCTGTTTTTCTACAAATAGCTTTATTATTTTCCATTTTTCTACCTCCAATCATCAAAGGAAAGTTAAATTTCTTTGCCTCTATGTTCTATGAACCATCTATTTGCTATTGTATGAGTCAATTCAATTTGAAGCATTAATACAGTATTTACTCCGAAATCTTTTTCATATTCTTTTTTAATTTCCCCCAATTCGTTATCATCTGGAAAACCAGATATTTTTTCTGCTTCAAGAAATTGTCCGTATAATACAGATAATTCTTCATCCGATTTTGTTTCAAATATATTCACATGCATAATGATTATTCTCCCTTCTTAACTTGAAACTTAGATTTCTTAGTCATTAAATAAATAATCTCTTGCATATTCATCTCCAAATTTATCATACATCCATTTTCTATAATCTGGTGTACAATTACCTGAGTGATGATATACTTTAACATTATAATCAGTAATTTCATAGTCATCATCAATTATAAGAGTTGCATTTGGATCTTCTTTTAATCTCTCTTCTTCAAATTCAGGAATCTCCACATATCCCTCAAGCCCAATAGAACGTTCATCTCTTGTAATATTTAGTTCATTGATTTTTCCGTCTGAATCAATGAATAAGCTATATAATTCTCTTAATTCTTCATCAGTTAATCTATTTGCATATTTCATAAAATAATTCCTTTCTGTTTCAAAAGAAAACTTGGATTCATTGGCTATTATTTGTCTTCTAAGTCCAAAACATTTTTTACAGCATCTTTTATATAATCCATTTCAAATTTGTAATTCACCATTTCTCTTAACGATTCTTCTAATTTATACGAAATGGATTCTTCAACTACATTTCTCACATAGTTTATCATAACCTGATCCCATTGATTGTTGCAGCATTTAGACACATCTACATCGGAGGCTGCATCCATATTATAATCACTCCAATCATATTGTGTATTCATAAATGTTGTAGATAAATCATTGTCTTCACACTTTCCATACAACCATTCTGCAACAGAAATCGAATGTAACTCTTTGCCAATTTTATTAAACACATTATCATCTGTAAATAACCAATATTCTTTATCACTTGACAAATAGCAGGTTTTTTCATTATTTAATCGTTCCGTAATTTCGTCTGTTAGCCATTCAACACTCACAATTTTCATGTAATTTATCTCCAATCTTCAAATGAAACTATTATTTACTTTGTTCTCTTTGTTGACCATCAATCTCAAAATTAGATTGTTCTTCCATGATAATTCCAATACTTTTCATATAGTCCTCTTCTAACGTAAGCACTGTCTCAATTGTATCTTTGTCAATATTACATCTTTCTGCAATAAAATTTATTGCATCTTCCCATTCATATACTGGCGTATCATTCATAATACTATTCTCCTTTCTACATTCTACACAATATCATTTAACAACTCAATCGCTTCATCAAGTTTTTCACTCGCTTCTTCCATACTATCAATTGCATCTTCAGAATACATTCCTCTATAACTGCTTTGTAATCCTTCTGGCATATTGTCAAATGCATCCTGTTCTTCGCTTAATATAGAAGACAACTCACTTGATATCTGTTTTAGTTCAGATTGTGTACTTTGAAGTTTTGCTTTGAGCATATTTATCTTTTCTCTTCTATTCTTATTCATTTTGCTACTCCAATCTAAAAACAATCAACACCCCATACTTTATTTAATACTTTCGGATCATCTGGTATTTCGCCACATGTTTTTGTCGGGATATTTAACTTATTATACTCATCCTCACTGATTTCAATTCCGTAATCACCAGGAGCAGATTTATTAAAATCATCTCTATAGTGTGGCGATTTCTCTTTATAATAAAATTTATAATAACGCCCATTTGCTCTGTTGTTGTCATATCCCTCACATAATGTAGCGATTACTTTTCCTGTGCTAATTTCTGTTGTTACATTTCTTCGAAATCGTGGATCATACTTATTATAAGCAAGATATCCATGACTTAAGCTCCATTGTTTATTTTTTTCATCATTAGCTGACATTCGTTTTACTTCATCGTCAAAATTATCCCGGTAAACCTTGCCGGAATTTACACCTATTGTAAGATCATGTCGATTTCCATATTTGTCTTCTTGTGTCCATCTATATGTTTCTTCTCCATTGACATAATACTTACCTGTTCTACCTATACAAGTTACATTTCCATTTGAATCTAAGGCTGTCGTATTTCTTTTCGTTTTTGCATCATCAACTGCACGTCCTACGCTTGCAACACCTTTTAATCCTAACAATGCTAACATTTCTACTAGCATATTCATCAACCACCTTCCTATTTATTATACCTATCTGCCTTATTGTCAACATAATCTTTAAAGTCGTAACGGTTTTTTCCATCACCAAATTTCTGATTGTTTTGATTTTCTCCGCTAAACACACCTGAAAGCCATAAATAAATCAATATCGCTAATACAAACCCAATCAACTCTGCCATAATAATTACCTCCGTTTTTCTTTATATTATATCATGTCTTGTATCCTATTAAAATAATTTGAAGTTTCTGATTTATCGGTTAAACATAATTGTAATAGTATATTCATGTTCACTTTCAATCATTGCCATTTTAACTCTAGTGTCTTTTTTAATTTCGTCACACAACATTCTTAATTGTTCTCCATTTAGGTTTTCTTCTGTTTCCATTATGGTTGTCATACCTTTGTATGTATCAAATTCACCTTCAAGCCATTTAATTCCATATTTAATATATTTTTTTGCTAACAATTTATAATCCATAAAATTAACCTCACTTTCTAAACCAAGTAAATTTCCGTTTCATTTACTTTAATACTGATTCATAATATCCAATTTCCAAATCATCCAGTCCATGTTCCTCTGCTGATTCAGAATCTTTAAGAATGTCAAAAATCATATCAATTGTCATATCCAATGTGTATGATTTCCAATACTCTTCTTTTGTGATATTGTCATCTTGTGAACCAAGAAAGTAAAAAGCATTATCTCCGATTTTACAACAGATGCCTAAACATCCGAAACACTCTTCTTCAATTGAAATAGTCCCATTTTCGAAACCATTTTTTATCATGTCTCTTGTAATCATATTTTACCTCGCTTTCTAACTCAAAAAATCATCGTTTCATTACTTTCCAATTATCAATATTACTATCATCAAAAAATTGATGCACTTCATATTCTGTTATTGGCGTAATTCCATAAACACCATCATAACCAAGTCTTTTTAAATCATCTTTAATAAACTCCTCGGCTTCTTCAAAAGTCGGTTCATGTTCTGCTTTTATAGCAATACTATATTCCGCATCTACCAATCCTCTGCATATTTCACAACCATATTCTTTATTTTCTTTTGCCTTGACACCACAATCTAATTCATAAAATTTGTAATTACTCATATAATCTACCTCCATTCTTCACAGTAAATCCTCATTTCATTATTATTGTCTAATTTCCATAAGCCCATGATTATAACAATACTCAACTTTTTTCATCATATACTCTGGATCATTACTGCATAACATAAAATCTTGCCTTAATTCTGATGGATGACAACCCTTTCCAAGACCTTGTTTCTTTCTTACTCTGTCATTTTTTGTCTTGTTGTGAATACAAATGCTATTGTATGAGCCAAGCCATGTATTAGGATTCCATTTATTTGCAAATACGCAAAGGTAATCTTTTCCAACTGTCACATCATAATATTTCTGGTTATCGTTTTCTCCATATTTCCATTCATATTTCATAATACTTTACCTCCATTCTTCTAAAGAAACTCTTGTTTCATACTTTGCATTCTCTATATTCTTTTTCAGTTAATAGTCCTTCATCGCACATATCTTCAAGCGTTCTATATACAGCATTAGCTCTCCAACTTGCATATGAAAAACCATCAAACTCTCCGATAAGTGCATCTCTGTTTTCTTCACTTTGTTTTTCTAATTTTTCTGCTAATATGGAATTACGAAAGAAATATGCTTTATACATAGCTGCTTTAATTCTAAGATTCTCAACTTCATATTCCTGAGAAACTAATTTCTCTTGAGCTTCTAATAACTGTAACCCCATATTCCCTAATGGGCTTCTTTCAATTCTGTTTCCAAAATAAGTATAATTCATAAATCATCACTCCTTAATCTACCTGAATAATCAATCTAATCTGCCTTCCACCTACACAATCAATAACAATTCCGCTATCTATTGTGATATATTCTTCCGGATAACGACCAACTCTTTTAATTTCAGGTGCATTGCCAGTTTTCATTTTGTCATTGAAGAAATCAAACAATTCGTTCTCAACAGATTGTCTTGTGATTTCCATTACAACTTTGAATCCGTCATGACAAAATCCTGTCTCATCTGATAGCCAATCTGAGATCTCTTCAAGTGCGTATTCTCTATCTTTCTTGTACAGTTCTTCCAATTCATTTGGAATAATCATTTCCGTTGGAAGTTTATTGAATATATCCTTGTTTCCATCTGTGTCCCATTTAATATTTATTGCTTTTAACATAATCATCAACCGTCCTTTCTAATTTACTGGAATAACATATTTTTTACCCGTTGCGTTACACTTTGGACATGTTTCAATTCCATTTATATAATTTTCTGCTAACCATGCTGCGCCGCATTTTTTACATCTCATCTTCGTTGACCAACCACCATTCTTTTCGCTATCAATAGTTCCATAATCAACAAAGCCTACGATTGCATCACAATCAATTACTCTAATTTCCATCGAATCAACTCCTTATGAAATTGCTATTTCTTAACCTATCAATTTTTCTAACTCTACCATCCGTTCATGCTTAAATCCTAAAACTGCAAGTGACTGATTAATTCCTTCTGCATAACCTCTGTGATTATGTGCGGTATTTTCCAGAACATATCTTTCCGTTGCATTAGGATGTCTTGCAGCTACATCCAATTTGTCTTTTGCATCAATCGCATATTCAATAGCTTCATTCAGTAACTTTTCACATTTAATACTTTCTAATTTTGTCATTTTCATTACTCCAATCTATCCCAAATTCCATGTTTTAATAGGTGTACTCACTGAAATATCAAAGTGTTCATCATTCCGTAAATCTTCAACCTCTTTTCTAAGTACAATACGCTCAAATTTATTCTCTTTAATTGCTTTCTGAATTACTCTCATTGCACCTGCTTTTGATTTGTAATTTCTGTTAAAAGTAGCTCTCTTATCTTTATCTGCAAAGCCAACTACTTTATAATAAATTCTATCGGTTGCCTTCCAGAAATTTTCTGCAATGGGAATGAGAACATAATGTTCACGAATCCATTTAAAATCCTTTTCCGTTTTGCTGATATAAGAATTACTACCATCAATAAATTCTATATGCTGATACATTTCAATCACTCTCCTTTATTTGTGTAATACCATTTTCATTTTTCCATCATTAACTGTTACATCTAAGAACCACACTGCTATGTATCTGCCTGTATCATTCTTATGCAATTCATACCATTCTTTGTGATCTACACCATCATTTCTGAAACCGAATACGAATTGCTCTGTATCCATAGTTCCGTCATCTAACTTCTTATCAATTTTATATTTCCATATGATAAATAAGTCGCTCGCATAATGTTCACACCAGCGACCTGCTTCTTGGATCAGCTTTGTTAAAATTGAGGAATAATTTATTTCCCATTTACATTTTAATGGATTAAAATAACCTATCTCTCTTTTTGTTCCTAGCAACGCCTCTCTCAATTCTTTTATCTGTTCATCTCTATATTCAATTTCACATCTATATTCAGTCTTAAAATCTTTTTCCATATTTACTACCTCACTTTCTCTTTAAGAAACAGTTCTTTCCTTTGGTTTTATCCAACTGCTTTCCAATCAACTACCTGCTTATATCCGTCTGCCTGTAAGATATGAATTTCTTCATCCTTATCAAGTTCGTAATGATTTCTGAAAAATTCTTTTAATCCCTCTTCTCTTTCTGCTCTCCATAGTTCGTCATGAGTGATTACATCTCCAAATTCTTCTTCGCCCGTTGTTACGGTAATATCAGAAATTTTTCCAAAATACATTGCTTCAAGTAAATCTGTATCAACATCTCCCTTGACAATGTAATCTTGCCAATCTCCCTGACTGTACCCTCTAATTGTCCCAGTCTCAAAAGTATCTTCTGGATAAAGAAGTCTAATTACATCAATGAGAATATCTTCTATACATCTGCATTTATCATACATTTCCTTTGCTGTTTTATACTGTTCCTGCGTTAATGAATAATCATCGCATATATCTAGTGCATCAAAATCATTTGCAATATCATCTAATAGTTCATTTGCTTTCTGATACCATTCTGCCTCAGTACAGTCTGTAAAATCTCTATTACCCGTAAGAACAACTTGTTCATCGAAGTTTTCACAACCACAATAATCTTTCCAACTCTGATTGCTATTGTACAGCCACCATGTTCCATCGCCTGTGTTATCTATTTTGATTTCTACCATATCAATCAACCTCACTTTCTTCCCATAAATCAATCAAACCAGGTAATACATAACCTAAGTCTATCCAGCTAAATTCTTCAAACTCTTCAAGTTCTTTAAGTTCGTCTTCTGTTGGAATTTCCGCACCCATAATTCGCTTTACATCATTTTCTGTTCCACCAGCTTCAAGTATTCTATGTAATGTCATTTCTAATGCACCAGAAATATCATCACTTCCTTTTACTGTGATTGCATTCCGTGACCAATATTCATTGCAAAGATGAAATGTCACAATTGTTTCATTTTCTTCTAGCAAATCTTTTAACTCAATCATTTCGCTTACCTCTCAATCTCTATATCTGAAATCCGTTCTGCATACCTTGTTGCTTCGCTTTGCGTTCCAAATCCAATGTTGTATTCCCATACAGAATTATCTCCATATTTTACTTTGTGGAATATTTTGTATTTTTCACCAAGATCAAATTGTGCATATGTTACAGCTACATTTCCTTTTTCAGATAGCCATAACACTTCATCACCTCTGATTTTCATTTCGCATTCTCCTTCTTAATAAATAAGACAGACACATTTGTTTGCGTCTGCCTTATTATTCTCTGTATTATTTACCCTCAATCCATTTACATATCATTAAGTAAACAATAAAAACAATAATTGTTGTGACAATCACTTTCCAATTAAATAAATCTACTCCCATTTCATTTGCAATTCTATTAATTGCTAATCCTAAGAAAAATGGTAATACTTTTAACAATGCTTCTATAAAATTTTTCATTTTTGTTCATCCTTTCTTCTAAGTAAATTACAATTTCTTCACTTTTTAATTCCACTCCATTCCAATTGATTGTTTCCATTTAACCAATCTTCTATATACTCCAATGGAGCTGCAACAATTCTTTCAATGAAATCCTCTGCTTTAATTTGATAAAACCCACACATAGTATTCCATTTCAAAGCTTCATCTGCGTATTCTCTTAGCCACTGGAATTTAGTATGTTTTAAAAAATGATTTATTTTCTCGTTAAATATCTGTTCCTGTGTCATAGTATCACTCCCTTACAATAGTGTAATAACTGCATTTCTGTACATTACTTTTCCGTACATTTCAACCTCTTTTCTATATACAATTCTCTTTATCTTATCTGAATGATAATTTTTGATAAAGTCAAGAAATTCTTGTGTTGGCTGCTTATCCATATCTAATTCAAATACATCACCAAGATAACCTCTATCCCCAACTACAACTCTTTGAAATCCTCTTGAATACCCACATTCGTTACCAAAGAATCGTACAAGAATATCATTTAGCTCAAGATACCATTTAACTCCTTCACGGATGTTTCCGTTTTCATCTCTAATCATTGTATTTTTAGGTGTTTCCTTATTCAACATAACACTCAACCTTCCTTTCAATTTTAAATTTCTTATATTCTGGATACGCTTCATAAATCCTTTTACACCAATCTTCATCCTTAATACATTCGCTTAAATACTTGTTATCAGGTGTGAAATAATATACCTTGTGTCCTTCTTCTGGTGAATCCTCTGTTGTATCTTTCCATTTTGTAATAATCACCATTTCATATTTTTTGTTTCCGTCATATGAAGTACCAGCTAAATGAGCTGTATATAATTTACATTCATTCATAGCGTTACCTCCTCAATAAATTTTTCAATCATCTTCCTATATGTATTAGTAACTCTCTTTTGTGTCCAGTATTTTGAATTTCCATATCTATATTTCTCATAAATCTCTTTTGCTTTCTTTTCATATTTCTGAGTAATTTCGTATGGAATTAATTTTCCTGGACAGTCATATCCAGTTACAATAACATAATCACCAAAGACATAACCATCACAAGCCCATCCTTCTACTCTTGTGCAATAATAACTTGCATCTTCAAAAGTAAATAATGTTTGCATTGGCTGATTACCAATGTTAATAATGTGATAATTTTCTTTTAAAAATTTCCGTGTAGCTTTCTCTTTCATATTAATCACCAACCTTTTCCATATATAATAAACTGACCAATATTCCTTCCAATGCACAAAAACATTGATCTGCATTCATATAGCCAAGTAGAGAACCAGTATTATTTTTCTTTATATGAAACTGATTTCCACATTCAATACTAATTGCAACAGATATTTCCGTTTTGCTTATTGCATTGATTGCACTGATTTCTCTATCAATCTTTTCACACAGTTCTTTTTCGCTTTCGCTTAAATATCCTGTAACTCCGTTATCCCATTTGATATTTAACATTATGAACACCACCTTTTCACAAGATATGTATTTCCGTTATATCTCACATCACACCAACCTTCAGAATTTGCCGTATACCAAAGCTGTTCCCACTTTACATAATCTTCCATATCTTCTGTATATGTGAATGGAAAATTCATATATCCTAAATCATAAAGTACTCTTCCATACCATTCTTCATCGGCTATAACTCCATTGCCTTCGTTATATTGTGAAGTTTCTGCATCAAAATCTACGATTGAAAAATTGTCAACACCACTTTCTATTATCTCATTGAGTAAAAATGCCTTTGTTAAAATCTGCAAATTATCTTCATCAGTTTCACTTAATAAAGCATTTAACTTTTCAATGTTTGTAAATTCATCTCCGACAGGTGTATCAATAATAATCCATTCGTCATTGCCTAACATATTCCGTAATTTTTCTTCATCCATCGGCAATGTAATTACATGGTCATTATTAAAATCAACCATTGTATCTTTTGTAATGTTTCTGATTACAATTCTCATAATTCATTTCCTCCTTGTAATAAAATAGGCAGCTAGGTATTTATTCTCCTAACTGCCTTTGCGTTTACTATAAATTTATTGCATTTCCGTTCTCGTCATATTCAATCGGTGCAATATGAACTGCATACCCGATTTCCTTTTCTTTATCGTAAATCTCCATTGTGCCGCTTGCACAAAATTCAAATGAGAACCGCTTGTCATCTGATTCAAGTAATTTAATCAAGTGATCCGTAAGTTCATTTAAGTTCCGTGCGTCCTCTTTTGACTTTTCAACACTTGTCATTTCGCTTCACTCCTTCCAAAGAAATCTTAGTTTTAACTACTACAGATAATTCCACTGTTCGTTATCTAACATAATGCCTACTGCTACTACGTTAGCATTTAAATGCATTTCCTTTACCTTATTAGCCGCTTCATGCGGAGTGATAGCATTATCAATGACATCAACATTCTCTCTGCCTTCTCTTAACCACACAACTAAGTATCTATCCATAATTTGCTCCTTTCCTTTGAAATGCGAATTTCAAATACTACTTCTATTCTTACATATATTCGTTCATTTCACGTTCCATATCTTTTTCATATTGTTCATCCCACCATGCAGCATCTTCTTCTTCTTCCCATTTCCATTCCTTTTCTCTTGTTTCCTTTTCCTGTTCAAGATTTTTAATCTTACCTTTTATAAAATCTGGAATATAAATGTGCTTATATATCGTAAGTGGATTATCAAATCTCGTATAATCATCATCTGTCCATATAATGAAACCACCAAAAGGAAAAAACTGCACCTTATCTCCTTCACTAATTACTAAAGCACACGAAGCTGATAAATCAAGGTGAATCAAACTCTTCATTTTAGGATACATATATTTTGCATTATATGATTCCTTATCAGTTTCATAATCTCTTCTAAAAGGATGTTTTGTAACACAGACATACTTGCTATACATAAAGAATTTCTTTTTTACCTTGTACTTATATTCTCCATTCTTGTCTCTCCATTCTTTATCAAACTCACTTCGTAATCCCATTGAATTAGTCTTACATTTTACTTCTGTAAGATCTTCCGATAAAGCTCTGTAGAATTCAAGCATTTTGTATTTATCGCACATTTTCCGTAATTTTTCTAAGACTTTTTCAAAATTGTCTTCTGTTACCGTAATTTTTCTCATATCCGTTACCTCCGTTTTTTCTAATGAAACACGCATTTATTCTGAAATCTCTTTATATGCTTCCACTAAAGTGCAAGACAAACCCTGCATTATCTCTTCGCATATATCCACAATATTCTGAATATATGCATTCTCTTCTTCTGCTGTCAAATCTCTTTTCTCTTCTGCTTCTGTTTCACAAATCCAAGAGTCAAGAGTATTATCTGCAATCATTAAACCTCTAATAATATCAAAATTTGTTCTTGCCATTTTTATTTCTCCTTTCTAATGAAATATCCATTTACTTGCCTTTACCACCATTCTTCTTCGTCATCATCAGATGTTTCCCAACCTTGATTCGGATCGCCCAATGATGGAGCAACTTTTTCATATTCCATTTCTCTTGTGGTAATCTTGATTGAATATTCAAGTGCTTCATTGTCTTCATCGTAACAAGCCATTACAATTCCAAGCCAACGAAGTTCACAATCCAATTCTTTTCCTTCATAGTATGCTTGCAAGTTTGCAATATCTTTTTCACTTGTACTACAATGCCAATTTTCATTCTTAATTCTACGAATGATTTCAGGAATCATTTCTTTGTTCCATTCTGGAATCAAATCGTATACATCGTATCTTCCGAAATTTCCGTATCCACCATAGCAGCCTTCATAAATTGCCTTTCCGTATTTCTCTTGAAATGGTTTTGGCACAAGCAAATATGTATCTGCTATCTTATTATCTACAAGCTGTTTATTTGTATCTGAATATATCCAACTGAACTGTCCCATATTTATTCCTCACTTTCTTAAACTCTCTTTATCCACAATACAATAACAACCAAAAGCGTCTCCAACCATGTCGTTATCTAAATCAAGTGACTGTAAAATTTCATTGAATGTGCCTTCGCTATAGTCTTCTCTGTAAATTTCAAGATACTTCTGTCCCTTTGTAACATAATTGCTTTCTGTTTTGCTTCTAAAACAATCCAGAGCATTCTGTAAACAATCGGCTTTTCGTTTTGTATCATTCCAATAAGTGAAATATGTTCCATAATTCCACTGTTGATCTTCAGGCTGCGTTGGATCATAATCATTTGCTACGCAATATTGTGTATCACTTTCGCTTTGTAGTAATGCATAGCCATCTTTCCGTAAAATCTCTTTCCATTTCATGCTAATCAACTCCTAACTTTTTAATTTGCCTATAACAGTCATACCACCGACAATACTGTGTTTCCGTACTTCTCTTTGCCACAACATCCTGTTAATTGATTTCGGCACACTAATTACTTCTCCGTTTGCATTCACAAATTTCGTGTGACTTCCGTTACAATTATGCCCATTATTTAAAGCAAAATATCCGTTCGCTTCAAGAATAGGCTTGACAATCCGTGTATCATTTGTCCATCTTCTCTTTCCCATATCAACCAATCCTTTCCTTATTATAATGTGACCGTATAGTCGTTATCACAGCTTCGTATTTATATGTTGTATGTATTTGGTTTGCTTTTCTGATATTTTTCTTACCGATGTTTCATATTAATCACTCACTTTCTATATTTTATTCTCTCTTACTTACTGATTTCTGCTGAAAGAATATCATATAACTCTGCGTCATTTTTTACGGGTAACACTTTAGCCTCGTAAAATGAAGCACCTTTACAATTCAGCAACATTTTCTTTTCAACGTTAATATCTTTATTATTTGCATAAAGTTTCTTAATAACTTTTATATTACGTGGAGTAATTGCATTCCTGCATGAGCCAGTCCAATTAAGGTCTTTAATCAATGCAACAATTTTATTCATCAGTTCATTTTCCTTCTTTGCCATACGAAGCATTACTGAAGATGGATTTAATGATCCTATTGGATTGTCAATAATTTCTTCCTCTGATGGAATCTGAATATCATTTGCCTTACAAATATTCCTAAATGCAACATAATCAGGCTCATTTTCTTCAACAGCAGCTCTATACATGTCATTGTTTGACATTGTTTTTCTGCCTTTCTTCTGTGCAAGAAATACCTTTCTTGCTTCTTCTTCATCGCAATTGAGGACTTCAACAAGAATCATTAACTGCTTTTTCATACTGATATTTCTAAGAATAAAAGCAATTAAGCGATGTGCACCATCAGCAACATACAATTTTCCATTTTTAATGTACACCTTAATCGGATCAAACTGATTTTCGTCAAAGTTAATACTAATTTCCTCTGCCGTAGCAAAATCTGTATCTCTCTGCCATGTTGGAATATGTATAAGTGTCGGATCAATTTGAATGTATTTCTTTCCTGCAATTATAATTGACTGTCCTGGTATTAATTTTGATTCAATTTCGCTTAATTCCTCTTCTTCACTTTTCTTTTTATTTTCTAAAATAAAAGCGTTTGCAAGACTTGGTTTTCTATATCTTCTGTCTTTTAAACGTTTTCTAGCAGCACCTACGACTTTGCTTTCTCCATGAGTAAAATCATATCCAACATCGTGTATCTCGATTTCACCACGGTTGATTTTAAGAAACATGCAGATTCTATTTGCTATATCTGTTGACGGTTCGCTTTTTCCATACTCGTAGTTCTGAACAGTACTCACAGACATTCCCAATTCTTTTGCAAGTTCCTTCTGTGATACGCCTGCCTTTGTCCGTAATTCTCCTAATTTCTTTCCATTGATTTTGCACATAATTTTTACCTTTTTAACCTTTCTTGTTTTAATTTTTTTTGCATAAAAATAACGGCTTGCTTTCGCTTGCCGTTTAGTTGCTAAACTTCTTTAAATACACCAGACTTGAGCATATCTGTTTTCCAACATTCAAAATCGGGATATTCTGTTTTGTCTGCTAAGTCTCTGTAGACTTCATGCATCTGCTTTTCTGTAAATGTTTTACCTTTTAGTGGTTCTTCATAAGTGATATATTTCATTTTACTTCACTTCCCTTCGCAATATATTCATTTGCATCTTTGCAACTTTCCATTCCGTGACAACAACATCTGTCACCGCAATTCACACAAAGATTGTGTTTGATTTCTTTTACTTGTTCTTCATTCATACCTCTTCCTCTGTAAGCATATAATCGTAATATGCCATTTCCGTTTCAAAGAACTGATATTTACCTTTTACATAACCCATATATCCATCTGGTACTGAATATCCTTTGAATTTATTCATCTGCATTTCCTCCTTTGTCCACATGTTCGGGACTAATTCCCATTTCAATAAGTGCATCTTTCGCTGATACACTTTTCGCTACTGCTAATAACAGCGCATAATAATTCCGTTTTAATATCTGATTCCGTGATAATTCATCCATGATTGTATTCTCCCTTCTATAATAATCCGCAAGCAGATAATAATTTCTGTGCGAATGGATGCTTGTTTTTATGTAACTGCTTTGCAAGTCTTCTTTTCTGTTCTCTTGCATAACGATTTTCAAAATGTTTTGCAAGTGAATCTGCGTTTTCTGCTTCTGGTCTGTTGTCGATTACTTCGTAACCGTTTGATGCCACTATAATCATTTGCTTATACCTCCATCCTCTAAGTTTTGCATTTATATTCTCCTTTCCGTGCATAAAAAAAGACAGCCTACAAAAATTGTAAGTTGTCTTTAATGATTTAATATGTTATTATATATTTGCACCTAGTTTTCGCTTGGTATGATTCTAAGTGCGGTGGCTGTCAGAAATGGCAGCCTTTTAAATTTCATAGTACCCGATGATTTCCGTATCATCCTCTTCGATTTCATTATAAACGGGTCTGTATTCTTTTCCGTCAGAAAGATAACATTCTCCATTCCATTCTGTGTCAATGAGAATTACACCATTTTCGAGGAACACAGGCGAATTGTGCTCTAATCCATATGTAGAAATTTCCGGAAATTTCTCTTTAAAATTTTCCTTGCTTATTTCCTCAACGATGTCCATCTGTTTGCCTTCTGGTGACAAATACCTTGCGCCATTTGGTACTTCTGTGTAGTTTATTGTTCTCATATTTTTCGTTCCTCCTTTTTTCTTTTATTCTACCACATTAATAAAGCAAAGCCAACTGTCTTGCTAACATCGCTTTGCTCATATTGTGTGTTTTAATTCCCTGTGGTTTCCGTTTAACCTCGGATCGGACTGAATAGATCCGTGACGGTGATTTTGCCTTTGCTACTTCGTAGTCACAATATGCATTGTGAATTGTTTTTGCTTTTTCTGACATGGTTTTGTCCTCCTTTTATTTTTCCCAGTTATTTTTACAGGCTTCTGTTTCGTTCGGAATATCTTTCAAAAGATCCGTATAACTTGCATTTGCCTTGTTATCAAGTTGACATGTTACATCTTTCAGTTCGACCGTGATATAATCATCTTTTACATACCAACATGCTACGTCCGACAATGGAATTGCCTTTTCTAACTGAATAGAATTGATAGCTGTTTTAGTTATAATCTGCTTTGGTGCTGTGGATTTGCCTATGAAAAAGGCTGCTGTGATGAGTACTGTGGTTGTGATGAAATATAATATTTTGTTTTTCATGGTTCGATTTCCTCCTTGATTTATTACGTGCTCCCTTGTATAATTATTTTACAAAGGAGGCTTTTATTATGGATAAAATTAAAACAAGCGAATTGATTTCAAAATTAGCTTTAGCTTCTGAAGAAGCTTGTAAATGTGAAGATGAAAACTTTCTTCGTGTACTCACTGAAAAAGTACATAAGAAGGAAACGGAAAATGTTACCTATGCAGACGTTATTAATGTTGCTCGTGTTGTAACTGATTTTTCTCGTTTTGCTTCTATTCGTGCAATATGTAAAGTATTACAAGATTTAGATATTACTGAGAACGATGTTGATGTTTTTAACAATGATGATTTCCGTAATACTTTAGCAAAAGCATTAAATGTCAAGTAGGAAGATAGGCTGCCTTAATCGGCAGTCTTTTCTTCTCTCGTAATTCCTGTATAATCAAGCGTTTTCTTGATATCTGTGTGTGAGAAATGGTCAAGAACTTCCTCAAGTTCTCTGTCTGTTTCTGCCTGTGCGACATATGAACCATTGATGTAAGCCATTGTGCTACTCTCCGTATGTGTGATCCCAAAAGTTTCTCCGTTTTTGTTTGTATACTGATACATAATAATTCCTCCTTATTTTTTGTTTTTTGGGTATAAAAATAGCACCCGAAAATTGGGTGCTTTGTTTGGTGTTGGGTGTATTATTTTTGGCGCTTTACTCTTCATCATATTTTGCGTCTATATATGCAATCTGCTCATCGTAATAAGCTCTTGCATTCTCACAACGGAGTTCATAGTTACTTCCGTTTGCTGGATAGCCTTCAGCTTCACACTGTTCAGCTATCTCTTTGCATTCCTCTCTGTACTGCTTTTCGAGTTCGCAGATTTTATCTATATCTGCTTTTGAATATACTCCTGCTTGTGCCATGCTTTGACGCATTTCCTCTATATTATTTGACATAGTTGTATCCTCCTTATTTTTGTAATTCTTTTTTCTTTGCCATCAATTCCGCTATTTGTGCGTCAATTGAGGCAATTTCTTCATTTGCCTTGTTATATTCTGCATCAGGTATCCATTCCATAATTTCTGAAGGTTGGACTTGGAGATATTCGCAGACTTTATTTAGAGTATCAGTATTCATTGTTTTATTTTGTGAAAATCTTTGAGGCATATTAACAGATATACCCGCATCGCATAAATCTTTCCATTGCATTTTTTTATCTTGCAATAATTTATCTAATTTCTTATATACAATCATTTGTTATTCTCCTTTCCGTTGTTACACCTCCATTCTATCACAAAATCTTGTGATTAGCAATACACTCTCCTAAAATCATGCAAAGGATTTTTTGTACACTCATAGTCTGTGATTTGACCACAGAATTTACCTAAACGCACTCCACCAGATCCGCATTTCCGTTTACGATCATGTGACATCATTTGTTTATAATTCAAGTGTTTTGAATCGTCTTTGAATTGCTGTGTATAGTCATACATTGTTTTTGTATATTCATTACGCATTTCAGTTTTGAGAAATTTCTTTCTACCTGGAATATGAATAAGCACAGTAATTTTGCCTTTTCTCATTCTAAAATCAGAGCAGAAAATCTCTACTCCGTTTTCACTACGCAAAATGATTGTATTGATCGGGAATTGTTTTCCGTGGTAAAGTTCATTTCCAAGTGTTCGTCTAATTTGCATTTTCATTTTGCATTCACTCTCCTTTTATTAAAATGTACACTATTAAAAGGCAGAACCAAAATTCTGCCTTTCGTACTATACATTTTATTTTGCGTTATGCGAAGTAGTGTTTAATTACAATATTGCTAATAGTGCTTGCAAGTCCACTATAATCATAGGTGATTTCACCTGTTTTGCGGTTCTTTTTTGCCTTTACAAGCGTGTTAATCTGACGCTTTTTAAATGATACAGTTCCCTTTTCATCGTCTACATCAAACTTGTTAGAAAATCCCTTAATGTAGCAATCGTTTAAAAGTTTCTTATCTTCTGCGGTCAGTTTCACTCTTGTCTTGCCCGTGTACGGAGTTTCAAAAGGCAGAGAGAAAGTTTTCTTGATGATTGTTTCAAGTTCTGCGCTTGCCTTTTTATAGGCTTCTTTTACCTCTTTGCTCATTACAAGATTTCCGTCATCCCCTGCTTTGGAGTTAATATGAATTGCCTGTAAAGCTTCATAAAGTTCAGGTGATTCAAAAGCAGGAATAATTGCATACTTTACAAGCTTAGAGTTATCCCATGAACCAAGTACACGAAGTACAGTTTTTACAACATCAGCAGAGTTGCCAAAGTGATCAGCATTTTTCTGTGACATAGTAGAAATAACTTTATTGTATACTTCTAATGTGTCAGTCTGTGTCTCAACAAACTTAGTCCGTGATTCATTTGCAGAGTCTAACTGTACCTGGAAAGCTTGTACTTCTTCATCGGAATAGTTGCTATTCTCATTAGCAATCTTCTTCTCAAGTTTAGCGATTGTATCATCAAGCAACTGAATATTCATGTTACAAGACTCGTGCTGTACTGCTGTCATAAGTTCAGACTTAGACTCTTCTGTAATGTTCTTTGCATAGAAATTGATTGATAATGTTTTCATAAAGTACCTCTTTCTCCGACTTAATGCAATCGGTGCTATAATATGATTTATTGTATTTGTTGTAATAGTGTTATGCACACTATAAAAGAGCAGACTGGTAGTGCTGATCTGCTCTTCTAACTATGTATAACCTGAATTATACAGAACACAGAGGTACAACGGTCATGTGAGTTGGAATTACCCAACATCAAGAATAGTAGGTGTTACCCTACTATCTGCCACTTTATATTTGTGTCTGTCTCTTATGTATTTCTTCTTACAAGTAAGTTTTTAATTGAACCTTATAAGAGTACGCTTTTATTTGTTAGCGTAAGTTATTTATTTATGTGTCGGTTGCTTATTCTATCGTTGACCACTCCTAGAAAATAATCTAAGAACGTGAACCCTATACCACTAAAGGGAACTACCCTATTCTTACAAAATATTGTAAGTTCGTCCGCAAAGTAATAAGCTGACAGACTAGGTTTTTTCTAGGAAAACCATATAACCATTTTATGCAATTTGTATAGTGGAAACGTTGGATATTAAAACCACTAGCAACCCTACACACTTCTAGTCTTTTGTATCACACTCTAGGAATGTGACGCAGTACCTATACATGGATAGAACTGTTTATATTTTTGGTGTGGAATTAACTCACGAATTGTGATAGAATAGACTTGTTGAGGGACTAGTTCTATACAATTTGTGTGAGTTAGTCGGTTATGTATTCAAGATATTCTTGTTCAGTTGAAAAGAGAATATAACTCTTTTCTTCTGATACATAACCCATATATCCACTAGGTACATAGTACCCTTTTGGATTATACATTTTTCAGTGAATGACACCTTCTTTCAAGTTTTAACGACTAACTTCTGTCGAGTGCTTGTTTATTTGTTGTAATTACTGTATCACATTTTATTGTGGTTGTCAATAACTTGTTTTTAAGGATTGCTAACAAAGTAGTTTAAAGTGTTGTTACTTCCTTATTAAATTGATTATACGTTATCACAATGTATTGTGATTGTCAACAAAAACTTTTGTAATGTTGGTTCATGTTGTCGTTGTTTTGTTGTGACTATAATATATCATGTTGTTTGTGTTTTGTCAACACTTTTTTGTTATTAAATTATAAACTGTTTGATATAGTTAAAAGCTATGGTAAACGATAAAACATAGTTTGAAACTATATCAGATATAACACAAACATATGTTCTGCTCAAATAGTCCAGTCTGATTTTATCGAACATTTGTTCTGTTATCAATCCCACGGAAAAATGTAGAAAAACCGTAACAAAACATGTGTTCGGGGGTGGCAAAAACTAAAAAGATAGTTGTATTTTATCAGATTGTACATAGCAGGTTGTTCTATACACCAACTCTAAAAATTTATCTCCTCTTAATTATCAAAAATCCCATAAAAATAAGGTAAATCTGTCATTCAGATAGAATTTATCCTTTATCGTACTCCATATCGTCAAAACCCACTAAAATTAAGCATTTCACCCACTTTACAACCAAAAAATCAAACCATCATCCCGCCAAAAATTCACCCACAAATCCAAAATCTTCCTTATTTATAAGCACTTTTACCGATAACGATTTTTCATCCAAAAATCGTTCAAAACATACTCTCGCCACACTTCCAACAGGGGGTACTTAAAAACTGCATACAAAACCACTCCAATAAGAGAATAACTATATAACCAATACAAAAAATAATTATTCAACTTAAAGGAGAAAACACAAAATGAATACATATTTAATACCAACAACAGCAGTATATTGTTATGAGCCTTATGACCATATTTATCTTGTATATGCCAGCACCCCACAAGAAGCGTATCAGACAGCTTGTAATAATTTACAAGGAGAATATATACCTCAAGAATTGCCAGAGTATGAATCATACCCGTTTGAATTATATAAACCAGATGACACTGCTACTTTCCCATTTCCAGAATCTCAAAAATATGATATACTTACAAAAGCGTTTAAGAATACAAAAGGGGCTGAACATATGGTACATTTTAATGTAAACTGGAATGAATATACTGAACTTTTATCTAAAAAAGCAGATAAAGAAATTTGGTCAAATCCGACTTATCCTAATAATGGTATATTAACTAATTATCTAGTTCATACCTATAAACGTCTTAGAACAGAAAGACAAATTATAAGAAAAGATAATTATGCTTTATTTAATACAGGACTTTTTACCAAATATTATGAATCAATATATGCATATTCTGATCAGGAGTATAATGTATCATTTCTTACTGGGCATGAATTAAATCAACATGGAATATCTGAACGTCCTCAAAAAGCCAATTATTTTGAAGATCCTTCTCTTCTATTGTTTGATTGGCATTATCCAATAGACATACATTTCAAGCATATTTTGGAAGATGAAAAGAATAAAGAAAGATTACCAAAAGGATTTTTAGAAAAAGAAAATAAAATGTGTATCTTAACAGGCGCAGTTGAATTAATGAAACGTAGAGTTTCAGCAAATTATAAATTAGCAATTCCACAATGTTATGAAGATAAAATCCAATTATTACTTCCTTTATGTTTAGACACAGACGAAGGAAAACCTGATTTAGCTCTTGCAGTTACAAAATTAGATAATTGTTATCAAGGATATACATGCTTAACACTTGATATGGCATATAATAATGCTCGTCTCATAGCTAAACCAGAGTCTAGTTGGTTATATTCTAAATAAAAATTAATTATTTAAGACAGATTGATTACTCAGTCTGTCTTATTTTTATACAAAAATATACCACTACACTCTCTGACGCTCATATTAGCCCAAATAAGCCATTTTAATTCTTACCCTAGCAGCTCTCCACCAACACAATAAAAATCATTTTTATGGGCATTTTACAACGTCAAATAAAAGAGAATCGAATCATATATTTGTACAATATCACCAATTCTACAACTATGTCAATTTACAATTCTATACATATTTACCAACTATCAATTAGAATATCATCCCAAATATCTTATGAGACAGCATAAAAATAGTCCCTTGATAGGGACGGTATTTCTGACGTTAGGAAGAAATAATTTTGTGTAGACATATTTCATTACTAATCACATCTCAAGTAGAGAATATATAAATATCAATCTTCAACTAAATCAATACCAAAAATATAAAAGGAGGAATCAAACATGATTACAGAAAACGAAATGCCAAAGTATCTCAAATCAACAGAAAGTAATATTTCAAAGAGTAACCGCAAATCAAAGCACAAACATCAATATAAAGAATGTTTAATCCAATATAGATTCGCATTTATAGGAAAAACCTATCTTAATACAGGTTTATATACCTACTGTACTATTTGTGGAAAAATAAATGAGCGATTCAAGGAAAATAAATCTATTGTAAAAGATTATATCAGAACAGTAGATACTCCAATAGGTAAATGTTACTCTCATATTCCTGACGAGGAATTATATGAAAAGTACCATGATAAATTGCCAGTATTCTTTGTAGAGGATATTTATAAAGAGAAGTATGTTGATTTGGAAAGAGAGAATAATACGGAGAATAATTCAGAAGGAGAATGATATTATGAAGAAGTCAATTTTATTTAAAAGAACAAGAAAATCTGTTATAAGAAAATTATCAAATCCCTATATAAGAGAAAATCTTGAATATTTTGGATATATGTTTTCAATATTAGAAATATGTTATATGCTATTTCACTTAAAGGAAATAAATAATATGTTTCAGCATCAGGAATAATATAGGTACATCATATATGTACCCAAATGAAAGTACCAATCCAAAACACCATGTACCTAAATCAATCAATAACAACCAACCAAAAATTTATGGAGTTTGTATGTAGCGTAAGCGAAATACAAACGGAATATTCTTCTCTTGATAATATGAGTCTATATAGATATAGACTGCACAAAATTGATAGCTGGGATGTACCCAAATGAAGTAAATTTTCACTTTTGGGTACATGCTGTATGTACCTAAATGAATTTTTAACAATTTCATGCAAGTGCAACTTTTAATGTTTTTGTGAATTCAAATGGAGAATATACTATTGAATCACTTATTACACTCTCATCTCACAAATTGTAACTGTAAATTATGTTTTAGAAGAAAGGAAAGAAAATGGGTAAAGAAATAACGAATGTCTCTATTGATATTTTAAAGGTGCATCCACGTAATACCGAATTTTTTGATGATATTTCTGGTTCTGAGTATGAAGAATTTAAAAATTCTATAAAAGAAGAAGGTATCATTTCGGAAATTATTGTTTCACCTGATATGACTATTATTTCAGGACATCAGCGTTATAAAGCTGCAAAAGAACTTGGAATAAAAATAGTACCAATTAGAATCAGAGAAGATTTAATTGATGAAGATAAAAAACTAAAGGTTTTACTTGCTGCTAATTTTGGAAGAAGTAAAAATGATGATAAAAAGCAGAGAAAAGTTGCAGTTGAGTATGTAAAACTGTGTGGATATGGAAACGGAGGAGATAGAAAAGCACAAGCCCAAGTTGGACATGTGCTATCTTTGGAAGAAATTGCAAATCAACTTGGGACTTCAAAAACAAATCTCAAAAGAGCTTTGTCTATAGAGCGAAATCTCACAGAACCAATGAAACAATTGCTTGATGATGGAGTAATTTCAAAAACTGTTGCATCAGATGTTATTGCTTCTCTTTCTGAGAATGAACAAGAAGATCTAATTTCTAAACTAGATGTTACTCAAAAATATACTCAAAAACAAATACAACAATATATTAACGAGATAAATCAGCTAAAATCACAATCTGCCAAAGAAAAAATAATTGATAAAACTGATTATGATTTAGAGAATAAATATAAAGAAGCTATGTCCCAAATTTCTAACTTAAAGACGAAAATCAATAACTTGGAAATTATGAATAGTACATTAAAATCTTCTAATGAATCTAGTGAAAGTCTTTTGCAATCATATAAAAAAGAATCCGAAGAATACATAAAATTGAAAAATGATATAGCAACTTTGAATTTAGATCCAAGTGGAGACTATAACGTTATTGAGATTTCAAAAGACATTACAACTCTTGTAAATGAAATAGAAAAGTTATTATCTACTACTCTATCGCCATTAAGATATTCCAAAATTCTACCTGTTATAAAAGATAATACAGCTTTAAGAAAAAATTTAGAGAATATTATATATATGGTGAATGATTGGTGTGAAACAATGGCTGAAACAATCGGTGTTACTACAAACAAAAATATAATTGATATGGAGGAATTGAACTAATGGGTAAACTTATTGTAAATGAACAGGATGTCAAAAGAATTGTAGATGAGTCTACAACCAATAAGACAGGAATTATCAATCAATTTGTAAATAAAGAAATTCAAGCAGAAGTAAACAAACTTCATTTGGATCTTAGTAATTACAATTTAAAACATAAAGAAGAAAATAACGAAATCAATAAAGCTATCAAGAATTTGCTTGAGAGAATTTCTATCTTAGAAGAACAGAAAAAAGATGAAATTACTGTCAATAACTTAAATAATTCAGAACTTAAACCACCAGAAGTCAATGATATTCTTGATATTCGCAGTTTATGCAGAGAGTTAAATATTCCAGGGTTTGCTCCTACTAATCTTAAATATTATTTATATGAGCATGGAATTTTTGATATGAAAATTAACGAATTTAGAAACTCGTATTTTATTAAGTCAACTTTTTATGAATCTGTAGATAAAGAATTACTTAATTATATTCATATTTCAAAGAAAAAAATCACATTTAGTAAAGACATCATTACATATTTTGAGAGTAATCAAGATAAGATCAGGGAGTCTATTATCAGATATGAAAAAAAAGAAAAAGAATATAAAATTGCTCGAAAAAACGTTTCTGTAAAAAGAGTAGAAGATTACAAAGAGGAGGTAAAGCGAATTTGTGGCATGAATAGTTCCGCTAAATGGACTCCAATGTATAAAGAATTTTCAAAGACATTTCCTAATTTTTATAAAGATTGGGAAAAGGCAGATAAAAAATTCAAAGAAAATAATCTTGAACATCCTGATTGGAATTATCCAAAGGTTGACTTTATAGTTAATGATATGCAACAAGGAAATGTTTTACTTAAAATTGCTTGCCAACTTTACGTAGATTAACATAGCGAGGTGATACGTCTTGCCAAACTATGTAAAAATTCCACGAGAAATCATTTATGATAAGGATCTCTCATCTAAGCGTGTAATAATCTTCTCATATCTTTGTGCAAGGCGTTCACTTGACGACACAGTGGCATTTTCTATAACAGAACTTTGCCACTGGTCTAAATTGAAACCCAATTACAGAGATGGAAAGATAAATCAGAAATATTATGAAGTTCTATTGCTTTTCTCTCATTATGGATACTTTGAATCGTGTCCAGATTTTGAGAAAAATCTAAAAGAAAAGACCAATTCGGTCAAATATCAGCAAGTAAAACTTAATATAGAAAAATTTGATGTACCTGATAAATTTGGAATTATTTATTTTGATGAGTTGTATGCAATATTAAATTTTAAAGAAAAATTGAAGGATAAAGAGATTGATACTGCAAGAATATCATCAGCTTATATTCTACTTGTACTCTCTTATATTCGTGTTAATTTGAATCGAATGGATGGCAAACCGCTATGTTGTTATAGATATTTTAAGACTATTTCAGAAGATATTGGACTTTCTGAAAGATATATCAGTCGCATAGTTAATATTTTAGAAGCACTCAAAATTGTGAAATGTCAGCCTATGAAGAGAGAAATATATATTAAGGATGGTAAAGAAAAATACGCTACTACCCCAAAGGTATTTGCTGATTATAGGCATTTTATTCACGATGAACATGAACAAAGAATTGATAAAGAATATAGTCCTGATAAGGAAATAAAAAAACAGATAGAGCTTTTGGAGAATAATAAAATATAGAAACTATAAACGCAGCACTCAAAGGAGCTGATGCAAAATGAACAAATTATTTTTAAACAGAAAAGGAGAACTAATTAATGAACAGAACAGTAACAATTACATCAAAGAACCATAAATACCAGAATACATATGGTGGACTAATCACAGAATATGATTTCTGCACAGATTACCCTCGAAAAGACAAAGCACCTTCTGTTGCAGATCGAATTTTTAAAGATTTTGCTTTTGATAAGCAATGTAGAAAGAATGCAGAAGGAAGAGATAGAAATGAAGAAAATAAACACGAAAAGATTATTCAAATTATTTAGCTTTGTAAAGTAAATAGAAATTTCATTTGGAGAATATATAAGTGGAGGTAAATTTTATATGAGTAATAATTTTGACAATGTTGAAGAAATGAAAGAATTGATTGTAGATGAACTTTCGGAATGTGAATTTGACAACAATTTTAGATGTGAAGAATGTTCTGAATTGGAGCAATGTTATGACAAAGCTTCTACAAAATCATCTCACGAGTTTGCAGAGAGTTTAGATTATGGTGGCTATGATTCTGAAGATGAATTTTGGGAGAATTTAGGTTAAGGCGGTGATGATATACTGAATGAGTGAATATGGAATTAAAATAAAAAACATCAGTGCTGGTATGCTATATGATGTTAATCTTGGAACACGGGATTATTTTACATATACTGATGCTATGTTTAATAATAGCTTATTTAGTTTTTTCTTACAAAAGAATGGATTAAATATTTATAAAGGAAAATCTGGTAAAAAAAATGAAAGTACACGAGATATAATTTGTCTTGATTATGAATTTGGAAGTCGCTCTTATGATAATGAGCATACTCGATTAGAAAAGTTATTTAATGATACTGATGGCGATTCTAAGGAACGTATTAAACAGGCATTACAAAAAGTTGAAGATAGAAAAGACTTGTATAATGAAAAATCACGAGATGAGATTAGAGAATATTTTTACGAGAATGGTGTTGATGTTACATATAAACGTAAACGCAGAGACGGAACAATTAAAGAAGAAACAATTCATTATGAAATGCTTTTTCGTACAAGTGCCAAAGCTAAACTTGGACAAGTTATTTTCATAAATAGTAAATTATATGACATTGCATATGATTGGTTAACAATTGGACTTGGAAAAAAAATGAGTCATGACAATGCGAAAATCGTTGAAATGTCAGCTTATGCTCCACTTACCACATCTACAATTATTGGTACACTTCATATACCTGTTGAGGATATTCTAATTCTCAAAGATCAGGATTCCTTTTTTGAAACAATGACAAAAGTTGTTAAAGCAGAAGAATACGAAGTAGAAGTCAAAAAGGAAAATAAAGAAACTAACAAAAATGAAAAGGTAATTGAAAAACGCAAAAAATGTGTTGTATCCGAAGAAAAACGTCAAGTTAAAAATACAATTTGGGATGGCATGGCACTAATCGAAGCTGATTCTAATTATCTTCGTCTCCCATCTTATATTAACGGTATGGCATTACTCAGAAATCACCTTTTTAAATCATGTGCCTTTAAGAGTTATCTTCAAAAATTCTTTAAAGATTGGTGTGAGAAGAATGGATATGATTACAATACATACCAGGTTCAAGATATGTTTGGTAAATGGCATTATTTAAAAGATATTAAGATGATAACTACTGATAATGCGATTAAATGGAAGAAATTTCAAGACTTAATGGGTAATAATATTACTGAAGCATATGACTATTGGTGCGAAAGAATTCATTCTGATGGTGATATGTGGGGCATTGTAAAAACCGACCACCAAAGTAAATTAGGACAATATCAACAGTTGAGTTATCAAATGATTAATACTCTTCCATGTACGAAGGATAATGTGAAAGATATTGCTCAGATTAGCATTGATTATGTTGAATTACTTAAGCGTGATAATGATGAATTTGAAAAGTTTCTTAGAAAGAATGCAAATGAAGTAAATCATTATGAAATGCTTGCTGATTTATATGCTCAAAATCATGAGTTTGGAAATAGTAAATTTTTTAGGTATGAAAAGAAAGAGATAATTAAACAATATGTTTTTAGAATGAGAAAAGGAAAAATTATGGTCAATGGTGATAATTTGACTGTATGTGGTAACCCTTATGCACTTCTGCTCTATTCTGTTGGTGAGGATTTTGAAAAAGATCCAACACTTTCTCAAGAATCTAATTGTATTCAGTGTTATACTAAACGTTTTGATGATAATGAATATCTTGCAGCGTTTAGAAATCCACATAATTCCCCGAACAATATATGCTATTTACATAATGTCTATTCTAAAGAAATGGATAAGTATTTTGCATTTAGTAAAAATATAATAGCAGTTAATTGTATTCATACAGATATTCAAGACAGGGCAAATGGAATGGACGAAGACTCGGATTTTATGCTTGTCACAAATCAATCAACAATGGTCAAATGTGCAGAAAGATGCTATAGAGATTTTTATACTATTGTAAATGCATTACAAGAGTCTGGTATTACCTATAATAACACAAAAAAAGATTATGCTGCTATGGATAATAAGTTTTCAAAGTCACGTATGGGAATCGGATATTCAAGTAATTTGGCTCAGTTGGCAATGACTTATTATTGGACGGAATTACAAAAAGATGGTCCTGATGAGAAAAAACTTAAAGAACTCTATGACAATTTTATTATTCTTTCTGTTCTTGCACAGGTTATTATTGATGGATGCAAAAGAGAATATGAAATTGATGGCAACAAAGAAATTGATAGAATTAGCAAACTCCCTTGCATGAACATTAAAAGAATCGTTGGCTATACGGAATCAGGTAAGCCAAAGTATAAAAAGTACGATTTCCCTGAGTTTATGAAATATACCAGAGAAATTAAATACACCAAAGATGGTAAAGAACTACCGCAAGAGGAAGTTGATGAATCGAAAAACAAACTTAAAAGTCGTATTAATAGAGAATTATTATGTCCTATGAACTGGCTTGAAGATTGGATTAATAAAATTCAGAACGCTTCTACTGTTGAAACAATCCCAACTGAATATTTTTTTGTTAAAATGGATGGATATGCAAATAATAGACAAATGACAAAAATTAGACAGATTGTTGAAGAATATGATTCTTATATTAAAGCTATTCAATCTAATTCTTGTTTAGATGATGAAATGTCTACTGAATTAATCATTGATAGATCAAAACTTGTTCTTGATGAATTAAGTAAGATAAAAGTAGGAAATATTGTTACTATAAATAGGTTGATTGAGACTTCTCTTGGAATTGAGCCAAAAGATAATGGTAGTATTTTTTATAATAAAAGTCAAAAATACACTAGAAAGATGTTGAATTGTTTGTATAAAATGAACAAAGATAAGTTCTTGCTGAATTTTGATTAGTATTTTTGCACAAATTTTACTTAGTAACTTTATAAATAATTCACAAAAAGCTAGTAAAATCAAGGCTTCCAGCGATTTTAACAATGGGTGTAATATGGAGGGAAGAAAGCGCAGAGTTACGTTAGTAAACTCCCACGCCATTGCCAATGCGTGTAATAAGTAAGGGCTTGCAAGTTTAAAAAGTATACTAGGGGCAGACGTATCATTATCTGCCCCGAATATAAAACAATGAAATCAGCTTTTCTTGGCTGATAAAACAGAGAATATATAATTGTCGAGAGACATTAGAACAACGTCCTATACGGACACAATATAACACAAATTAAATTCAGAACAGTGATTTAGATCTCGTATCATACTGAGGCAATAAAGTCCATAGAGACAATGTATGTGGTGCAAGCAGCCATAAATGCTAACTTTAATGTTAGGTTGGTAAACCTACGGATAATCAGCTTATTTGGTGAACTGATAAAATCTAAGAGATTCCATCGCTACTAATTCATTGGCGATTCTGAATAATTCTAAAGTTCATTTCTAAGATTGGTACATATTCATATTGTACTCCTCTTCTTATAGATCGGTGGCTGTGCTACAGTTCCTGTGGTATGGTCACTGACAATTCTTAATCTCTTATAGCTCAGTTGGTAGAGCACTCGACTTTTAATCGAGTTGTCGATGGGTTCAAATCCCTCCACTCTCACTCTATTCTGCTATTCAGCAGGAAATAAATTAAGAAAGAAGTGAAAATTATTAAGTGCATTTCAAAAAATGAAATTGAAAAATTATTATCTGAAGATGTAATCAGAAACACAAGACGAGGATATGTAGATCGCAGAGGCGAACATATTGGATATTACAAGACTTGTGGTGGAAAGCGTTACATCGAAGATAAGTATGTCAAGTAGGTTCTGCTTATGAAAAATAGAATTGAATATAAAGGTTTTTACATAGACAAGACTGAAAATGGCTACCGTATCTGTAGACAAGAAGATACAGAAAAGCATACTCATCTCTCGAATCTTAATCCATCGTATAGGCTCATAGACAATGTATTATCAAATAAAATTCCAACTCGTTGTGGATGCTATTATTTGGAGTCACATGCTAGATTAAGTTATGATGAAAATTATATTAGGAAGATTCGTGGGTATATCAAAGTGAAACAGAATAAAAGTAAACAAATGTATTATAATCCTGGCAGAAAACGTTCTGGTGGGAATTTTTAATTTTATGGAGGATTTAAAGGATTATGGTAGATAGTAAGATTAAGAAAGCAATTGTTAGTGCAGCTAAAAAGAATATTACAGCAAGTGGTGTACGAATTGAAAACGGAGTTTTCGTTGATGATGAAGGCTCTATTGTAGATCGTATCGCTGAAATGTTACCAGAAGGTACTACTATTTTTGATATTAAAATTAGTATTGAGCTTCCAGATGAAGAGTCTGAATCTGCTGAATAGAGAGTAGGTGGATACTATAATCGACTTACATAGATTGGAAAATGAAACAGATTTTGAATGGAAATTAAGATGTTGCCTTGCAAAGAAACGTAAAGAGACAGATATGGATTGGATTGAAATTCGAGATATGCTTGGATTGAACATTACACCAGATCAGCTTAGAAAACAGGCAGTCGGATATGAAGAATATGATAATTATATTCACAACTGCGAGGGTGCATCTGAAAGAATTTTATGTGTGTCAGATGTTCATATTCCGTTTAATTTACCTATTGATATTTTTGCAAGCTATAAGGGAATTGTAGACACTTTAATAGTCAATGGTGATTTATTGGATTGTTTTTCATGTTCTGCATTTCCTAAAAAATTCAAAGTAAATCTTGATGAAGAACTTGTTTTAGGAAGACAGTATATTATTGATTTAATCAATCTGACTACACCTAAAAAGGTAATGTTTGTGATTGGAAATCATGAATACCGTATGCAAAGATACTGTTCTGATAGATTATCAAACGAATTACTTGGCATCATCCCAACAGATCCGCTAGGAATGATTGTAGATGATGGATTCAAAGTTAATGATGAAAGAAATAAAACCCAGACACAATACTCTTCTATTCGTGAAGTGTTTGAAGATTCAAATATTGAAATCGTTTATGATAAAGAATGGTGGATAAAAGAAGGTAATGTAATTTTCTGTCACCCATTAAATTATTCATCTGGTATGTTAAAAACAACAGAAAAGGCAGTCAATTATTTCTTGCGTGTAGATCGCACATTCACTGGAATCGTAATGGCTCATACCCACAAAGTAGGAAGTTTTACTCAAGGTGGAATAAAAATGTATGAGCAAGGTTGCGTGTGTGATTTGGATAAGCTAGATTATAACAACGGTAAACTTATAATTCCAAATCAGAACGGGTTTATGTATCTTGCATTGGATTCAAATGGTGACATTATTGATTCCAAGACAAGGATTATTACTAATTTCATGACAAAGTAGACCAAGTACGAGTGACTTGGTTTTTATATTATGCATAAGTAACTATGAAAATTGGGCTAATTTTCTACTTTTAATTAGTCCGATTGTATAGAAATTGTGATGTTACTGTCACAATTGTATGTATCAGAGGGAGTGCACTCAAATGAGACGCTACCCTCTTTTATATTACAAAATAAATTAAGGAAAATAAAGGAGAAATTAAAAAATGACAAAATCAGAGTTAATTAAAGGAATTCAGAATGAGGTATCTATCAATATTCCACAGAAGGATGTAGCTGAAATTTTAGACGCACAGGCAAAAGTCGTTGCAGATGCAGTTAAAGCAGGTGACGAGGTTACTATTCCTGGTGTTTGCAAAGTAAAATCAAAGGATGTTCCTGAGAGAACTGGTAAAGTAATGTTGGGAGCAAATAAAGGAGATACATGGGTAAAACCTGCTCACAAAGAGGCATGTGTAAAAATTGTTAAAGCTCTCAAAGAGATTTTTGCTTAATCTGAAAGGTCGTGAATTATTTGAAGAAAAATAAATATGAAGACATTCAGATGATTGATCTTGAGGATAAGGTTGATGACATTATCTCTATTTATATCAATAAATTATATCATACTGATAAAACAGTTGGTGTAATTGTAAATAAAGAAATTGCTGAATATATTTTGGATAGTCTTATTAGACTTGATGAAACAAGTGTTAAAGAGATTGATCTTGTAGATTATATGAATATAGACGAATATTTAGTATCGGTTGATGATAATTGTGTAATCACTGTTGTCCCTATCGAGGACTTTGGAGTTCTTGATAAAACAGATATTTTCTATATTGATATGGATGGTGATATTTCACAGGATATTATTAATTACTGTGTAAACGAGGATAAGGAAGTTATTCTGTTTGGTCAGGAAGATGACTGCGATGGTGATTGTAAGAACTGTCCTGCGCATGATGAAACTTATTTACATACTTCTGAAGATGAAGATGGAAATACTCACGGATTTACTGCCAGTAAGTCAGATGGCGACTCTTATATGAGTTATTCTTACTACTCTAGCGATGAGTTAAGTCATGAAGATATTCAGAAGATGTTAAAGGCTTTTGGATTTTAGATTTTTGGAGTGTGTGGTTTGTACTACACGCTCTTTTTATATGGGTAGGTATGCAAATGGCTGAAGCAAGCGGTCTGTAAAACCGTGACCTACATGGTAAACATTGTGTGTTCAAATCACACTCTACCCACTAATAAAATAATTGATTAAAAAGGAGGCTGAAATATTGTCAAAAGAGAAAATAACAAGGGTGAAATATTTCACTCCTGATAAAGAGAAATTTATTTATGAAGAGAACTGGAAGAAATATGAAAAATATTTACAATCTAATATCATCAAAAATCGTGATGTAAAAGATACTACATACAAGAGATATAAAGGATTGTTCCGACACTTTCTTATGTGGTTAGGAGAAAATTATGGTGAATTAGATTTATATTCTGATGAATTTATGGAAAATGCAGTTGATATTATGGAAGCATATATGCTTTTCTGTCAGGAAACATTGATGAATCATAAGAAGATTATCAACATGAAAATTTCTGCCGTAAGTTCATTTTATATTTGGTCTATGAAACGTGGTTTTGTTAAATATCATCCTTTTGATGGTAAGCTTGATAGAATGAAAAAAGCAAACGAAGAACAGATTCTTAATCATTACTTTTTGAATGATGAACAGATTGCAGCTATTAGAGCAGATTTGTATAAGACAGAGAATAACAAATGGACAATACAAGACCAATTATTATTTGAAATCGCACTCTTCTCCGCTAATAGAATTGGTGCTTTGGAAAAACTTACTGTATCTTCTCTTGATTTAGATAATATGGTATTTGAGTCAATACGTGAGAAGGAAGGATACCGTGTGGAAGTCTCTTTTGACAGTACCTGTAAGGATATGCTTGAAACATGGTTATCTATGAGAACAAATGATTATGACCATCTTGAATGCGATGCTCTATTTATTCATAAATATAAGGACAAATGGGTTCCTTGGACACAAGGCATGATTCATGACCGAATGAGAAAAATTGGTAAAATTATTGGCTTGGAGGACTTTCATTGTCATTGCATGAGGAAGACAGCGATCAATAAAATATATGAAGATACTGGTGATTTAAATCTTGCCTCACAATGGGCGAACCACAAATCAACTTCAGTAACTTCACAGAGCTATGTACGCCCTGCTTCTAAGGCTGATTTAAGGGAAAAATTAAAAATTCTAAAGTTTAAACAACAAGAATTACAGAAAGAAGCTGAAAAAGAAGGTATTTGACAATCACGATGAAGCTTTTGTCTAATACTTCGTCTAATTTCCTCTTGTACTTAACACAAAACTGTGATAGAATATTTTCTAAAGAAAACAAGCAAATATCCGTTAGACGGTTGAGCCAAATGTAATCAATAAAGGCTAAATAAATTTAATACTTAACACATTAATGACCGTGCTTTGGCGAGTGGCGGTCATTTTTGTGTCTATCGAAAAATCTGACTAAGTATGTAGCAAGTACGCCGCTTACAATGTCAGTTACAATTGTAAAGATTAATAATTCAATAAACGTCACGTTATATCCTCCTTTGTAAGTATTTCCTACATGATGTCACGAGGATATCTATATAAACAGAACATCACTGTTCTGATGTGACTCAAACCGCCTAACCATCTCAATCTAGCCAAATTAAAATGTTGGATTATTTGCTTGTTCTAGCCATTATATCATATCATGACAATTCATGTCAAAATATTCCAAACAAGAGAACAAATAAAAGAACCCTTAAGTGGGCGACAAAACAGAGAATAATATAGTGTCCAAATATCGAAGCTAGATTCTTAATAGCCCTCTTCGAGGCACACCATGTCATATCTTGGCATTTGCTATTCATGTAGCATTGTAAGACCTGCTACTGTATTTTGGTAGAGCTGACTTTATAGCAACTCTAGTGCGCACGAAACCTTAATGCGGTATATCTATCGTGCTTCTCTGCGTTAATGAGAACCATTAGTGAATGACTGCTGGGCGGTCTATTGGATAAGAGATGCAAAACCTTATCAACTGGTCTTTGCTCCGAAGACTGAAAATATGTGGAGAATAATCAATAAGCATGAATGGATTGCGAAAGTTTTCTAATTTAAAACTGCATGTGTACAGTGCAATATCAGCTAGTTAGTGCTTTATGCTGATTATTGGGGTATCGCCAAGTGGTAAGGCACAGGAATTTGACTCCTGTATTCGTAGGTTCAAATCCTATTACCTCAGTTAGAATAAAAGGAAGCTAAGAAAATAAAAGAAAGGAGTGCACATATAATGGCTTATTTACAGGTTACTGAAAACGACTTAGAAATTGGTGACGTATTAAGTATTACAAGTGATAATGGCAAAACTTTAAAAGCTTTACAGATGCTTATTGGAAATCAGACAAAAGCAAGTATGAGTATTGATTTTGATAACAATTGTCTTGTTTTTAAAGTAAATGATACAGATATGAATTTACCACAATTACAGTGTAATTTGTCAAAGTCTACCATTAAAAATATGATTTGCGGATTAAAAGAATTTTATAACTTATTAAGTGAGGAGGAAACTGAATAATGAAATTAGCACAGAAAACAGAAATTAACGAAGATGTAATTACAGTAAGTTTAAATGTTGAAGAATTGGGTGATAGTATAAGAGATGCTGATACAGAGAAAAATCAGTTACATAATTTCGTAAGATATATCGAATATAGCCAGATTGACTTCTCTGGAAATTTGAAACTTTCAGATACAGGAATTCCTGTGATTGTTACTGATGAGCCAGACGGTTCTACTATTGAAAAGGTCACAATTTCTGATTTAGTAAATAAAAAGTACACTCTCGATGAGAATTTATCTATTACACTTTCTATTGACATAAATAAAATTCCTACTGCTTCTCTTGGTACAGTGTTTAATACTCCTGAAAAATTAGGACAGGCAATGGCAGTTCTTTTCTTGGAAAAAGTGAAAGCTGCAATCACAACAAAATTAACAGAAATCAGAGCGTTGGCAAATGATTTTGAAGCTGAAACATCTGTTGTACTGTAAGGAGGCTGACTATGTATAAAATTCTTATTAAAGATTCCAAAACAGGAATGTATCGTTATCTTACTGTAAAGCAGGAAATTATGAAAGAACAGAAAGAAACTGTAACCGATGAAGATACCCATGAAGTAAAAGAAGTTACTACATTGGTTGGGACTGGCGAATATGAAACTGTTGAATATTCTACAGAAAATAAAGATGAATTAGAGAAGAAATGTATTGAGCTTTTAGCTTCTTACAAGGTAACAGAATTTACTCCGATTAATACATTGGCTTATACAACAGATCTTGTTTGGTCTGAGTAAAAATAATGGGTGGTACTCTTCCACCCAAAATATGGGGCATTAGTCAAAAGGTAAGACAATGGATTTTCATTCCATGAGTATCGGTTCGAGTCCGTTATGCTCTATTTATGATTTCGCAGCCAAGTTGGTCAAGGCATCGGACTGCAACTCCGAGGGCGTGAGTTCGACTCTCACCGAAATCTTTTCGTACGGTAAACCTGATGTAAAAACCTATTTTTTGGATGCATACGAAACTTAGGTGTGTAAGCTCAACACTTACTACCGCCCTATCAAATTATCCGTAGGCAACAACTACGCAGATTATTCTGATAAAGTCGTAATGAAAATAGTTTCATTTAGTTTAGAGAAAGATAATTTTTTAAGAAAGAGTCATTTCATGAGAGATGGCTCTTTTGTATATACACCTTTAGCTTAATTGGTAGAGCAACGATCTCCAAAATCGTTAGGTCTATGTTCAAATCGTAGAAGGTGTGCTAAGTGAAGTAAATTGCACTTTCATTGGAAATTTAATATTGGAAATTACGAGAAGTCATTTCGTATGAAGTGGCTTTTTTATATTGGAATAAAAGGAGGTGGTCGTTAGTTTGGTTACGACAAAAGAAACACAGCCTACAAAATTAACGGCTGCACAATTAAAGAAGAAAGTTGAAACACAGGAAGAGAAAATCAAGTTACTTAAAGAAGGTGCTTGGTGTTACATGTGTGATACACATAAAGCAAGGGATAAATTTTATGTAAGTACAGATCCAATGAATAAAAGTGGTCTTACTCCAATTTGTAAAGACTGTGCAAGGAAGATAGCCCTTAAAATTGGGAAGGACAAGGTTGAACATGAGCCTGATAAAAACTCTGTAATCGAAACAATGAGGTATCTTAATAAGCCTTTTTTATCAAAATTATGGGATGCTAGTATTCAAGAATCAGAAAATTTAGCATCAGGTAAAGTCCGTTCCAATGGTTATTATTCATATGTAAAGAATGTGGCTATGGGACAATATAACACCATGACATTTAAAGATTCGGATATTTTTGATAATCACGCAGTCGAGGACGAGGCACCAAAGGAACAAACAACCGAGGAGGAACTTATTGAGTCTCACGCAGGATTGGATACATATGATAGTTTCTTAAAAAATAAGAATGATGTTATTCGATTACTCAGCTATGATCCTTTTGAAAAAGAGGATATAGCCGACCAACCATTTTTATATTCTCAGTTATTAGGTCTATTAGATTCTAGTGAAGATGCAAATGAAGACATGATGCGTACCTCTTCCGCTATCTCTATTGTTCGTGGATTCTTACAACAATCTAAAATTGATGATACCATATCAAAATTAATGTGTGATATTTCTAATATTGAACGCAATTCTGCAACAATTAAATCCCTACAAGAAAGTAAAGGTAAAATAACTTCGGTTATTACAAGTCTTGCTCAAGACAGTTGTATTTCATTAAAGCACAATAAAAATGCTAAAAAAGGTGAAAATACTTGGACTGGTAAAATCAAAAAAATTAAGAGTCTTAACCTACGAAGTGGTGAAGTCAATGGTTTTGACATTGATACTTGTAGAGGTATGCAACAAGTTCAGGAAATCAGTGATGCTTCTATTATGAAGCAATTGGCACTTGACGAATCTGAATGGTCAGATATGGTTTCTGAAATGCGTGTTGTAAATACTGGTCTTCGTAAAGAAAAGGATGCTTATCAAGAAATTAATAGAATCTTATTGAGAGAAAATCTTGATTTGAGGGATACATTAAAAGAAAATAATTTACTAAACGAAGAACAGTTAAAAGATTTAAAAGATGTTTATTCTGTTTTTGCGGAATTTGACGAAGAGAAAGAATCTCCTGATGAAGAATCAAAGGAGGTTGTTGAAAATGAATCAGAATAAACAAATGATTATGAATTACTATCAGAATGAAATTTTTGATTATGATAAGGATTTTTATAATCAATACGGAATATATGTAAAACCACATGGTTACTCTATTTCTTCTCGTAAAATTGAATCTTATATTCAAATCGCTGAAATCCAAAAATATCTGCAATGCAACCCAGTAAAAGCTATAGATCTCTTTTTCAATATAGAACTTTTAGATGGGCAAGCACTTCTTGTACAAAGAAGTTGGGTTTGCCCAAATGTACTTGCAGTATGTACTCGTGGATATGGTAAAAGTACAGTTATTGACCTTGAGATTATGTCTAAAGATATGTGTTTTTGTAATGTATGGACATATATTGCAAGCGGTACAGGTGGTCAGGCTGAACAAACTTTCACTACTTTGGAACGACTCGCTAATGATAATATTGATACATTTTATGGTTCAACTGGTTCTTTATTCAAGAATGAGATAGAAATCAAAAATGCAGCAGGTGACGGATTCTCACACTCGTCCAATGGTTTTTCCTATTCATGTTATAACGGATCTATGACTAGGACATTGAACGGAAATATAGATGCCAAGAGAGGTATGCGAGGCACAGTAATTTTTGATGAAAGTGGTTTCTTATCTGATGAAATGATGAATGTATATGGTGCATTTGCCGTTGTAAATAAAAGTTTAAAAACTGGTAAAGATGTAGATGGTAATTCAATAGATCCTATTCGTCAAAGGTGCTTACCACGAGATTTGTCATATCAGAAATATTATATAAGTTCAGCTTCTTCAACTGATACTCAATTTTGGAGACTGTATCGTGACTTTTCTAAACAGCAAATTATGGGAAATCCAGATTATTGTGTTTTACATATAGATTGCGAACAAGCATTTAAACCAACTCTTAGGGGAGAATTAGTCACCCCTCTTCTATCTCGAAATACTGTTGAATCGGAAATGAGAACAAATCCAGAAAAAGCAAGACGTGAGTATTATTGTATTTTTACTACAGATGCTGGCACTGATGCAATTATTCGTAGAGGTGTTATTACACGAAACGAAGAAACAAGAAAACCTCTTCTTTACAATGATACAGGTGATAAAAAATTCGTCATCACATATGATCCTGCTAGAAGTCGTGATAATTCAGTAATTCTTGTTGGAGAAATTTATGAATATGAACAAGTTGATGGAAGCATTGATACAAGAATGAGATTGGTAAATTGTATTAATCTTGTTGATGTTGGTAAAAAAATAAAATCTCCTATGCAGACACCAGATCAGATTGAATATTTAAAAAAAGTAATTCTTGATTACAATGGTGGAGCTGACGCATATGGGAATATTGTTGGTATATACATTGATGCAGGTAGCGGCGGATCAGGGGTTAATATAGCAGATTATTTGATGCCAGATTGGACGGATTCTGCTGGTATTGTTCACAGAGGATTAATTGATAAGGAATACTCTGCTGATTATGTTAAGAAATTTCCTAATGCAGTAGACAAAGTGCATCTTATGTCTCCTGCTGGTTACAAATCTGAAATGTATGAAGCAATGATTGAATTAATGAATCAAGATAAAATCAGCTTTACCGCACAATATGATCACAAAGGCTATCTCACTGTTTTCGATGTTGATGAAAAGAAGCTGGCTAAAGAGAAAGAAAGAATTTCTACCGAACTCAGGAAGCAAAAAGTTAATGAGAAAGAATTTGAAACTAAGCTTAATGAAGAATTAGAGAAAATTGAATCAGTTAATACAAAAACTATAAAGCTTGATTGGCAAGATGAAATTGCACTTGCTAACATTGATGCTTTAAAAGAAGAACTTGTAAATATGGTTCGTAAGAAAAGAGATTCTGGAAAAGATTCATTTGAACTTACGCCTGAGAAAGCTAATAAGCTCCACGATGATCGTGCGTATACGGCGTGTATGGCTTCTTACGCTCTCATGTGTGAACGTAGGAAAGCTATTACAAATAAAAAACGTCCAATAGAGGATGCAACAAGTTTTATAAACAAGCTTACAATCCGTAAAGCAAAATACAATTAAGGAGGTGCATTATCAAATATGCCTAGACCTAAGAAAGTAGATGCAAATTCTAATGCACCTGCTAAAGTAAATAATTCACAGAAGAAAACTACTTCTTCTACTCCAAAACAGCCAACCGCAAATGAAATGCGTGAATGGTATGAGAAAAATAAAAGTAGACTTGAACGTTACGAAGATGCAACAAGTGCAATTACAAGTCTTCGAGATATTCAGAAATCTAAAACATACACTACAATCAGTAATTATTCAAAGGAAGATGTAAAAGATTATATTAAGAATATTTCTTCCAATGAAGCAAGTCTTAGAAGTTTATCTCGCTATCTTTATTATCGTTCAGAAATCTACTATCGTCTTTGCAAATATTATGCAAATCAGATTGATTTATCAATTCGAAATATCGTTCCTCCATTTATAATTTCAGATAATAACGATGTAAAATCCACTTTACAAAAGTATCAGGAAACAGTCGATGTTGTAGATACTCTCGGATTAAATTATGAGTTTCGTAAAGCTGCTTCTATAACACTTCGAGAAGATGCATTTTATGGATGTGCTTATTACACAGAGGGACAGGGAATGTTTATTCTTCCACTTGATCCATCGTATATGAGAATTGCAGGTGTATTTCCTGATGGCTCATTCGCATGTGCAATGGATATGAGTTACTTTAAGCGAAATTCAGAGTTATTAGAATATTGGGGTGAACCATTCAATACTATGTGGAACACATATCAGAGTACAAACGAAAAATATCAGCTAATTCCAGAAGAATATAATGTCTGTATTAAATTCAGGTCAGAGGATTGGGAAACAATTGTTCCTGTGCTCACTCCTATATTCTTATCACTAATTGACCTTATGGATGCTTCTGATTATCAGGCAGTTCAACAGGCAGCTAATATTTATAAATTAGTATGGCTTGAAATGAAAACTATGGGAAATGATGTAGATGATTGGGCAGTTAATCCAGATATAATGATCCAGTATTTCAATCGTATGCTTGAAGAGGCATTGCCACCCTATATCTCTGCTGCTATTGTTCCTGGTGAATTACATGAAATTAGTTTTCCAGATGATGCAACTGGCGATGTTACAAAAGTTGAAAAAGCTACAAAAGAAATCCTCAATACGGCTGGTGGTGCTCAGATATTAAATCTAAACTCCGCTTCTAACTCTACTGCCTTTAAATATGGCGTACTTGCAGATTCTACATTTTCTATTTCGACTCTTATTCCACAGATTCAAGCGATTGTAAATCGACTTTTATCGACTTGGATATCCGAACCTTGTAAAGTTAAATTCTTTGATGTCTCTATTTATCAGAAGGATGATTTTAAGAAATCAATCCTTGAGTCTTGCCAAAATGGACTTCCAAACAAGATTTTATACAACACATTAAACGGTGTATCTGAAAAAGATACTCTTGCTATGAATTTCTTAGAGGAAGACTGTCTGAATCTTGGCGAAAGGCTTAAACCATTTAGCACATCATATACACAATCTGGTGATAACCAAGGTGGTGGTCAAGAGAAAGACCAATCAGATTTAAGTGATGAAGGACTCAAGACGAAAGACCAAGATAAGAACAATAAATAAGGAGTAGATGGATTATGAAAAAGAAATTTATAACAACCCAAGATATCCCTACTGCTACTCTCTTATCTAAGCAAGGATATCAACAGGTGCAAAATTCTAATGGTATTTATGTATTTTTGAATGCTGAAAAGTTTCGGTTTTCAAATGATATAGATATAACAAAAATTCAGTATAGCAATATGCTTACATTCTAACCACTCTCCTGCTTTGAGTGGTATATCAACAAAGAAAGGAGGAATAGGTTAAATAATGCCAAAAAAGAAGAAAAGACGAATTATGTCTATTGATGAGCTGTATGAGTTCTGTCTAAAAAATAATTTTGCTCATTTTGATAGTAATGAATTCGGTAAAGAACTTATGGTTCGTATGAATGGTAATTTTGAAAAAACTTCTAAAGATAAAGATAAACATAAAGAGTCTCTTACTCCATTCGTCAGTCGTGCATTTCACGATCATGTCAATCTCAATAAATCGGAAATCTCCGAAGAATCTTTTAATGAAAATGTCCCATCAGCAAACTTTCGTCCAATCTTAGCACATATCACTACCAATTCAGATAATGAATTAGACTTCGGTAGCCATGATTATTATGTGACTACTGACAAAGATGGTAACGACAAAGTTGTATACGAAGAACAGCCTATCGGCGTTATTGATGGCACAAAGACTACTATTGAATATGATGAAGATGCTGGCGTAAATCGTGCAGTTTTGCATGGTTATTTATACGATGAGTATTGTCAGGACGCTATTGAGATTCTTAATAGACGTGGAACTGTAGATTGTTCGGTGGAATTATGCATTAGGGAGTTATCATTTAATACTGCTAATAAAACATTGCAGTTAGATGATTTTTATGTATCAGGTCTTACTCTTCTGTCAAAGGATGTATCCCCTGGTATGGCAGGAAGTAATTTTAAAATTGAAGATTTCGCTGTAAATGCAGAAACAGTAACATTTAACACAGACAACAAATTGGTTGAAACTTTAGAGAAATTAACTAATATTCTTGAGAGTTTTGATATAAATCAAAAATCAAAGGAAGGAGGAACAAATAACAAAATGACAAAATTTGAAGAGTTACTTGCCAAATATGGTAAGACTGCTGAAGATGTAACATTCGACTATACAGAAATGTCAGATGAGGAACTTGAAGCAAAATTCGCTGAGATGTTCGATGATGACAATTCAGAAGGAGACAACTCAGGTAGCGGAGAATCTGGTGAGCCTTCCAATGATGGAGAAGGTGATGGTGAAGGAGTTTCTGATCCAGATGGTAATGAAGGAGAAAGTCAGACTTTTGAAAAGATTGTTCGTACATATGAAATCAGTCATGAAGATACAAGATATGCACTTTACCAGCTTTTATCTGAATATGAAGATGCTGATAATGAGTGGTACTTTATCAACGCTGTTTACGATGATCATTTTACATATGAGAACTGGAATGGTGATAAAATCTTCGGTCAGAACTATACAAAAGACGGTGATAATGTAGCTTTTGATGGAGAAAGATACAATTTACATCGTGAACTTTTAACAGATAGTGAATTTGCAGAGTTACAGTCTATGCGTTCAAACTACGCTGCACTCAAAGAGTTTAAGGAGACAGCAGAAAAGAATGAACTTCATGCAAAACGTGAGAAAATTCTTGCAAATGAAAACTTTGCTTCTATTTCTGAAAAAGATGAAGAAGGAAATTTCATTAATAAGGATTTTGAGAAACTGTATACAAATATGGATAACTACTCTCTCGAAGATTTAGAGAAGGAAGCAAAACTTATCTATGCGGATTCTAATATGAAAACTTTTGCAGCTACCACTGATAAAACTCAGAAAAAGTCAACCGTAAAAGTATTTGCTAATGTAAACAAGTCTAAGAAGGATAACCGTTACGGAAATCTTTTTAGCAAATAAAACAAGAAATATAAATCAATGTAATGACACTCAAATTGAGTGTCTTTTTTAATGCAAAAATTTAAGGAGGAAAAATAAATGATTCAGATGACTATTGCAAAACATGCAGTGGCTTTCCCTTCTAAAGTTCTCGCAAGAGATGGTGGAAAGCATATTTATAACATTCAGTTAGCAGAAGCAGCAAGTGCTTATGTAGACAACGGATGGTTCGTTGGTAAGGGTGAATTCGTAGAGTTAGATCTTTATAAAGCAGCAGCACCTACTTCATTTGAAGGAAAGGTCGTTGGTAAAGCAAATAATGGAAATTTCTATGTAGAAGTAGTAACTCCTGGAGATGCCCTGTTTGTATACCAAGTGCCAATGATCGAGGAGACATATAGCAACACATTTAAGAAAGAAAGCAACTATACAAATGCTCCTACTCAGGTAGTTAGAGCTTATGAACTCGCAGTTGGTGATGTAGTTGAAATTTCAGCAGATGGATTTTCTGGTGAAATCGCTGTTAAAGACGGTGTTGAACTCAAAGCCATTTCTGGTGTAACTGCCGCTATGCAGCTTACAAAGAAAGCCTAATTTTTGAGAAAGGAGAAATAAATAAATGTTAGATACAAGTGTAAAAAATCTTATGTTTGACCTCGGTACAGGTCGTGAAATTTATGATGCCGATTCTAATCGTGTAATTTCTAAGGCAGAAGCTAGCGACACAATTAGAAAGGCTTGTTTTGAATACCTTGGACTTACCAAGGATTCTTCTAATAAGCAGATTAAGAGAGCGTTAAATTCTGAGAGAGGAACACAGTTCTTCGAGGTAATTGAGGAAATTATTGATACTCAGATTGCTCATGGTCTTTCTGAGAATGAGTTTTTCAACAATTATGTTGAGTCAAAGAATATGAAAGATGGAGACGTAAATGAATTCTGGGCTGATGATGAAGTATTACTTACTGTAAGTAAGGTCAGCGGTGATGCACATGATTTATCCATCCAGCGTTTAGGTTCTGGTCAGTCTTACCATGTTGATACAGCAGTATATGGTATCAAGGTTGGTGGAGATATTCGTCTCTTCTTAACTGGTCGTAAGGATTGGGGTGCTTTCGTGGATGCGGTTGTTAAGGCTTATATCCAGAAGGTTCAGACACTCATTTCTTCTCAGTTTGCAAATGGTGTAAATCTTATTCCTGTTCCTGCTACTCTCAAGGGTACTGGTGCTTTAGCTGCTTCTACAAAGGCTCAGTTTGATGCAATTATCGAAAAGGTTGGTGCTGCTAACGAAAGCGGTGTTGTAATCATGGGTACTAAGACAGCATTAAAGTCTCTTAATGCTCTTACAAAGGTTGATTGGGCTGATCCTGCTAATTCAATCAAGGAGTCTGTAGCAAACACAGGTATTATCGGTGGCTACGAAGGAACACCTCTTATGGAGATTCCACAGAAGTTTACTGATAAGTCTCTTGCTACTCCTATCGTTGATAACAAGAAGCTCTATATCATGCCAGCAGTTGATGATAGATTTATCAAGTTTGTTGACTATGGAGAGACTGAGCTTGAAGTAAACGAAAAGGGTGCTACTAAGGATGATATGCAGTCTTATGAGGTACAGAGACGTATGGGTGTTGCAACTCTTATGACTCGTTATCATGGTGAGTGGGATCTGTAGGATTTACTTATAGATTAATTATATGGAGAGTGGTAATCCACTCTCCTATTTTGAAAGGAATTGAAAGGAAATGGCATATACAAAGAAAACTACTGCTACTACTGGCAGTACAGAAAAGGTAACAAAAACTACAGAAGTTAAAGAAGATATGAAAACATTTTCACCCGAAGATACTGTTTCATGTCGTTCATTAGTAAGTGGTGGGCTTTATATTGAAGGAGCACGTTCGCATATCCTTTATAGCTGGGCTGACTGTGGAGATGTAGTTGATGTTGAATATAGAGATTTAATTTATCTCGTTAGAACTCGTGAAGATGTAAACATTTATTCACCAAGAATTATTATTGAGGATGAAGATTTTGTTGAACAGAATAAGTCTGTAAAAGACTTATATGAGTCCATGTATGAAACAAGTGACTTAAATGAGATTTTAAATCTTCCTGTTCCGCAGATGTCAGAAACAATTAAAAAGCTTCCAAAAGGTGCAAAGGAAGCCCTTAAAGGTATTGCTTCTACAATGATTGAATCTCATGCACTTGATTCAGTTCACAAAATTAAGGCTCTTGATGAAATTTTTGGTACAAAAATGTTACTTACATTAGTTCAGGAATAGTAAAGGAGGCTCACAATGACGCTTCCATACGAAACAATTTTTTCACGAACAAGAGGACGAATTTCAGATATGAAAGAACTTTCTCTTGACGAAAACGATCTTAATGAAACATGGACTGAACGCTTGCGCATGGTTGCAGGTGATGAACGAGTTATTAGAAAATTCGCTTCATTTAATATGGATGACGAAATCCAACAGATTGAATTTGAGATGCAATATCCTGTTAGCGATTTTGCAGATAAAGAATATGTTATAGGATTGTTCACTCTTGGAATGACAATTGAATGGTTAAAACCACAGGTTGACTCTGCAAAATTTACTGCTAGAGTTTTAGGAACAAAAGAAGAAAAAAACATACAGAATCCATATAAAGATATGCAGAGTAGATTGGATACATTACAACATGAATTCAGTAGAAAACTTGCAAGTCATGGATATATTAATAACTCATATGTGCGAGGTGAATAACTATGGAATATATATATGGTTCGTTCACTAAAAGACAAATTAAAGAAGCTGCACATGCGATGCATAACGATGTTCATAAGTTATTACTTTATAAGGATAATCGAATAGAAGAAAAAATATTTGAGAACGATGAGGCTTTTCTTATATTTTTTCAGAATGTTATGTTCAAATTTAGCGGAACAAAGACTCTATTTAATAATAATGGAATTATGGTCACATTAATGGCTACTTTGCAAGCTGCTTATGACGAAGCCGTATCCGATGAGTTTGATTACATGACATTTCGTAGGGCTATTTTAGATAGTCATAATTATATTAAGCAGATGTTTGAAGGGGGTGTTGGTGATGCCAAGCTTACAGACAGCACGGCGAATCGCTAACGCCAAAACAAATAATGCGAAAACTTTAGGTCAGATTTATAAAGAAGAATCTGATTTTTTGATGGAAGAAACTTGGGATAACAGTATTCCTTCCAAGACTTGTTACATTTATGACCATTTTCATGACGACTTCTTCACAGATGAGCATGGAATTACACGTTCTCTTGCTGAAGGTATGACTTATGAAAATACCAATAAGACAAAGATAGATGCAAAGTTTATTATCAAATCTTATCAGTCAATGGATAAAGATCAAGTGGAATACTATCTTATGTTTCGTCCAAGTCAGCCTGTAAGATTTAATGAGGGTGATGATCTTTATTATTATGAGACTGATTTTAGGAAACGCTATTCTGCGACATTTCCGATAGGACTCTGGGTGGATTTACCTGACGATAGAGGGGTATATCATAAATGGTTAATTTGTAGAAATGAACCTGCAAATCAGTTTCCAAAGTATTTGATTTTACCAGTAAATTACGAACTTACATGGATTGAAAAATCTAATGATAGGCGCATTAAGAGACGTATGTGGTGTTGTTTAAGGCAACAGAATTCCTACACTATAGGCACTTACACAGACCGATATTTTACACACACAGATAATCAGGATAAGATATGGTTGCCAATGAACTCTATTACAGAGAAGTTTTGGTACACTTCTGAAGATTCTAAAAATATGCGAGTTGTAGTAAGTGCTTTAACAGAACATCCTACCGTATGGACAGTGACCAAGGTTGAAAATTCAATGCCATTTGGTATTCAAAAACTTACTATATATACGGCATTTTGGAATGAGCATACCGATTATGTTAATCTTGAAACAGGTGAAATGTATGCGAATTATTTCGATTCAGAAATTGCCCCAACAGATCCATCTACTCCAACCACTCCCCCATCTTCTATTACAGCAAGAATTTCAGCATCCACTTCAACTATTAAAGTTGGTGGCAGCTATAAAAATCTCACAGTAAATCTATTTAATGATTCCAATGAAGATATTACAACTGAATATGCTGATGCAACTTTTACATGGACTTGCTCTATTGACAATGAAGATTGGACTGATAAAGTTACATGGCGAGCTGGTACAGAGTACAACCAAAAGAAAGTAAAGTTTACTAGTGATTCTTCTACTATTGGCAAAATATTGTCTGTTAAATGCACTATTGAAAAAGATGGTGTAATAATTGAATCTGAAACTCTTGCGTTGGAATTAGCAGATTAGGAGGTGAAAATAACGGAAAAGATAATTACAAAAATTGATCTATTAAATAAAATTAAAGAGTATAAATCAGCTCCTGATGATGAAAACATTCAATATAAGAAGAAAATTGAAAAAGCTTTATTAACTCGTCCAGACTTATTATATGCCCTCAATGAAAAAAGTTTAGAAACGGAACTTTTTGATGATGATGGCAATGTAAACTGGGAGTGGAATAATGAAATAGGTGAATATGAGCCATTAGGCGAATGGGAACGGTACTTTGGTAGTAATTCAAACATTCGTCCTTTTTTATTTATTCCTGACACTCAGACAGAAGTAAAACACTATATATGTTATCAAGTAGCGTTTGACGAAATGCCTCGTTATCAAGATACATTAAAGTACACAAATATTACATTTACAATATTTGTTCACGGTAATGACAGGTATGATAAACTTACAGGTATTCCACGCCATGATTTAATCGCTTCTATTATAAGAGAACGATTCAACTGGTCTAATATCTTTGGTATGCAGACTCATCTCATATCTTCTAAAGAATCCACAACAGATAATAACTATCTCGTTCGTACTCTTGTATTCCAAGTTGTTGATACTAATGGAATTCACAAAACAATTGATGGTAAAACTTCTATCACCAATTATGGAGTTAGGCGGTGATTAAATGGATGTATTAGAAACGCTAGACAATCTACAAAATGCCGCAGAACAAGATTCTGAGAAAAATAAATCTAATAATAAAAAATCAGAATATCATTTTGATAAATTAAGAATGTATTTTGGTGAAGATTATACCATAAATAATATTACAATTTCTGTACCAACAATCGGAGATATTCTTGAAGTTGGGGAAACTAGATTTTATCAATCTTTATCACCTTTTCTCAATAACCCAACATCAATTAGGGTTTTCTTATATGATACTTTTCACAAGGATTGGAACAAAACCAAAGACATTGAAGTATTTTATATAATGTATCAACTTGTACAAGATAAAGAACCACTAAATTTAATTTTTAAAGATTTTAATTTTGATGGATTTGTGTTAACTCCCGCAAAGAAAAATAAACAAGATACAGAATATGACCACTTGGCGCTATTTAACGAAGATAAGAACATCCTTATTTATGATGATGAATATTTAGAGATTGCGGAATATATTCGTACAATGATGAATGTTCATCCGAAAACAGAAAAGGCAAAAGGTAAAACCACAAAGCATTGGATGTTACAAGAAGATAGAATGAAGGTACAACAGAGCGAAGACAAGAAAGGATCTTCCACTCTCTTACCTCTTGTATCTGCTTGCATAAATCATCCTGGCTTTAAATACAAGTTGGATGATTTAAAACAAGTTAATATATGTCAGTTCATGGACTCTGTACAAAGAATACAGAAATATGAACAGGGCGTTGCAGCTATGCATGGTATTTATGGCGGCATGGTTAGTGCAAAAGATATCCCAAATGACTTAATTAATTTTATGAGTGATTTATAATCGCTCATTTTTTATTGCATAAAAATAACAAATTTTAAAGGAGGAAAATTAATATGGCATTTAAATTAGGTGACGTAATCGTTGATAGACTTCAGTTTGGTTACGGTGCAAAAGCAAACGGTACACCTCTGTATGCTTTAACTCAGCTTACAGAAGCCAATATTGATATTACAGCAGATTCTACTGATATCAATGATAAGGATGGAAACCTTGTATATAGAAAATATACGGGTAAAAAAGGCGAGGTAACTGCAACTAATGCATTTCTTAATCTTGCAGTTGTCGAAGCTATCTCAGCCACAGATGCAGAGATTGCAACAGAAGACAAAGGTATTGTTATGCCGATGATTCAGCTTGTAAAGGCAGGTGAAACACTTGATATTACTGGTTATGTAGATGGTTCTGTTGTCGTAAACTCTCTATCCCCAAAAGGTTCTATGGGTAAAGAATTATATACAAAAGGTACTTCTGCTACTGCAACAGAATTTGCTATTGTACATACAGATGCATCTGGTGAACCTGACAATACACCTGCGAGCGATGTATTAACTCCACCAACAGCAGATGGAGAGACACAGTACATCGTTAAATACAAGAAGACAATTCATAGCGGTGCTAAGATTACCAACTCTGGTAAGAAATTCCCGAAAGCGCATGAGTTATTTTTCAAGGCATTAGTTGTTGATAAATGTGATACAGAAACTCTTAGAGCTGCAATCATTCACATTCCATCATTTATGCCAAGTCCAGAGTTTACTCTTGCACTTCAGGGCGGTGATTCTCAGACAATGGATTACAAAGGAGCTATGATGCTTAACGCATGTTCTACAGATTCTGAACTTTTCTCTATTTACTACATTGATGAAGAAGAGGAAGATATCTAAATAAGATTGCTTGGGCAGTTTAATCACTGCCCTCTTATAAGGAGGATTAATGGCTAATAAAGATTTGAGAACCTGTATGTTATGCCGAAAAAAATACAGTTTTTGCCCAGTATGTAATCCAGAAGACAAAAGTAAACCAACATGGTACTTTTGTTGGTGTAGTGATAATTGTCACGAAATTGATAGAATTGCTTCTGCGTATGAAGATGGACGAATAACTGATATTGAAGCAAAAGAGAAACTGTCCAAACTTGATTTATCAAAAAAGGATAATTTTGGAGAGAGTTATCAGAAATCTATTGCTTCAATTATGAAGGCGCAGGTAAAGAAAACTATAAATAAAAAAGAAAAGAAAACAGATAATGAATCTGTTAAAAATGATATTGTTGCGGAAGTCGAGGAAAAGACTGATGGTAATGTTGAATAGTGATTTTGAAAAATATAAATAGGGAACATAATTACTATTCAACGGTTTTATGTTCCCTATTTTTTACGTTATATGAGGAATAGAAGGAATGACTATAGAAAGCAATTTAAAACCAAGGAGTTATAACGAAAAAGAAATTATCCGTATATATAACAGAGATCAGCAAACATTCTATATTGATTCTGGTATATATCCTATTGATTTATATCCAAGTTATAGTCCTAAAAATGATAGAAAAATTATTGTAATGATTTTTCTTAAAAATGATACTAAAGAAGTATATATGAAATGGAAAAATTATGAATAAATAGGTTACTCAAGACAATGAGCATAAAAGTAGATGTCATACCTGTGAGTGAACAATTACGTAATCAATAGTCAGGTCGCTACTACTCTCCTATGGAAAGGAAAATTTATGAACAAAATCAACTGGAAAGTTCGTTTTAACAAAGAGAATATTTTATTTATTGCACAGGTTATTATTTCTGTTGTAGTTCCAATTCTTACATATTTCGGATTACAGGCATCCGACTTAACAACTTGGTCAAAGGTGTGGGAAACGTTTGTACAGGCAGTAAGTAATCCATATGTCGTTGTAATGGCGTTAGTATCTTTATTTAATGCAATTACTGATCCTACGACTAGAGGTATTGGAGATTCTACTACTGCTCTTACTTATAAAAATCCAAAGGAATAATTTTGAAAGGAGGAGTTTGTTATGGCTGTATTATGTGCATGGGCTTCTGCAAACGAATATGGTAAAACAACCGGAGGTAAAGCCGGTGATCAGACTGGCAAAGAAGTCAAATGTGGAAATATTTATAATTTTGGTCAGACAAGAGTTTATAGATGTGCCGATAGAAAATACGCAGTTAAGATTGGTGCGGCTGCCAAAGCTATTGCATTAAATAACAATTTTGGTTATTGTCAGGAACACAGGACTACATCGTATAACGCATTAAAAAACGTTAATTGGATTGTAGCAAATGTAAAGACACCTGTGGAAATTGATTGTTCCGAATTAGCAGCATGTGCTGTAAATGTTGCATATGGAAAACCTGTCATTTCTTCTGCTGTATATTCTGGCAACATTGGTGGTGCTTTAGTAGGAAGTGGATTATTTAAAGAATTAAAAGCATCAAAATATCTTGGTAAATCAGAGTATATCGAATGTGGTGATATTATTGTTGCACCTGGCAAACATGTAATTGTTGCATATACAGATGGTTCTAAAACATCTCAGAATACAATTATCACAACTATCCAGAGTGTCACATCTGGAAATAAATTAGTAAAACGTGGTCAACGTGAAGCTATTAAATTCACAGGTGTAAAAATTGTTACCGATGGTTTAGTTGGTGGAGAAACAAATATGATGAAAGTAAGAGTATTGCAACACGCCATCAACTTAGATTATAAAGCAGGTCTTGTTGAAGATGGTAAACTTGGTTCTGCAACTAGGAAAGCACTTGGCTCTCATTATGTTAAAAAAGGAGAAACACAGAATATGGTTACTGCGCTTGAGATATTATTATATCTTAATGGTTTTGATCCAAATGGAGTTGAATATCCAGGTACATATGGAAATGGTCTTGTCACTGCTTCAAAGAAAAAATTCGGAGATGATGGATTAAAGGTTACTGCATCTGAATTCATTCAGTTATTATAAAGATTGGAGGAATTTGTATGTATGGAAGCAATAGAAAATTTAGCGCAAATTAATTATGTGTTGGTAATTTTAGGATTTTTTGCAATTTTGTTTGGGGCGAAAGAAATTATTGAAATTATATCGTATTTTAAAAATAGATTCCGCATTAAAACTGGTGCAGAAGAAGATAAAGAAACCATTGACAAAAGAATAGCCATATTGGAAAAACATGATAATTGGCAATACAAAGAAATTACTAAAATGTCCAAAGGTATAGAGAATATTGAATCTGAGTTATTAGATAATAACCTAGAAAGAAAGCGAAAATATATTTTAGATTTTTGTTCTTCCATCTCTAATGGTCAGAAACAGAATAAGGAAGCTTTTAATAATGTATTCAAAACATACAAGAATTATGAAAAGCTTTTAAGCGATCATAATATGGAGAATGGTCAAGCAGAAGAAAGTATGAAATTCATTTCTGAAAAATACCAAGAGTATTTAAGGAATGATAATTTTTAGTGTCAACAATTCTAGCATATCAAATAAATTATCAATTCAACTTATAAGTTTCTTTTATATTATATGCATAATAAAAATAGTTCTATACATACTAAATACATGAAGAACAAAGTTGGAGAATACAGATATAAACATAATATGTCTATTGCGGAATTAGCAGAACGAAGTGGTATGTCTACTACTGCTATTTCCAATTTGGAAAATGAATATACTTCTGATATTCTTTTGTCCAACGCAGTTTCTCTATCACATGTATTACAAGTGGATTTGTATGAACTATTTTGTATTAAGCGATAGGAGGAATTGCTTATGAGAACATATTTTAATTTGATATGTGAAGAAGTTGAAGCAACTGGTGGGAAAGTAATTCATATTGACAAGAATGCAGGTGATATGGAAGAAGTACACAAAATAGTTTGTGAACACATTGAAAAATATCCCAACGCCAAGTGGGAACTTTATCCTATGATTATTAATAATTAACCAAGTACATATGACAATTGAATATAAGAATTATGAAAGAGCGGATTCATTTGGATTCGCTCTTTTGTTATGTAAAGGAGAAAATGATATACAAGAATTAAAATTAACATCTCCTATCGCACCTTCAGTCAACCACTATTTAGGTTGGAGAGCTATTTTAAAAAATGGGAAGCCAATGGCGGTAGGATATAAAAAACCAGAAGCAATTAAATATCAGAAAGAATTCGCAAAATATGTAAAGACAGAAGCAAAAAAACAAAACTGGATTAAATCGGATGACAAATCACAGCACTATTATATGGATTGTATCTTCTATTTTGACAGAGTAGACAAAGATGCCAATAATAGTTTCAAGTGTCTTGCCGATGCGATTACAGACAGCGAATCAGTGTGGATTGATGACACTCAGTTATGTGAACGTGTACAAGGGATTTATTATGATTCAGAAAATCCACGAATAGAAATTACAATACGACCTGTTGACTACATTGGAGTTTTTGACAATGCTTCACAGTTTGATGAATTTAAATCTCACTGCATCGGATGTAAAAGATACAAACGAAATTGTAGTCTTCTAAAGAAAGCTATAGAAGGTCGAATTCAAAAAGAAATACATAATGGAGAATGTGAAAAATTCTCGCCAATAAATGATTAAAGGAGAAAAAGGAATATGAAACTTTTAGAGTTTGTAGAAAAGTATAACAACATGGCAAATAACACATTAAGGGAACAGTTATTAAGTAAAATCAAAATCACCCCTTATGTATCATTCATTAAGAAAGAAGTTTACGCACAGTTGATTGTAGATAAGACAACATTTGAACAGGAAGCTTATGATGATAACGGAGTAACAAAGTATCGTAAAACAGATAAGATTAGAGTAAATTCTGTTGCTCAATATGTGCAGTTTTGTCGTGCCGTGATTGAATTATATACCGATCTTGAGATTGACGAGGATGATAAAGGCTTTATTAATGGATATGATGCACTCAAATCATCTGGCTTACTTGATATTTTAATGGTTGGTTCTGATAAAGATGATCCGCTTATTCCTATGAGTGAGTTAAGTGAGTTTAAGACCATTTTAACAATGAAACAGTCAGATACTCAGTTTAATGAGACAACCACTCAGGCGTTTATTAGCAAACAGATTGGAAGAATCTCTGATCTGGCAAATGCTACTCTCACACCGCTTATGGACGTTGTAAGTAAGAAGCTCGATGAGATTCCAAAGGAAGATTTAGATAAGGTTGTTGAGTTTGCTAAGAATGGCAATTTTAAAGAAGTCTAAGTAAAATTCAAATTTTCTTTGGAGGATTTATATGATTGAAGGAATAATTTATGGACTTATTGGTGCATGGTTTCTCAGTCTATTTGGAGTTGATAATATCTTTGTAGAAGCATTGCAGCCATTTGTGAATTTCACATTAACAACAAGTCATTATTATTTCGTATTTAGATTTGTTGGTATGGTATATGGAATTGTATATTTTTTAAGAAATAAAGATTAAATGTTTAGGCTCTATACGTGTCAAAGCGTATAGGGCTTTTCTTATGTAGAGTGGTAATACTGCTCTCCTATTTTAGTGAAAAAATAGTGAAATTATAGTGAAAATTTTGGAGGTGATGAAATGGCAAAAAATATGTATGCAGATTTTAAAAAGAAGTTAGACAGAATTGAAAATCATATTGCAGAAGAAGTCGCACCACAAGCAAATGAACTTCTAAAAGAATCTGTCAGATATTCATTGATAGATTGGTACAACGACTATACTCCACAGTCTTATGAAAGAACATACAACTTCATGAAAATTCTTGATTCTACAAAAACAAGAGGTAAAGGGAACGTTCTTCGTTTTTCGGTTGATTCAGGCGCAATGGATTCATATGTCGGTTGGTTTGGTCAGAGTTTACAGCCAAGTACAGCTTTCGACTATATGTTTATGGATGGAGAACATGGTCATGGAAAATGGATGATGCATCAATCATTACCTCCATATATGTATGTTGAACGAGATATTGAAAGTGGATTTGGTGGTCGCTTAGACAAAATTATAAATAACAGAATAGAACAAATTTTGAGAAAGTGAGGTAGAAAATGCCAGGTACATATCAGTATGATGTAGAAATCAAATCGAATGTAGCAAAACTACTTTCAGATATGAAACAAGTCCAAGACAGATTAGACACTGTTGAAGGCAAAGAATATAAAATCAAATTAAATGTCGATGAAAAGAAATTATCCAGTGTAATTTTTAATCTCGAAAAAATGCTTGATTCTCTTGGTAAAGGAACAGGTGATTTTAAACAGTTTGAGAATTTATCGAAAGAACTATCAAATATTGTATCAGAAGTACAAAGTTTAAGTAAAGCTTTTGGTAAAGTAGATGATTCTGGCGCGAAGACACTACTCTCTTCTATTCAGAACATTGATAAGTCACTTTCTGAACTGAGTCAAAATATTCTCAATGTTAATAAAAACATGAGCAATATGGGTGGTAATACGAGTGGTGCTGTCAAACAGGTGGAGAATATTAGTAATGCATATCAAAATGCTGCTAAAGAAGCTGAGAAATTGGCTGACGCACAGAGTAAGATTGGACAGAAAACGAATATTTCATCTGGAATGAAAGACACATTTCCTAAGACTTCTGAAAACTTAGAACAGGTTGCACAATCTGAACAAAAAATACAGCAAGAAGCAAGGGCAATCCAGTCAAAATGGGAACAAGCCGAAAAAGCAATTCAGAATTACATGAATGCTGTTACAAAACTTAATAACCTTAAAGCCTCTGATAAAAGCACTGGTAAGAAGTCATATGAAATCGCAGGACAAATTGAGGAAATTGAGAAGTTAAAAAAAGAAGCTTATGATGCAAGACAAGTTTTATCTTCTATGATAAATCCTCAGAATGTAGATACAGATACATGGAAAAGATATGTTGACGTGATAAATCGGCTCAATCAGGCATCAAATGGATCTGCTGAATCGGTTAATAGATTAAAAGACTCTTTAAAAAATACTCTAAATTCAGAGTTGAATTCTTTGCAAAATTCTATTGATAAATATCAAAATATCATTACTCAAGCAAAAACATACCCATCTGATTTCAAACCAAGTACAGAATACAATACAAAACTTGCAAAATTAGAAAGTGCAAATAATGCACTTAAAGACTATAAAGCTTCATTGCAAGGTGTTAATGAACTTACAAAAGAACAACAAAATCAGATTAACAGATTAACACAGAATTGCGAAAAAGCTGCTACAGAATTCAAGAATCTTTCTGCTGCTGAAAAAGGTACAATTAAAGTCGGTGTTGAAAAAGCTATTCAGAGAATCAATAAAGATTTAGCAGAGAATACAAAATATTCTGCGGAAGCCAAAGCCGGTCTTAACACATTGTTAGAACAATTAAAATCTGGCGATCCAAGTATTAATTTAAGAAAAATCACAGAAGAAATTATTAAAATTGAAAATGCTGAAATTGCTGCTGGTCGTGCTGGAAAATCTCTTTGGGATATTTTTAAAACAAAGTCTACATATGGTTTCATTGGTCAGATGCAAAGTTATTTGAGTATGTATGTTGGATTCTATGGAATGGTTAATGCTGTTAAGAAATCCATTTCTACTATTACAGAACTTGATACTGCTTTGGTTGACTTAAAGAAAACTACAGTGATGAATGAGAATCAGCTTGAGAATTTTTATTATGATTCTAATAACGTAGCAAAACAGATGGGTGTTACTACAAAAGAAATTATTGACCAGGCAAGTGCATGGAGCCGTTTGGGATATTCCACTGCTGAAGCCGCTACAACAATGGCAAAGCTCAGTTCTCAGTTTGCTTCTATCTCACCTGGTATGAGTGTTGATGAAAGTCAGAGTGGCTTGGTCAGCATTATGAAAGCGTGGTCAATAGATCCAGACCAAGTAAAATCTGAAATTATGGATCCTATAAATAAGCTTGGAAACACAATGGCTTTATCTAACCAAGATATTGTTGAAGGTATGGAACGTTCTGCCGCCGCCCTTGCCGCTGTAGGAACATCAGTACAAGATGGTTTGGCTATGTTTTCAGGTATACAAGAGGTATTGCAAAATGCAGAAAAAAGTGGTACAGCCCTTCGTAGCGTTGCACTTCGTGTTCGTTCATTTGACGAATCGACAGAAGAATACTCGGAAGATTTAGCCAATATAACAGGAGAATTAATTGATCTTACTAAAACAGCAGAACACGCACAAGGCATATCTATTTTTAAAGAAGGTTCTACTACAGAATTTAAAGATTTAACTGATTACTTTGGTGAAATTGCTGACATCTGGGATGAAATGTCACAGAAACAACAAAATGATTTCCTTCTTAAAGCTTTTGGTCGTACACAGGCTCAGGCTGGTGCTGCTCTTATTCAGAACTATAAAGGTGTTACTAAGGCTCTTGATGAAATGGAACAAAGTGCAGGATCAAGCGACAAGGAAATGGAAACTATTGAGCAATCTTTAGAATACCGTATCAACGCACTCAAGGAAACTTGGGTTGGTGCAATTCAGCAAATGGTCGATCGTGGAGATCTAGGTACTATTGTTGATGGTTTAACTAAATTGTCTGAAGGAATTGGTTTTGTAACAAGTAATCTTGGTTTGCTTAAAACGGCTGCGCTAGGAATTACAGGCGTATTAGCTTTTAAAAATGTCGGTAGGGATAAAATGTATTCCCTCAGTTTTTGAATATGCCGACAACATACATAATTTACTCTGAATACAGAGGTTTAAAGTATGTTATCCGTGAGATACACGGTGATAAATAAATAATAGGGACAATAATCGGGAACTGCGTACAACGGTCTGGTAATGCAGACGTATCACCACTCTCCTATTATGGCGACATAATTAGGTTCGTAAAAGCGTGACGCTCAAAGAATCCGATGGGATAGATCTCTCAGAGATAAGCCCTCACAGTAGCGACAACTCCTACAGTAAGTTATATGCAACGATGCTTACTGAATATGCGCTCGATACTACCTGACACAACAGGGCAATCTGTGATGGATTGTAAAATGCAGAAACTTATCTTCTGTTGTTTGAACACATCGTTCCTATGTGTATTGATAAGATGGAACAAAAAAAAGAGAGAATAAATAAAATAGGAACTGCTCTACTCAGTCCCTAAATCATTTTGCTCGTGCAAATCAACCTCTAAAGAGGTATCATCGTACTGAGCTTTTATGCTAACTTCTTTATATTCACAAATTTTATCTGTAATGTGTTGGATTGTATTGCACACAAAGTATACAGATGTTTCAAGCAGAGCACATACAGAGATAACTGCAATAAGTTTATATAAAGAATTGCACTTAACAGCATATTTAATCATCTTACTCATAACAATCATCTCCTATCATTGTCTTTGTTTTGAACATCGTACTATTGATAGGTTGGTGTTTGTTTGAAAAACACCGTTTATAAATGGAGATGACAGTATTTTCATTTGAAGCTGTAAGTGTATTATACATCATATTGGAATATTCTGGTAGAGAGAACATATATTCCAAGTAAATCTCGATTTCAATCGAGTAAAAACAGAGAATAAATATATGACAACATAAAAATAACATCGCATTACACGATGTTATCTTTACTACATTGTTGGTGTGTACAATGTAAGTGAAAAATTATATAGCGGAATACGAAAGTATCCGTTCGCAGTATAACACACAGTCTCTATAATTGAAAGTAGTTTATAGATATTTTGTAAAATAAATAAAATAGAGGACAGTCGTGAGACATGCCCTCAAAATAGAGAATATATAATTGAGATGAATATGAATACAATTGGAGAATGATAATTAATTAGCTTTCTTAAAGATTTTATGTTGTTTTGTCGAAATTCTTGCGATAGCGTCTGCTTTCTCATCGGACATTTCTGGATGATTAGCAATCTGATCAATGGCATGATCTTGTGATTTAAAATATCTACGCACCGCAAGTAATCCGATGATTGCACACAATAATATAACAATGTACAATCTCTTCTACCATCCTTTCCTGTAAAATAACTTTTCAGGAATTTGTATTTGCCCAGAACGGACTGCAATGTGGTAATACAGTCGCAGTTTGCTTGGTATTATATTACCATATTATTCTAACTACATAAATCCAGAACATTAGTTTTGTCGAATTTTGAGTTACGAAAAATAATTAAAATTTTTCAAAAATCTTTACAAAAAATTTCATCTGTGTTATCTTCAAAATATGAAAATTTTTCAATTTTTGAAGGAGGTAACACGATGAAAAATTCTAGCAAAGAAAGAACTTTACAGTGGATAAACAATCAGAATAAAAAAGGCAATATATCCTTTGAACACCGCTTACAACGTCCGACTGGGCAGTGGAATACTCGCATGAAAAGCCTATTGATTCATAGCTTATTAAGTGGTATCCCAGTTAATCCAATTTATGTCGTAGAAGAAGAAAATATAATTTATCCGTTAGATGGTTCTCAGAGGACATCAACTTGTATTGATTACATCAACGACGTATTCTCATTAAGCAAAGATACTCCAAATGTATTCATATCTGTAAAAGAAAATGGAGAACAAGTCATTAAGGAATATGAAATAGCAGGAAAGAAGTTTAAGAAACTCGATGACGAAGTAAAAGAAACACTTCTTGCTTGTACTTTAGAATTTTGCACATTATCTGATTATACAGATGAAGAAGTAAAAATCATGTTTGCACGACAGAATTCAGGTAAACCTTTGAACGGAAAATTGCTACGTGTAGTACATGAGTCAGATGAATTTAGTGAAATGGTCTACTCTCTCGCTAATCATCCATTTATGGATAAAATCATGTCAAAGACACAGCGTAAGAATGGAACAGACAGAGATACAATTATCCAAGCTATGATGCTTATTTCTTCTAATCAGGAACAGGAATTTACATCTTTTAGAACAAAAGATATTGATGCTTATGTAACTGATTATGCAGATCAGTATCTCGATAGAGCTGACACATTAAAAGAAGCTATGGATAGATTTAATGAATCATTTGATGGCGAAGTAAAAATCCCATCTACAAGTATCCCACAAATTTTATATAGCGGCTATAGGATTGTTAAAGATAAGAAATCATTCTCTCGTCTTGCTGAAAAGGTGTCTGAGTTCATTGCAACATATGATTTTAACGAAGAATATAAACAGTATGTCCAGAGTGGTACAGGTAGCAAAGAGAATGTCAAAGGACGTTTCGATTATTGGCGTGGAATCGTAAAGACATTACAATAAAAAAAAGATAAAGAGTAGTCGGTTGGCTACTCTTTTATACAACAAGTTTGCAAACACATGTTCTTATGGTATTTTGTCGATTATTGGTATATAATGGTAAAAAAGCAATACAAGGAGAGCATAATGTCAAGCAGCTTTTTTATTAAAAAGAAATTAAAGAAAAAGATTCAAAAAGATATTAAAAAGCGTGAAACCATTGAGGAGCAAATAAATCGTTTGCAAAATGAATTAAATGGATGCAACAATGATATAGATGATGATATTTTGGAATTTTATCAGGAGGTAGATAAAACAACAGTAATTTCAACTTTGGAATTTTATGAAAAGAATTCCCCAAAGAGAAAAGAAGTTGCATGTCAGATAAAAAAGAGGTTCACGGAAGAAAAACTTTTAATTGAAGACACACTTAATCTTGTTGATTGGTATGAAAAAATGCATGACGATTACAATGATAAGATTTAAGAAAGTGATAATACTATTATGAATAATTACATAATTTTAAACAAAAGAAAATATATAAAAAGAGTACATAATATTTTAGATAAATATAACATGGAAAAAACATTTAAAAATTTCCGGACAGAAATATGGGAAAATGATGATATTCAAATAAGTATTGATAGAACTATAATTAGAGTTTTAATTTTTAAGTCAAAAGACATTTCGTATTACAATAAATTTTTCAGAGGAAAATATTATGAAAAAAGAGATATATGATGAAATTACTCAACATTTGATCAATGTATTTAAAGGTTCAAAATTAATTGAATATAAGGAAATTGAATTTGATGATGACGAAGATATTAATTTTCTTGTAACACCTAAGATAAAGCTATCAAAAATCAAAAAAAATATTGATTTAAAATTAATTGTATATTGTTCTGATGAACACCAATTGACAATATATTGTCCTACGTTGTTTAGATTAAAAGATAATGATAGTGTTATGTACACACTAAATGCGCTAAATAATGTAAACTCCAAAATAGCTTTGGGTAAAATATATTTAAATCCAAACAATAGTTCTGTTATAAGTTACATAAATAGAGTTTTATTTAATGATATCACAAATGAATTAACAACAGATTTATTTGAAGATTATATTTCGTCATTTATTATGGCATCAATTCAATTATATGAGGAAATAAAAGATAGATATGAATCCTAAAGATGACAAAAGTAAAAGCTCGCCAAGAAATTTTATTATGTTAGTTACCGCATTTATTGCAGCTTCATTCTTTAGGGTTGTTTTAAATAATCAAAAATATATAAATAATGTTATAGCTTTTATAAATATTATTTCCTTACTATTTGTTTGTTATATAATTTTAGATTTATCTTTTAATCATTTTAACGATTTATTAAATGCGGCTGATGATGTATTCGGTGAAAAAATAAAGAAAAAGAAAAGAAAATATTTCAGAAAAGTTTATATTGTTTTTAGTATATTTTTATTAGTTATTGGTGTATTTTATTTTTCGGTAATTGCAAATCCTATTATTAACGATATTATAAGTTTTGTGTCGTTGTTTTTATCAATAGAAACAGAATGCATTGCGAATACAATAGGCGAATTTTATTTTAAAAAGAAATAATTAAGAGCAGGACTAATCTCCTGCTCTTTTATTAATCATCATTATTCTTTTTTTTATCCGATATCTTTTTCATATATGATTGCATTCTTGATACGGAATTAATCATTTTTATCATTTGTGGGTTTGTAAATGTATCTACTATACTTTTTATTGATGGATCATTCAATTTAACGATTGCATTTATTACTCCATCATTGCTGAACATGTTATCAATGTCTTGTGTGGTTGGTATATTTACATTATTTAAATCTCTACGAAATTCTTGTAAACTTTTAATATTTTGTTCATTATATAATTTTTCTTTGAAATTTTCTGCTAAATCCTCTGGAATTTTATTTCCATATGATCTTTTGATAGTTTTATAGAGTTCTAATAATTGAGTTTGATCACATTCTTGATAAACAGGTTCTGTATTTTCATCTGGCTGAATAAATAACTGCCCGTCGTATTGTTGTATTGAATTATGGTTGATAATAATGCTGCTTTCTAATGTGATAAAGCCATTATCATATTCTAAAACAAAACTATCAATTCTTCTATTATCTCTCGGATAATCATTAAAATTTTTTATGCTATAATCAATATCTATAATAGTTTTATAATTTTCATTAATATCGCACATAAGGCAACTATTTTTCCATTTAACATATCCATTTTTCGTCATTTGAATTAATGAATATACAAACTGGAAATTGTTGCTTTCTGATGTTTTTTGATTACGCCCTATTAACTCGTCAATGGAAACGTTAAAGTAGTCTGCAATATCTACTATTTTATCAAGAGATGGAGTTTTATCTTTCCAACGACTAATTAATCCCTGGCTAAAACCAAGTTCTTCTTCTAATTTAGTTGGAGAAATACTATTTGATTTGCAAAGTTTTCTAATACTTTCGATCATTCTTTCATTATTCATATATTACCCCTTTTTCATTAATGAACTTTATGCAATTAATGTATTGACTTTTCATGATTACGGTTTTATAATGAAAACATATTCATTATATGACCTATGAGAAGTATACATCATATAAATTCATAAGTCAATGAATAGAAAAATAACCACCAAATAAACTTGCCGGTTCAATGGTGGTTATTGGGAAGTGTACTATGATACGCTTCAAATATTTACATATCGTATTATAGCACACTTCTTCTATTATTAACAAGTATTAATTTAGAAGGAGGATATCATTATGAATGATGATACAACTTTAGCAGTTGTCCAAGAGACTGAGATTCTTGGAAAGAAAATTAAAGTGTATAACAGTATTGAGTCACCACTTTTTCTTGCGAGTGATGTTGCTGAATGGATCGAACACTCGCAAACTTCTAAAATGGTAAAGTCCGTAGAAGATGATGAAAAGCTGATGGGAACATTATTCCTGTCAGGTCAAAACAGAGATGCATGGTTTTTAACGGAAGACGGACTGTATGAAGTGTGTATGCAGTCTCGAAAGCCTATTGCCAAGCAGATGAAGAAGGAAATCAAAAAGTATCTTAAATCTATTCGACTTACAGGTGCAGCTATTCCAGAAGGCAGAGAACAGGAAATGGTAAACTATTATTTTTCTTCTCTCTCGTCAGATTTACAGGGACAGATCGTGAATGAGCTTATCGAAAAGAATAAGCAACTTCAGGAATTTTATGATGATTTGATGAACACTGAGGGTCTTATGCAGATGAATACTGTCGCAAAAGAACTTGAAATTGGCGAGTATACGTTGTTTGCTTATCTTAGGGGTAAGAAAGTATTCTTCTACGATAAAGATAAAGTGAATGTACCATATGAACGTTTCCGTAGAGAAGGTAAATTTGCTGTAAAGGAAACACCTTGTCATGATGGTCAAATGAGGTCTGTTACATATGTTACCAAAAAGGGATTGGATTACGTCAGGAAACTACTTCGCAAAGACGGTTATTATAATGCGGAGGTGGCTTAGATGGATTACATAAAACTCATCGCATTAAAAATTGATGACTTCTGTTCTTCTATCTATTTCGAGGATAACTACGCCAATAGTGATTTAGAAGTCGCCAAGAAAGATATAAAGCATTTAGAGGAACAAGGATGCGTTTGTTTCTTACTGAACGTTAAAAGCAACATTGAAACCAATACATACGACAATTAAAGAGAGAATATATAAATAGATGAGTCCGTAGCCGATAACTATGGACTCGTTGATTGTACTACTCTCCTACTCTCTTTATCAATCTCTCAAAGGATGTGAATTATGAAAATTAAAAATGAAGAATCCTACTCTTTGTAGAACGAACTATCAACTTTAATTTCGCACTGGTTTGCAGATAAATGAAAGTCTCTAGTCTTTTTGGAGAAGACACTATGTACCAGATAGTAGCTTTACTATACAGCTGAAACAATATATTTTTTCTCCAATGATAATATATTGTCTTTATATCTTTTGTATGCACTTGCATATTCTTTATTTTCAATAGCACGAACACAAGGTACAATAACATTTTCGTATATATCATTATATACACTATTATTATTAGGAGTATTTTCTATAGCTTCAACAATTAGAGGTGCTTTCTTATAATATAATTCTATATCTTCTTTAGACACAAAATTATCCCGAAACCATCTCAATGTAGTAAGTTCGTAGCAATTATCATCAAATTTATTTTGCATATGCCTCATACATGCTGTTGTTAAATAACATCCTATGCTTGTTGTTTCTGTTGAACCACTTGTTGTATCAGTTATTGTGCCGGTTCCAGAGTTGGAATTAAAATTAATGTGAATAGAACCATGATCCTTATTTTCAGCAGGACAACTATCATAAATATCAATTTTATCCTTTCCTGAACTTGAAGTAGATGCCTTAATTTCAACACCTTTGTCATTTACATAGTGACCATATTTGTCTCTTGACATATTTATACCTCCATTTCAGTAAGTTAATTTATTATATATTTTATGTTATCACAATCTACGACAAAAGTATATTCGGAACATTAGTTCTCTTATTCTACAAAATATTGTATTGGCTCGTGGAAACTTCTATTAAACAAATATATCTATAAAAATAGCACAAGCACAAAATCAACAACCATCAAACTCAAAGTAATAACAATGCCTATGTAGCATTTATTGAGCCAGTTAGAATGCTTATTTGTCTCTTCACAGTTACTAATAGCAATTTTTATGTAATCATCTGATATATTCCTGATTATATTGTTAAGAACTTCTTTTTCAGTGTAATCTCCAAGACAGCTCTTATTATTATCAATAAATGTTTTTGCTTTGTCTGGTTTTGGATATGAGAAATCATAATTTGTGAAACATAGAATGAAGTTTGCTATTGCTACGACAAAAGAAATCAGTGTAAATCCTAAAAATAAAAATACACACATATCAGATGTATGAATAGCATTATTATTGGCTTCGATATTTTTAAGTAATTGAAAAATAATCCAAATAATACCACCTATTTCAGCAGATAATATTGTAATAGTTGGTGTGAATTTGCTATTAAGTTGGTTGCGTTGTTTGATTCCGTCTTCATATAACTCTTTATAAAAATCATTTTCAAAAGAAAGGATCTTATCATATGTCTTCAAAGAAAAAACCTCCATTACCAAGCATGTCTATTATAGGTAAAAGACCAGAAATATATTGCTTGGATTTATTTGGTAAAACTCGTAAAAAGTGTGATAAATTTAATAATAGAGATAGGAAGAAAAGTTAGTTATCTCCGCTCTTCTTTTCTTTTATAGTATTGAGATTGAAAATTTCTTTACGCTTGCCCACTATGCTTGATTGTGGTAATGGTTTACGTGTTGATTCTTTATTGTTGTCTTTATCTTTGCTCTGTGTATTTTTCATTTGACGTTACCTCCTATTCTATTGGTAATTCTGACCATTGTTTATCATTATTCTGTATTTGATATATTGCGGTTGTATAATCACCATATTCAATTATTTTATCATAATCATTTTTATCAATTGAGGAATATACACTTTCATAGTAAATTTTATTATCGCTAAAGTCAATTAACGATTCATCATTTCCTAGTTCATCTGAATGAAATTTTATATATGCGAAATTACTATCTTCATTATATGTACAATAATATATTGAAACACTATTTGATAAATCATTTTCAATCATTTTCTTAGATTTTTCAACAATATTATTTGATGAATTTCCACATCCGCATAAAGACAAAACAATAATAAAAACATATATAATACTTGCAATTTTTTTGCTCATAATGATCTCACTCCTTTTTCATTTAATTATAACATTTTGCACCATAGTTTACAATAACGATGTATTCAAACAGCATCAAAAAAATAGTATGACATTCAAAACATGGATAAATGATTTAAGAGATGTGCAATCTGTTATAAATAATATTTCGAATACACGAGTAATAATTGATGGAGCTACTGGATTATTAAATACGAGTAGTTTAAAGGAAATGTCATCTGCCGTATCGGGATTATCAAAAGAACAAGCATTACTAGTCCTTTCTACCAAAAATCTAAATGCAGCACAACAGGAACAAGTATTATTAGCGGCAGGTATTATATCTTCTGAAAATAGTATTACCGCCTCTGCTATTTCTCAAGCTTTAGCAAAAACGCAGTTATCAGCTACTGAAAAAGAAGCTTTATTAACCAAATTAGGGTTAATTGATGCTACAACTGGTGAGGCAATTGCTAATGCTACATGTACTAAAGAAGAATTATTAAAAGCATTGGCAACAAAAGGCATTATCGGTGCTGATGCAGATGCTATTATTTCTTCGATTGGTTTGACTTCCGCAAATTCTGCACAAGCAATCTCGTTTGATTTATTAACAGCTTCTATATGGGCAAATATTAAAGCATTAGGCAAATGGTTAATTACTAATCCTGTTGGGTGGGCGATTCTCGGTGGTACAGCAATTTTTGGTTTAGTTAAAGCATATGACGCATTGACTGATTCCGTAGAAGAAGTAGAAGAAAGAACAGAGAATTTATTAGAATCTTACAACTCTGCTATTTCAGAAGCAAATTCTAATGCTAAAACAATAGAATCACTTGCTGATAGATATGAAACATTATCAAAAGGTGTTAATAATTTAGGCGAAAATGTGTCATTAACTTCTGACGAATATTCTGAATATAACGATATAGTTAATCAAATTGCAGATATGTTTCCTACTCTTATCACAGGATATACAGATGAAGGTAATGCTATTCTATCTTTAAAGGGAAATGTTGAAAAACTTAGAGATGCTTATAAAGAGGCTCAAACAGAAGCTTATAATTTACTAATTGTATCTGGTGAAGATTCTGATGGTAATGACATTATTTCTAATTATAAAAATCAAATAAATGGTAAAGAATCATCTTTATCAAAGACTTCTTCTTATATTAACGGAGAAGGTGGTGCAAAAGATGCAATAGATATTATTACTAGATTAACTGGTACATTAACACCAGATGAATTCAGAGACACTTATAACGAATTATATGAACAGTATAAAAACATTTGGAATAGTGATAAAATTCAAGACGCTTTAAAATCATCTGGCTTTGAAGAATTGTCACATGCTCCAAAATGGGGAGAACTTACAAGTGATGATTTAGCAAAGGTAAAAAGTACAGCACAAGCAACTATACAGACATATAAAGCAGAAATTGATTCCCAATTAAAAAATGTTGATACGCTTGCGAATGCATATTTAATGACTAATGAAGATTATTCTAAACTTAATGAGCAGTCGCAAACAGCAGCTTCTTTAATTGTAAATAGTATTACAGAAGATATTGCAAATGGATTTAAAACAAAAGAAGATGTTGGTGCTTATGTTGCAAATATAGCATCTAAGATTAGAGATAATCCAGATTTAAATAAATCTTTAGTTGATTTGTTTACGGAAGATTTTTCTTCTATGTCTGTAGATGAAGTAAAAAGTAAGTTAGATGGATATATAAATACTATCGCAAAAGTTCTAAATGAAGATCCTGTTGAGTTAAAAATTAGACTTGGTTTTGATGATTATGATGATGTAGAACCATTAAAAACTAAAGTACAAGGTTTTCTAAAAGATGAGTTCGATGATAAAGTCGGAGAATTGTCTTTAGATGATTTACAAGTTGCAAGTAAACTTGAAATCCCAGAAGGTACTCTTCTATCTTGGGACGAATTAAAACAGAAAATCGAAGAAACGAAAAATGCAGCATCAGAAGAAACACCGATTTCTTTTACCGAAGCAATCTCACAAGTTCAAGCCCTCTCCGAAGGTTTAGATCAATTAGATAAAATCTATGCTGATGTTTACAACAAAGAGGATTTTGATTGGTCATCTATTCTAAATAATGACGACTTCAAAGAACAATTCGGGTCATTAAAAAATACTACAGAAGAATATGCAAATGCATATAATAATTTTATCAAAACAGTAAGCAATTCTCCGTCTGATTTGTCGGCTTGTCAATCAGCATTTGATAATCTTGCATCGGCATATATTTATAATTCTGATGCACTAAAAAATGTAACAGAAGAGACAAAAACAGCTACAGTAGCTATGCTTGAGCAAATGGGTGTCGCTAATGCATCTGAAATTGTTGATTATCAATTAGCCGCAAGCAAGGAGTATGCTGCACAGACAGGCAGAGACTTAAAAAATGCTACATTGGAAGAACTCGTTGCATTTGCACAGGAAGCAGATATGTCAGATGTGACAAAAGCTTCTCTAGCAAGTTACATAGCAGAAAAAATACGTGCAGCAAGTATTACAATCACCACTTCTGCGGATATTGCAAATCTTACAGCTTTATGTTCGCAACTTGGAGTCGCAGGAACTGCACTACAACAGTTTGCTCGCTTAAAAGCTATCGCAATGGATACAAGTGGAAAATATACAGATGGTTATAAAGAATATGCTACTACTGCGGCTGATCAGATTTTACAAAATGCTGTGAACAAAGCAACAAATGCGTATAAACCACAAGTTAACTATTCTGGTGGTGCATCTACTAAATCTGCAATAGATAAAGCCAATAAAGCAGCGAAGGACTCTGCTAAAGATGCAAAAGAAACCGCACAAGACATCGACTGGATTGAAACGAAATTAAAATTGGCTTCTAAGGAAACAGAAAAGCTTAGCAAATCTTTCGACAAAGCGTTTGGTATGAATCAGACAAGAGAAAGATACCATGCTTATATTTCTCAGATAGAATCCGAGATCCAGGACAATACAACCGCCGCACAGGTATATCAAGAGAAGTTAAATCAGATTGGTTTATCCTATGAGTGGATCGCAAAGATTCAGTCAGGTGCATTTTCTATTGACAGTATTACAGACGAAAATCTCAAAACTCAGATATCCGAATATCAGACATATTCAGATAAGTTAAATAGCTGTTACGACACTATTGAGAGTCTTGAAGAAGAACGTCTGCAAGCTTCTGTTAATTATGCAGAAAAATTAATTGACTCCCATGAAAAAGAAATAGATTCGATTAATAAACTGATTGATCGTAGAAAAGCATTAGTTTCCTTAAAGGAAACATTCGGTTTATCTGCTTCCAAATCTGATTTGAAATATCAGCAGGATCAGTATGAACAGGAAATTGATGCCCTTGAAAGACAGAATAAAGAAATATACGATCTCATGTGGACTACTACTTATGGTGACGAAGCATGGCAAAAATATAACGACCAGATGATTGAGAATACTTCCAGTATTCAAGATCTCACACAGTCTCTTGCTGATTTAGCATCTGAAATGGCTAATCTTCCGATCGACAAGTATGAAAAAGCTTTAGATAAGATTTCTGCAAAGAATGATTTACTTGATGCAAAACTTGAGAATGCTACGAGTGATAAAGCTAAGAGTAAAATTATTGGTAGTCAGTTGAAGCTTACTAGAAAGAAAGATAATAGTGCACAGTCTGCGGCTAAAACGACACAAAGTAATTTGAATCAGTCGGTTAAGGATTTAAGAACTGCAACGAAAAAGGATAATAATATATCAGTTTACAACGTTGACGCTTTGGGTCCCAATGTGAAAGCAAGAACTGCGGTAAATGACTACTATAAAAAAGTACAGAATTATACAAAGGCGAAGAAGCAAATTCCAGCTTCTTTAATTTCTAAAATTTCTGGTGACGGATACTCTACATTATCAAAAGCATGTGCTAATTACAATGCTGCTTTAGTTGCCAACGACACAGCACAAGAAACGGCTGCTTTAAGTAGAGAGACTATCAGACAGGAACTTGCTGATTTAGCGGAACAGAGAGCGAGTCTTGCAAAGACAACTGCTGATTCCAAAGTTGAGAAATATGATTCTAAAGACGAACTGTATGATGCTAAACTCGACAATGCTACTTCTACTTCTTCTAAGAATAAACTGATTGACAGAAAGATTTCTAATATTAACAATCGTCAGAGTGCATATAATACTGCTGTTAAAACTGATAATAAAAATATAAAATCAGCACAGAAAAACATCAGCAAAATCAAGTCTACGAAAGAGAATAAGAAGGTTCTCACTTCTATCAAGAAAGCTGCTAAAGCTGGGAAACGTATTTCCCAATCTTTGTTAAACAAAGCCGCAAAACTGAATGATGGTGGAAAGTTATATGATGCATGTATTCAGTATAACGCTTATTTAGATGCGAAAGAAGCCGACAAAGCTACTGCTGATTTATACAAAGAAACAGCAAAACAGGATAAGGCTACTCTTGCAAAAGAAAAGTTTGATAATATTGCATCCAACTATGATAATAAAATTTCTAGCAATGAGCAGAAAAAGACAAAGATCAATAATAGAATTTCTCTCGTAGAGGAATTTGGTGAACAGGCAAATGTATCTGATTATAAGTCACTTATCTCTGCTGAAAATGGCGAATATCAAAAACTCATTAAAAAGCGTGAAGAACTTCGGAGAAATTTAGAAGAGTCTGTTGTAAATGGTTCTATCAAAAAAGGCAGCGATGAATGGTATGAAATGGTTTCTGCAATCAACGAAGTAACCAATGCTATAGACGAATCAATTCAATCAATTAAACAATACCAGAATGCCCTTCGTCAGTTAAAATGGGATACTTTTGATAAATCTCTTGAAACTGTAAAACGTATTAACAGTGAAGCTGATTACTATATTGATCTTTTGAGTCATAAAGATATGACTGATAAAGACACTGGTAATTTCACTGAATATGGTATTGCTACCATTGGATTGCACAAGACGAATTATGACAATTACATTGCGCAGGCAGAAGCATATCAGTCTGAATATGATAAAATTATGAAACAGATTGAGAAAGGCGAATTATCTGCATCCGATGAAAATGTTATTCAACGTCTGCGTTATTTACAGGATGCTCATAGAGAAGCGAAAAAATCTGCCGAGGATGAGTTAGAGTCTATTAATGATCTTGTAAAACAGGGTTATGAAGCACAAACAGATGCGCTGAGTAAACTGATAGAAAAATACAAGAAATTAAAAGATAACGAAAAAGATTAAAGATTCAAAATGTTTGAATTTTAGTCCGCTATATTACGAAAGAATATAGTGTATTGTTTTGAATTGCTGGAAACCCCTAAAGATATTTGAACTACAACATAGGAATGAAATAAGTCCAAGTGTGAATGTTTGAAAATTAAATATATAGAGAACACAAACATCTAGTTAATACTAGGTGTTTTTATTATGTTCAAAAATGGGCAATCAGCAGCCAAGCCTCGAATAGAGGAAGGTTCAACGACCAGAGTTGGGATACTCGTAGGAAGAAGTCTTCCGAAGTGGAACACACCTAAGTCTTTAAAAGATATGGTGAATGATATGGTCTGCACTCTAACGAAAATTAGAGAAAATTACTAAAAAGTAAAGCTATAAGGCGTAACGCACCTTTTAAACAAAAAATTGTCTAAATAAGAGAATAAATGAGAAAGGAGGAATTATGGGAAAAAAGAAAACACACGAAGAATATGTAAATGAATTATTCCAGAAAAATCCAAATATTGAGGTTATTGGTAAATATATTAGTACTCATACTAAAATCACACATCGATGTAAGATAGATGAATATGAATGGAATGCATCACCTGCTAACATTTTAAGAGGAAGAGGTTGTCCTAAATGTTCAAAGCGTATAAAAAGGACATCAGTCGAATATATCAATGAAGTATTTGAAGTAAACCCGAATATTGAAGTATTAGGAACATATATTAATAACGCAACTCCTATTTTGCACAGGTGTAAAATTCATAATATTAAATGGTATTGTAGTCCTAGTAGTATATTAAATGGGCATTCTTGTCGTAAATGTGGTAATCATAAGCTTTCTATTACAAAAAGCAAAACTTTAGAAAAATACGTCGAAGATGTGAAAATTAAAAACCCAAATATTGAAGTTATTGGTGATTATATAAATGCACACACGCCTATTTTACATAGATGTTTAATTGATGGTTTTGAATGGGAAAACAAACCAAATAATATTTTAAGTGGTAATGGATGTCCAAAATGTAATGGTAAAATAAAAAAATCACACAAACAATATGTAGACGAAGTTTCAAAAATAAATCCAGATATTAAGGTTTTAGAAACATACATAAATGCAAAGACTCCAATATTGCACATATGTACAAAACATAATATAACATGGAGTGCTATACCTAATAATATTTTAAATGGGTGTGGTTGTGAGTTATGTAGTAATGAAAAAATAAGCGATAAAAATAAAATGTCACATGAACAATATATAGAAAAATTAAATCATATAAATCCTAATATAATAGTGTTGGATACATACATAAATTCACATACGCCAATTAATCATAAATGTTTGATTTGCGGTAACAAGTGGAAAACTAAACCAAACAGCATTCTTTTTAATAAAACTGGTTGTCCAAAGTGCAATGAAAGTAAAGGTGAACGAGAAATTCGTTTATGGCTGGACAAACATAATATTATCTACGAAACACAAAAATCTTTTGATGATTGCCGTGATCAAAGAACTCTCCCTTTTGACTTTTATCTTTCAGAACAAAATAAAATAATAGAATTTGACGGTGAACAACATTATAAACCAATTAGTTTTTTTGGAGGGCAACCAGGATTCGAAAAAAGACAAAAACATGATATTATAAAGGATAATTTTTGTAAAAGTAAAGGTATTAATCTTCTTCGAATACCTTACAATAAAAACATTGAAGAAGAATTAGACAATTTTTTATTTAATTAATATAGTAACGTAATGGGCTTATGAATATCAAAAGCAAATTGCAGAAAAGACAAAGCAGATTGCTTCTTTACAGAAGCAACTTATAGCAAACAATAAAAATGCTGATTCTGAAGAGTCTCGTGCACAAATTCAAAAACTAAAAGTTGAATTACAAAATGCAAAAGACGATTTAAACGATACGATCTATTCTAAATATCTTAGTGACACTGAGGATATGCTTGACGATCTGATGAGTGATTATCAGGAATTCATTGATGAAAAAATCAATGATACAAATACAATTCTCGATAGTATCAAAGAACTTCTTGGTGGCAATGATGGTATTATTGCAACACTGAAATCCTTAGATTCTAGTCTGACAAATACTACAAAAGATCAGATTGATTCCAGTACTACCAATGGCGGTGACGGAGGACAAGGCGCAAAGGATTATGTAAATAATACTGTTACTAATGATCGGAATACTATCAATTCATCTCATAAAACTGGACTTTTACGACCAACAGCAGTTGGTACTATAACTCTTGATAATTCCTTGGAGTCAAAAAAGAAAAATACAACTTCTATTGATGATAAGTTAAAAACTGAAAAGAAAGCAGTTAAAGATGCCATTAATTCTGGTAAATCTCGCAGTAAGAAATTAACTGATAAAGAGAACAAAGAACATGCTGACTTATGGAAGTATATTGTAAAGAATTATGGTAGAACTCCTACTAATAAAATGTACAAGAAGTTAGGTGGCATACTAGGCGTAAAAACAGATGACACGGTTACATCGAAACAAAAAACTGCTATTCTTAATAGGATGAAATTTAATGGCTATAAAAAAGGTTCTGAACACATAGACAAGAGTCAATTAGCATGGACGCAAGAAAATAAACGAGAACTGATTTATCGTGCTGCTGACGGCGCACTTTTAACAGAACTCAATCCTGGCGATAAAGTGTTCACAAATGAGATGACTGAGAATCTTTGGAAAATGGCACAGATGAATCCTTCTTTATTGACCTCTGGTATCAACTATATGCCGAATTTACCTGAAATAACAAAATCTGCTGGCACTTCTACGATTGTTGAGGTTGGAGATATCGTAATGAACGGTGTAAATGATGTTGAAACCTTTGGTAGACAATTACGAGAAGAAATTCTCAGGAACGGAAAGACAACACAATGTATTACTGAAGCAGTTTCTGCCAAGCAACTTGGTAAAAATGGTGTAGGTAATGCGAGGTTATATAAGTAACCACTCTATCCCATATAGGTGTCACAGCCTATGTGGGATTTTCATGGTAAATATGCACAAATATTTCATTGATTTTTATAATATTTTCTACTCCTATTTTTTCTATAATTGTGTATAATATAAGTAAGAAATCAAATGATTTCGATTGTTGGTGTATCTCAACCATTAAGCGAGAATTAACAAACTTGAGTGTTTCGCTACTTAATGCGAATGTTAAAACTTGGTGTATCTCAGCCGCAAATGAGAATGATAAAACGGAGAGATTGAAATATATCTCTCCTATTTTTATACACAAAGGAGAAGTAATGATTTCTTTTTATGAAATTGATGATAATTATATTGATTATTTAAGACAATTTGATAGTAAGATATTATCTACTAAAGATGGAGATAGAAAATATTTAAGAAAATATATCGGTATCATGATGCATAATCGTGATTGTAAATATTTTATACCTCTTTCTTCATACAAACCTAAAACATATGATAATATGTATGAATCAAAGAGTTTAAAGAAAATAGGTAATATGGCTGTTTTACGAATTAATAATATGATACCCGTTATTGACGAAGTAATTCATAAGATGGATTTCAATTCAATAACGGATCAAAATTATAAATATTTACTTCAATCAGAATATCGTATAATCAAAAGCAGAGAAAAAGAAATCAGAACAGATTCGAGAATTATCTATTATTATAGGTTAAATGAGAAAAATAAAGATAAAGGATTGTATAATATATGTTGTGATTATAAATTATTAGAAGAAAAGTCAAAAGAATATTTAACAAAAAAAGACACCAACTAAGGTGTCTTTTTTATTACAAAAATTTAAGAAGGAGGAGAATAAACAAATGCCAAAAATAGTTTTTAATGAGAATTTTGGTGTAGATGAAATCACTATTGTATTGGAACGAAGAGATTTCTCAAAATACGGAAAACTCAAAGATGTTACAGATATTGAGTATAAAGATACTATGAATGCACCCGAATTATCATTTAATGTATATAAAACTGATGATCAAATATGGGATAAAATTAATAATTACAATTTGGTGTATATTCCTGAATACAAAGAGCATTTTTCAATTAGTGCAAATACTACAGAAGAAAATACAACGCAAAAATCGGTCACATGTACTTATCTTCCAGTTAGTGAATTACAAAATGTAAAACTTAGAAATATTCAGATTAATACAGAAGACGATATTGCAAGAGATGATTACGATGCTGATTATCCTACTATCTTCTATCGTGACTTATCTGCATATTCAGAAGGAAGTACAATGTATAAGAAGCTCTACAACGCTTCTCTTCTACACCGCATTTTGGACAAGGCATCTAATTATAAAATTGGACATGTAGATACATCGTTAAAGGATCTGAGATCGTGGTTTCAATACTCTATCAGTGACAGTAATATTTATGATGAATTAACTGGTGAAATATCGGACGACTATCAGTGCTTATTCAAGTTTGATTCCAATACACGAACTGTAAATGTATATGATTTATGTAATACATGTCATGATTGTGGTTATCGTGGAGATTTTCATGACAAGTGTCCTGAATGTGGAAACACAAACTATAATGGTGCTTATGGAGAAGACACATCTATTTATGTGTCAAAGGAAAATTTATCTACTTCTGCTTCTATTGAAAGTAGTGAAGATAGTTTAAAGAACTGTTTTTACATTACTGGCGGCGATGATTTAATGACTTCTGCTGTTGCTATTGCAAATCCAAGCGGTACAAATTATATTGTAGAATTTTCTGATGAAATGTATGAGAATATGCCAGAAGATTTAGTCGAGAAAATCAAAGTATATAATGCAAACTATCAAGAATGTATAAATAGCAGAGCATTTAACTTTTCTTCGAATGAAGTTAACCAATATAATCAGATTGTCAAATATGTAAATGAACATTATCCAAAAATAGATGATGACGGCAATAAAGTTGATAGATATAATACTATCTTATCTCCTATTGTTGGATATAAAAATATTGCTTCGCTATGTTTTGACTGCATTGATATTGGATTAATTTTGCAGACTTCTATGGGTAAAACAATAGAAATGGATAATTTGACAATCCAAGAGACAATGAATTTATTGACATCTTCTAATTTATCGCCTGTTGCAGTTAAATCAGATTTATCAATGGTTGCAACAAGTGTTGTATCAAATACTGTGCTTGGTTCTTGTAAAGCATTAATTAATACTGCATTGTATAAAGTGGAAATTGTAGATGCTTCATATGACAAAACAAATTATGCTTGGAAAGGTAAATTTAAACTCACAAGCATTGAGGATAATACAATTACTCTCACAGGAAATGAGATATCTATTATTGTAAATAATGATATGGAAACATATCTCAAACAGAATATCCAAAGATGTTTAAATAAGCTTGATACGAATTATAAAGACTTAAAAGACTTAGAAACATCTGATGCTGATTTTAAATCTGAATTGGCTTATTACAGTTTCGACTATTTGAGTAGTCTAAAGGATTCTTTTGGTAATGTTTTAGGTATTATTCTTGAATCTGAACAGGAAGAATTAAAGAATAAATATCAGACTTGGTATAGTAATCGAGTTGGGTGGCTTGAATCAGAAATGAATAAAAGACAGTTACAAATTGATGCTGTCCATAGATTATATAACTATGATAATAAATCTGGCACTGTATATAACATCCAAAACTCATTACAGGATGAATTGAATTTAGAATCTTATCTTGGTAAAGATATGTGGATTACATTCTGTGCTTTTCGTATGGAAGATACATATCAAAATGATAATTATATTTCTGATGGATTGGATAATGGCGAATTAGTAACTCGTGCAACAGAACTTATTGATACTGCAAAAAAAGAATTATATAAAGCAAGTCATGTACAATATACTGTTTCTTCTACTATTAATAATCTTCTTGCGTTAAAAGAATTTCAACCTATCGTAAATAAATTTGAAACAGGAAATTGGATTCATGTATGTGTGGATGAAAAAATATATTATTTGAGATTATTATCTTATAAGATTTTCTATTCTGATATTTCAAAGATTGAAGTTGAATTTTCGACTGTTGAGAGAACATGGTCTGGTTCATCTGATGTTAAAAGTGTCATTGATTCGGCACAAGCTATTGCTTCTTCATTTTCATACACGACTCAAAAAATAAAAAATAATACAGGTGCATCAAAATATGTTCAGGATTTGGCACAAAAAGGAATGAATGCAACTGTAACGAAAATCGTGAATAACGCTGACAATCAAAATGTTGTATATGATTCTAGTGGTATTTTGTGTAGAGCCTATGATGATTTAACAGAGACTTATGATTTATGCCAGTCTCGATGGATTAATAGCGGTCTATATATCACAGATGATGGATGGCAGACTGTAAAAGCTGCTATTGGTAAGTATATTTATGTTAATCCTGAAACTGGCAATGAAGTAACGACTATGGGAGTTATAGGTGACACTATTGTCGGTAAATTACTTATCGGAGAAAATCTCGGAATTTATAATACGAATAATTCCATGACATTTAATATTGATGGCTTAAGAATTACAAATGGAATAAACACATTTACTGTCAATCCAAATAGTGTAACAAAATTATTGAAAATTTCTAAATCCGATACAGATATTTTTTATGTAGATGATAATGGAAATTTGAATTTAACTGGGAATATTAATGGTTGTAGCTTTGATGGTGGAAAGATAAACATAGGCGATGGTAATTTTGTTGTAAATGAAGACGGATCAGTAATCTCCAAATCAACAATTACAGGAGCAACTCTTCGTGGTGGAAGTATTGGGATTGGTGGAAACAATAATGATAATTTTGTCGTGAATTCTGATGGATCTGTTATTTCTAAAGCTTCTTTTAGTTTTGGAAATGGTGCTTTAATGTATAACCTTACTAACGGAATGTCTATAAAGGGCAATATTAATGCTTATGTTCTCAATGTTAAACGGCAAATAACACTATATGACGAAATACGTGATATTAATATAAATGCTATATATATAGATGAAGCAGATGATGATATAGTACATGTACACATTAATGGTAACAATACGAATGTTGTTTTTGATACTGGTTTTGTGTCTTGGGGATTTGCTAGTTTTACAAAAAATGTTGATTTTTTAAATAATATTACAGTAAGCGGAAAAGTCCAAATTGGTAATGTAGATTATGGTGATAATTATTTATTACATGTTGCTGGTAGAAGTTATTTTAATGGTAATATTAATCTCGGTTTAACTAAATATATTACAATCTCTTCTTCTGATTCTAATGCTTATAATATATTTGGGTATAGCGGTTCAAACAATCTACATATAGGAAGTGGGCTTTATGATAATTCAGTGAATTCAAATACATATGTTAGTGGTGGTAATAATACATATTTACGCACAAAAACTGGTAACATAAAGTTTCAGCCTAAAGGTACGACTACCGTAACAATTACAGATAGTGAAACCAAGTTTACTAGTGATGTTATTATTGCTGGAATTTCCATGACATTGTTAGCAGATAGAGTTGCCGAATTAGAAGCAAAAGTAAAATCGAATTTAAAAGAATTATAAAAGGAGGAAATGTGAAATGGAATTAAAAGGAATTGACATATTAAATATAAGCGAAGTATTCTCATTTCTTGCAACAAAAGAAATGAGTTTAAATGCTGCTGTTACGATTGTTAATAATATAAAAATTTTATCTGTACCAAAACAAGTATTAGATGAAAAAAGAAACAAATTAATATCTGAATATGCACTAAAAGAAAATGGTGAAATCGTAACAAATGATGATGGTTCTGTAAAAGAAATTACAAATAAAAAAGAATTCAACAAAAAAATGAACGCTTTGTTTTTAGAAGAAGTTGATATTGATGAAATGAAACCTGTGCCAACAAAGTCATTATCGAATATTACCATTTCTCCGCAGATGCTTGCAATTTTAATGCAGTTCAATTTAATTAAAGAGGAATGATTATGAAAATATGTACAGACTTTGAATATGCTGGTGAAATGTTATCTGATTATGGTATGATGCTCTGTTCTTTTGATAGTGGAGGCGGTATAGAAACCGTCTCTTCTGGAGCAGATGTTACCTTTAATCAGATAAAGCCTATCGGCAGCAATCGTTTTAATTTATATTCTTCTACTTACGATACAGCTTTATCAGCTACTTTTCAGATTTGTAAGAATCCATGTCGATTAAAAAATCAAGAAGAAATGAGACTTTCATTCGAGGAAGTTTCAGCTATACAACGATGGTTGTGTCGTAAAGATGGGTACAAACGCTTTAAATTAGACAAGGAAGGCTATGAACACGTATATTGGAACGGAACATTCAGTTCAAAACAAATCGTCTTAAATGACCAAATATTAGGCTTAGAACTAACATTATATACGGATGCACCATTTGCTTTTATGGATGAAGTATCTACTGAGTATGAATGCTCGGCAGATACTTCTTTTAATTTGTGGGATAACTCAGATGAGACTACAGATTTGAACAATTCTCTTAGACCAGATATGGAAATTACTATTTTATCAGAAGGAAATTTTAAGTTGACAAATTCTATGGATACAAAATTTTTTATACTAAGAAATTGCAAATCTGGTGAAGTAATAACAATTGATGGGAAAAATCAACTTATTACTTCTTCTCTCTCGTCTCATAATTTAGCAAATGACTTCAACTATTTCTTCCCACGAATTATTAATACTTATGAAGAACGGTGTAACACCTTTACGCCTAATTTAGATTGCAAAATAAAAATAACCTACTCTCCTATTCGGAAAGTTGGAATTTAGGAAGGAGATGTATACAATAAATGAGTTTAGTTTTTAATCAAAAAATCACATTGGACTTGACAATATCAAGAGTGCAGAATGTGTATTGTAGTCAAGATGATGCAGATTCAAGAAATATACTTATTACTTTGTCTGACAATGGGAAACCATATAGTATTCCTTCAGAAGTAAGAATACTTTTAAAAATTTCAAAACCAGACAATACATGTGTATATATAGATGAAGATGATGTTGATCATTTGTTTAGGAATGATGATGGTACAATATCCATTATATTGTCAGAACAAGCAACATGTGTACCAGGTATTTGTGAAGCAGAATTACAGTTCATAACTCCAAAAGAAACTATATCTACAAGAAAGTTTAATATTATTGTTAAAAAATCAGTAATAAATGATGAAGAAATAGAATCTGTCATCGAATCTAATATTATTCAAAAAATGATTCGACATTTGATTGATTTTATGAATCCACATAAAGTAAATAAAGAACAAGTTGGACTCGGCAATGTGCCAAATGTTACAACAAACGATCAGACACCAACATATGAAGAAGCCGAGGAATTTGAAAATATCTCTAGTGGAGAAAAATTGTCTATTGCGTTTGGAAAAATTCAAAAAGCCATCTCTTCATTACTTGGACACATTAATAATTTCGATAACCCACATAAAACAACAAAAAGTCAGATTCAATTAGGGAATGTTGATAATACTTCTGATGTTGATAAACCTGTTTCCACAGCACAACAGAAAGCAATTGATGGTGCTTATGCCAATTCAAATAAATATACAGATCAAAAAATAGCAGATTTAATCAATGGTGCTCCCGAAACAATGGATACATTGAAAGAAATTGCAGATGCCATCGAAAAAAACAAATCTGTTGTAGAAGCATTAGATAAATCTATAGGAACAAAAGCAAATCAAAATGAATTAGATACTCATACAGGAAATGACACTATTCACATTACATCCGATGAAAGAACTAAATGGAATGACGCAAATAACAAAAAACATTCTCATAATAATAAATCTGTTTTAGATGGTATTACTTCGGAATTGGTTCAAAAATGGTCTAATGGAAGTTCTTTAACTGGGATCAAAGGAGACGCTGAGAAAAATTACAGAACAGGAAATGTTAACCTCACACCGGAAAACATCGGTGCTGCCACATCAGCTGATTTAACAGCGCACAAAAAAATAGAGGCAATAACAAGCATTGGCAACACTCATCCGCTTGGACATGTTATGGTATATGATGAAAAAGAAGAAGTGACTGGTACAAATCAATGTGCTGTTCCAAGTTTAAATCTTTTCCAGAGGGAAATAAATTTATTAAGCAGCAGTTTAGCAAAGGGTAACTACTTACCATTATCGGGTGGAACAATGACTGGCACTATTATTGGACAACATAAGTTACCAGGTAGTACGGCTTCAGATTCCAATGGAATGGTTCTCGGTGTTCAGACAACAAGCAATACAGGAATTTTTAATGGTAACGGAGATGGAAATGGGGCTGACGTTGCAAATCTAATCATCAAATCATGGTACGGAGTTGGATTTGTAGACGGTTGTTCTGGTCAAGGAATGACTGTCGGAATAGATTGCAGGAGTGGAAACATTACATGCAATTCTATAACAATAAGAAATGTCGGAAGTGTGACAGATTTATTAAATTCCAAGTTATCAACGTCTGCATCCTGTAATAAAAACTGGAATTGGAGTGGTAAAAATGAAACCCCAGCCTGGATATGGGGTGGTAGCGATGGAACTAATATGTATGTCTATAATCCGACATATATCCTGGTTCAGGGAATAAGAAATAGAGTAACAAATAGAGCAATGACTATAACAGATGATAACCATGTTAGAACATATGAATCTAATGGTGTTGGAATGAACGGAGCTATTAGCCTTGGTTCTGGAAATTATAGATTTTCACAATTATACGTTACATCAAGTTCGATATCAACTTCTGATAAAAATTATAAAGATGATATTAAATCACTTACAGATAAGCATTTACAGTTTTTTATGAAATTACAGCCAGTATCATTTTTATTTAAAGATGGTACATCTGGCAGAACACATATCGGTTTTATAGCACAGGATGTAGAGCAGGCAATGTCAGAATGTGGCTTAACAGATCTCGATTTTGCTGGATTCTGCAAAGATCAAAAAATTGACAGTAAATTGGTTGATGGCGAAGAAGTCAACGAACCTATCTTAGATGAAAATGGCAATCCAGAGTATATTTATTCATTAAGGTATGAAGAATTTATCGCATTGAACACATATGTGATTCAGGAGTTGTGGAAACGTGTTGATGCAGTAGAAAAAGAAAACATAGAGACGAAAAATCAGATCAAATCAATGCAGCAGGATATTGCAGAATTGAAAAAAATAAGAGCCTAAGAGCCGATTACATGACCATGTGTTGTGTAGCCGGCTCTTTTAATTCTATTCCAGAAAACAGGGAAAAAGAGAGGAAATAGGGAACTACAAATTAATGTAGTTCCCTATTTTTTACGATTTTTATAATATTTTTCATACCAACGTTCCTTACGAATATATCCGCAATCAATTTTAGGATCAATTTTTTCTTGAAAACTACATTTTGATTTTGATATGCACTCCTCTTCTGCCGATAGAAAATATGGACATTTGTTTATATCTTTATCAAGAAAACATTTCATTTTAGGAGTTCCTTTACATAAATAAATTCTTTATTTTAATTTGTATATATCTCATATAAAAAAAACAGTTTTAACATCAGATATATACAAATAATTAGGTTTGATCTTTTGCACCAATTTTAAAATATTCTGCACCAATTTGACACCAATTAATGCCTACAAAGTAGTATTTTATAGGACAGTATAGTAAATATATTAAAAAAGGAAAGTACAGAAACCTTTGTATTTTCAATACTTTCCTTAATTATACATCTTTTTACAGATTC